GCATTATTTAAATATAATTCACCCTCTACCAATGTTGGTGAAGCTGGATTACTACCTCTTCTTAATTGAAATATAGTGGCCATCTACCTATTAATGTTTTGTATAAATATCTTTTAATTATAAAATATGTTATTGTGACTTACCTTTTAATGATATTATGGTATCAAATTTGGTAAACACCGCATTTGTGTTGCCAGTAAACGATCCATCATTATACCCTCCTATACATATTTTTCCTCCTCCTAAATAGAATACACAAGTTGCAGTTTCATTTGCACCCGTACCTATTTGGTATTTTTTATATGTACCTGTGTTTAAATCCAACAAACCCAAAAACATATCATTATTTCCATAAACGGTCGAATCATCCGAAAATACACCAAGAGTTCTTCCGACTATTGCAATTCTGTTATCGCTTAAATACAATGATGGTTTACCATCGTTAGATAGTATTTCATCTAAATTTGTACCAGCTTGATACGATGATGTTGACCATAAAGAACTACTATAATTAAATTTAATTACACCAATATCAATACCTCCAGCGGCAACTGCATCTGATGTTATTTTATCCGATGTTTCATAAACAATTGCGATTTCATTATTACCAACATTATGTACATTAACCGCTCTATCATCTGCAAGTGATCCTGTTTGATAATAATTTATATCATCTGTAATCGGATTATATATTCCTAAAAATATATCATAACCACCCTGGCTGGCTCCTCCTAATATGCCGGTAGTCCTACCAACAAATGCAATACTACCACTACCATCTGATATTTCGGTTGCAGCATATGTTTCCTCGTCTGCAGATGTTCCGTTTTGATAAAATTCCCACTCTTCGGTCGTTGGGTTAAATCTTGTAAGTATATAATCATATACACCAGATCCACCCAAATTATTTTTTGCAATTTCTCCAGATGTTTGTCCCGTAACAAATATATCACGACTTCCACTCATTATCAATATATCATATCCAAAAAAGTTTCCGTCATCTGCCACACCATCTCCAGCTGCTCCAAATTGATAAAATGTAAACAAATCATCTATGTATTCTGCAGATGGATACTGATCAGTTAAATCCAATTTATGTTCTGCGGTATTTTTGTGTTGTTGTAAAGATTCTAAATTTAATTTTGCAATAAACATATCCCATATAGTACCACCATCATAAATTTCTTGACTATAAACACCATCCGTTGATTCAAAACTACCACTAACCAATACCAAAGTACCTGCAGTATTTGATGGTGATGATATTGTACCCAATGAACCTGTAACTAAATTGGTTGATAGAGAACTAGATGCGTACCACATTTGCATACCAGGAAATCCATCTAAATGATAGTTACCTGTTCCGAATCCACTTTTATCACTTCTAAATATAAACGTTCTTCTACCATTTGAATGAGATTCCGACCATCCTGCACTTATTATATTATTATTTGTAACATCATTTGTTATTGATAATAATTTTTCATCGGATGTGTGTCCTAATGTATTAGTCCATACTCTACTTCCGGTGTTATCAAACTTAACAATAAGACCTTCAGCACCACCCTGTCCTTCGGCAGATGCACTGGTGAATCCAACTGCATAAACGTACCTACTTCCACTTTCGGTATATGGTTCAACTTCCACAGAATTAAAAGATGCAGATGTTAAGTTTCTTCCCCAAACTTTTGTTGATTGAAATGTTCCTGCACTTTCATCTACTACGAATTTTAAAGCAAATGCATTATTACCATCCTTACCTACAACTACATATCTAGGACCCGTTAATGATCCCAATCCACCCGCAATAGATGCACTCTCTGTATTTTTTATATCATACGCAATACTTGCGGTTGTACCTGTTGAATACGTTTGCATCCACTTTATCATATTTCCTGTCGGCTGAATTTGTCCTTTTGCAAACTTTGCTTTTGATGGTGTAGCACTATCTCTACCTGCAAGTAAGAAAAATCCATCGGTTTCACTATCAGACTTTCTAACTTTGTTCACTACAAAATCCGAATATGTATTTTGCTCTACTATTCCACCATTTTGATTTAAAACTAAAACGGTAGTTGATGATCCACTAACAACAGGAACAACAATGTACTCCGTTGAGGATTTGGAAACAACATCTATCGATGATGCGTATTGATTTGCAGATGTTCCATATGCTCTGGACCAAAGTATACTTCCACTTTGATTTAATTTAGCAATGAACGCATCAACACCACCCGATCCAGTATCTCTTGTTGATGCTGCTATGTAAATACTTCCGGATGAATCTAATGCTGCAGACGATCCTGTGTTTGCAGATCCCGATGCATTTATATTCTTTTGCCAAACTAAATCAAAATTATAATCATATTTTGCGGCTACAATGTTTTCATTTGTATTATGATATCCAACTAAATATTGATTTCCATCAGTATCTATTTTAATATCATCCCATTGAAGTGAACTTGCACCATCTACTATTCCTCTACCAAATCCATGTACTTTTATATCTCTTTTTTGTGCAAGATATCCTTTTGTATATCCCGTCATCCATAATGTTTTATTGGATGTATCTTCAACAATCGATGTAAAGTATTCATCACCTGTAGTTCCGGCCGCATAAAACTCATCACGCTCTCCTTCACTCTGTGGATATATTGCCATCAATAAATCTTTACCACCAACATTACCATCGTTATATTCTGTATTTCCTACAAAAATAAGTCTACCATCACTTAATTGTATTCCATCGTAAAAATATCCATCTCCGGTAGTATCCGTTTCCTTCCTATCTATAAATTGTGGAGATGATATATCGTATTGTAATATTTGTTCGGTATCAGCAATACTTTGTGGTTCTGATCCTGATTTGTATTCCAAACTACCATCCGTTTCTATTATTTTTAAATATCCAGATTGTAATGCATTTCTTGTTATAAATCCATAACTTCCTGTTTGGAATGATAGATGCTTATATCCATCAAATGGTTGAGTATCACTAAAACTATATACTCCACTACCACTATAACTACCACTATATGCTCCTGGTCCAGATCCTGATACCTCTCCGGATAATAATACATAATATTTAGAATCAGCGGTATTAAAGTCATATCCATGTATTCTAACAACTTCATTTTTACCATTTGTTACAACACTACCCTCATTTACCCAATTACTTCCAGAATATTTATAGTAATCAACTCCACCATTATTTACATCAGAAACAACCGCTGTCAAATAACCATTCACATAATGTAAGTGACAATCCGGTCTTTGAACTGAACTTGTCAAAATAGTTGTTATTTCCAACGTTGCTGTTAGTAATGTATTTGCTGATGGGAATTTCCATACTTTCAAATCGTATGTTCCGGCTGTTCCATTATAAATTACAGGAACGTTTATAGATGATCCAGATAGTGCACCTACAGATGCTCTAAATGGATAATTATTATATGTTCCGGTTGTTACAATAGGATTAAATGTGGGGTCTGCCAAATCATATGTACCATGATTATTTTCTGCAGTCCAGTTATTGCTGGCTAACACATAGGTTTTGCTAAATACATCCCATTGAGATCCACTTGCTCTTAAATAAAATGCGTGGAATCTATCAGATGTTCCTGCGATTATACCACCATTAAAATAATCACTTGTATTACTACTTCCTAAATTTAAATCCGTATGTGATGAGTGTGCACCACCAATAGATGGTTGATGTATCCTTGATAAAATATTTTGATACCTACTTCCCATACTAACCAATGATACAGGTTGTACATATCCATATTTTTTATCTGATGGGTTTATATAATCATCTGCTACAAATGTTAAACGACCATTTTCATAATCAGGATATACGTTTGGATTATGTTGGTGGTATTGATAATAGTCCCAATCGGATGAACCTGCTGCCAAATACGCTCTATCCCAATAACCAATAGTATCCGATGCATTAAGAGATCCAATGTGATAAAAGAAAAATGCATCATCTTCTGCAAGACTAGTTACATTATTTATTCCCGAACCTATTCTTATAATTGTACCACCATGAAAAACTCTAGTTCTATTCCCTATACTTTCAGATATAAGTGCAGATGTTCCATCTAAACTTAAATGATTTCCTCCGTTTACAATGGGTAATGGTTCACCCCATCTATATGGTTTTATTTTTGCTGTCAATGTATTATTTGCAACACTAGATGAATAGTAATACCAATATCCATCACTCATACCTGAATTTGCAGGATGATTTAAATATAAATTTGCGGTGGATCCCGATAAATTAAGTTCTCTAACTATGTTACTAATAGCCATTTATTTCTCTTTTTTTACATTTTTCGCACTTGCATTTGGACCAATTATAATATTTAAATTTTGCCCATTTTACAAATCTTTTAAATCCGAACAATCCAACTATCCAAATTAAAAAATAAAAAATAGTTGATAATATACAAATTGGACACATATTTTATAATTTAGCATCACCATCTAGCCAAGTATAGGAATCGTTTATAAGATTCCACTCATTTAATGATTTGCCGATAAATGGCAAACCACACTTTGTATCAACTATATGTATGATATTTTTTAAAGATTTATTAGGATTCAAAATAGATTCTATATTAGAAAATATAGTAGTATACTCATCGTAGGATGTCAGTACATCTTCTGTGATTATATAATCAAAATATTGTATTCCGGTTTGTTCTCTTATCTCATTTAAAAAATTTGCAGATGTTACATCCACATTATGTATTGGATATGTTGCTTCAGTATCTGTGTTTAAATGGATATAATCGGATGTATCACATCCCCAAACATTCATTCGTTTATTTGCTAACTCTTCCATTAAATAACCAAAAGCACACCCAACTACCAATATTTTACTACCATTTGGAATGTTTAAAATATTAACTACATTATCTGCACGGGTTTTAAAAATAGAATCTCCTTCAAAAAATAATCTTGAATATGTAATATGTTCATCCTCAAATGCACATACACAAGATGCCCGTCCACATTCTCCCAATGTTGCATGAAAATGTCCTTCACCATCGATTCCATCGGAATCACACTCATTTAAATGTGGCATGTAATAGTACTTATTATATGCATTTTCAAATCCCGCCAAATCCCAATTATATACTTTCATATTATCCTGATATTGGTATTCCTGGTCTAAATAATAAATCGGTTGTATTCAATGCAAACCCCAAATACAAACAACGTGTTGTGGTTGTTGGTGTTGGTGGTGTGGATGTAATGTTTCCAGCCGTGGTTAAAAAATACGGAGCTCCCGCTGATAAAGATGTCAATCCACTTATCACACCACTTGCATAATAAACTCCATTTTGTTTGAACAAAACTGCATTAAGTTCCGTTGTTGTATCAGAGCTACTCGCATTTGTTGCGGTATTTATTCCGTTTATCCTAACTACCCTACCATCCGTACCTCCCGATAATCCGGCAACCGTTATTGCGGTATCTGTTACTATACTTGTTGATTTTATAAATGCCATAATTTTATATTTTATACTCCTATTCTTATTAATTGTAAATAACTATCTGTTGTTATTTTTCCAACACTCCCCGTATTACTTGCATATGCTTCTAAATATGTTCCTGATTGAAAGTAATACGTTTCATCCAATTCTATATTTTCTAATGCACCGAACGATGCACTTTCTATAGTTGTACTTCCTGTTGCTTTTATACTAATGTTGTATGAATTTGCACCACCAACTGTATTTGCTACAAATGAAGATTTAAATCTATAATATCCATTTGTATATATCGAAATTTTTCCAGGGGTCCCTACTGACCAATAAACATTCCCATTTATATCCGCGTTTATGTTATAATCGGATGCATCCCAACTGATTGCTGTTGGTGTTGATGTCATACTTTCATCTGCGGTCAATGTTAACTTCACCCCACTAAAAGAGTCCAATGGTAAGAAAGATGAACCTATAGAGTACCCTACCCTATAAATTTCAAAAAAAGTAGTTGTCAATAATGTTCCTATACCATCATCTTCATGTACATAACATTCTATATAATCACCAGATACCAATTGAAGTACTTCATCATAAGATATAAATTGATTTGGTGATGCAGTTGTATTCGCAAGTTCTATTGAACCATTCTTTTTTATTACAATATTATAGGTCGAACCTGCACCCAATGGGCCGGTTTCGAATAGTGCACTTACTCTATAAAATCCATTTACTGATATTGTTAATCGTGAAGGATTTGTAACGATATTTGTGTAAGACTCTGTATCAAAATCGGTTACATCAAATGCAAGTTGGGTTGTGGTTGATACCAATCCTAAATTTGAAGATAGGGATAATTTTGCTCCTGAAAATTCTTTTATGTTTACATCACTTTTTTTATTCCAAACTCCCTTTGTAGACAAATATTCCCACACAATACCATTATTATCTGTATATTGCTGTAGATTTGTCGGAGATGTCGGAAAGTTTAATGCCATATCTATAAATATAAATTAAGAAATAATATGTCTTTGTTTTTTAAAATTCGGTGATACCATAGTTGCGGTAGTACCCCATCTTAAATTCACATCTCTCGTATTTGCTCCACCTGCTCCTGTAATTTCCCATGCTAACTTACATATTAGGAATTCATTATTTAAGTTAAATGCAGGTGCCACCCATGATACCGTTGATGTTTGTGTTGCCGTTGTTGCTAAATTTGTTACGATGGTCCCTTGTAATCTGGCGGTTGTTAATTCTGTAACAGATGCCCATGTATTGCCACTTCTTAAACCTTTGAAAACACGCATGCTTATTCTTCCATCTTGTACACCGCCTGAACTGACCGCTCTTACAGGAAAATTAAATGTCCAAGTACCAGCTGGAAATACTCCGTTATATTCATATAGTGTAGAAATAGAGTCTGTCGAATTTAACAACGTCGGGGGTGTATATATGGCAGTAGCAGCATATGAGTTATCGACATTGGGTGCAGTTGTATTTGGCAATATTGTTGCCGCAAAGGTTCCTCTGGGAACTTCAAGTCCTTGCTGTAAACTTGCATAGTTACCCGCTGCGTTATTACCAACTTCCCATCCCGTCGATGATGCGGCTTCTGCAGCACCTGCTGCTTCATCCCACCATAATCTATTCGGATCAGTACCTCCCACATTTATCTGTCTTAAAGTCCATGTCTTTATCGCCATAACTAATTAATTTTCGTAAAAACATATGTACAATTTGGCCAATCAACAATATGATTTGGTTTAGTTGGAATAAATCTACAACCATTTTGATAATATCTTGTATTCATACCGGCACAAGAACATTTTCCATCATTCTCCCATCTAAAATATGCACACTTACCTTCTACTACCTTTTCAACAGGATTTGGTTGGCCGTTTCCGTCGATTACAGAAAATCCATTACCCTCTTCTTCACAACAATCTCCGCATTGTGAACACCCTCCCGTTCTTTCCCATATATCTCCGTTTGTTGGGTCAATCCAATAAATTACTTCATCTTGATTTGCTCCATTCATATTAACTATGTTTATGCGTATTCAAATTGTACATATAGTTCGTTGACAGTTCCGGCAATTGCGGTTGTTTCTAACCATATAAAGTTATTTGCAGGTACTGATGTGTTTGCTGTTAGAGTGACAGTTGCAGCACTTCCGGTTGTTGTTACTGCCTGTGCTGATACTATTGCCGTACCGGCTGCGTTTCTTAATGAATCATATCTTAAAGTGATTGTAGTAGATTGACCGGCACTTCCCCTCAATACCGCTTGTACCGCTTGTACCGACAAACTCTGTGATGTATACATCATTGTCACATCTTCTGCATTTGTTGGATCGTATATTGATATTCCTTTTATGTAGTTATTTGGATTAGAACCACCACTAGATCCACCCCATGAACCAGATTGCGTTCCGATTGTTGCAAACTTACTATCAACAGATGAACTAAATAATTCCAAACTATTTAATCTACCCGATGCTGATGCTGTAAACGTATTTAAGGATGCCGTACTATTATTTAATCTTGATATAGAAACATCAGTACTTGCAGAATCTATTTCCAATAGATTAAATCTGGTGTGTGCAGATGTTGTAAATGAGTGTATATTAACGATATTAACATCAACGCTTGCCGATTTGGATTCAAGATTTAAAACATCTATTAATAAACTTGCAGTTGTGGTTTCTAAATTTGTAAGTCTTATTGCTGCCGATGCTGTAAATGTATTTAACGATGCCGTACTTGCATTCAATGCACTTATATCTGTAGTCTGTCCTCCACCAAAAGATGAAGTTGCAACGACAACCGTTCTATTTAAACCATTTCCAACAAGAACATATCCTTGTGGAAGTGATGAACTTATTGATTGTGAAACATCCAATGAACCTGATATAGTTTGTAATGCAACGAAAGTATTTGATCCCGTTGTTGCGTATGATCCAGTTTTTGAATTTATTGAACTAATACTTGCATCAACCGATGATGATTTACTTTCTAAATTTGTAAGTCTTATTGCAGCAGATGCTGTAAATGTTTCTAAATTTGCAGTTTCTGTTTGCAAACTTGCAGTTGCGGTATTGATTGCATTGATGCTCGTTTGCTGTGATGCCGAACTTGCATTCAAATGAAAGATACTACTACTTATCGAAGTTGTATATGCGTTTATATTGAATATACTTGTACTAACCGATGCAGTAAATGTATGTATGTTTGTTATATTAATATCAACACTTGCCGATTTACTTTCTAAATTAGTAAGACGTGTTACGGTTGATGCGGTAAATGTGTTTAAAGATCCTGTACTATTATTTAATCCATTGATACTAGTCTGCTGCGATGCTGAACTTGCATTAAGATGGAAGATACTACTACTTACAGAAGTTGTGTATGTATTTAAGTTAAATATGCTACTACTTGCCGATGCGGTGTAAGTGTTTAAATTGGATATACTAATATCTACGGAAGCGGATTTACTTTCTAAATTTGTAAGTCTTATTGCTGCGGATGCCGTAAATGTTTCTAAATTTGCAGTTTCTGTTTGCAAACTTGCAGTTGCGGTATTGATTGCATTTATACTAATCTGCTGCGATGCTGAACTTGCATTTAAGTGGAAGATACTACTACTTACAGATGTGGTGTAGGTATTTAAATTAAATATACTACTACTCGCCGATGCTGTATAGGTATTTAAATTGGATATGCTTGTATCAACACTTGCGGATTTACTTTCTAAATTTGTAAGTCTTATTGCTGCAGATGCTGTAAATGTATTTAAAGATGCCGTACTAGCATTAAGTGCAGATGTATCTCCTGATCCGCCTGTTGAGTTTATTGTTATACTATCTCCTGCCGCATTTGTTGTTATCGATACGTTTGTTCCGGCAACTAAAGTTAATGTATCATTTGCCACATCAGCTATAACATCACTTTGACCGGAAACTGCAATAGTACCGAAAGATGGTCCACCCGATACTAAAGATGATGTTGAAAATGCGATTGATTTTCCAGCCCCATCACCTACCCAAACATATCCTTGTTGTAGGGATGCCGTAAATGAAGATGATATATAACTGGATCCAGTTGTGAATGTTCCAAAATTACCACCTGCGCTTGAGAATATAATACTATTATTATTTACCGAAACTTGGTTTAATAAATTTTCACTTTGTACAAATCCTATTATACCAACGGATGGATCTAAATTAAAATCAAATGTATTTTCATATGTAGCCGCACCTCCACCAAAAGATGAAGTTGCTGTTAAAGTTGTTCTATTATTACCATCACCTACCCAAACGTATCCTTTTAATAAGGATGATGTAAATGATCCAGATAAATCTAAATTTCCTGATATTATTTGATTTGCTACAAATATATTTGATCCCGTTGTTGCGTATGATCCAGTTTTTGAATTTAGAGATGCGCTTACCGAATTTAATGCGGCAATGCTAATATCAACTGATGCAGATTTACTTTCTAAATTTGTTAATCTTGTAGATGCAGATGCAGTGAAAGTATTAAGAGATGCGGTCGTTATCTGTAAGGATGCAGTTGCAACATTAATAGCGTTTATGCTTGTCTGCTGCGATGCTGAACTTGCATTTAAGTTTGTTATACTACTATCAACTGATGCAGTGTATGTATTAAAACTAATAGAACTAGACAATACATTATTTGCATTTGCCAACAAAATACGACTTTCCGATCCTGATCTTCCTGCTATCCAGTTATCATTCGTTGCATCCCATAACAATGATCCAGATACTAAAGATGATGCGGTTGCATCTCTAACATATATACCTGCAATAGTTTGTGTACCACCATAATTTAGTTCTATTATATTATCACCAATATTCAATGTAGATGAACTTATATACGTTGTAGAACCACTAACATAAAAGTTTCCTCTTACAATTAAATCAGAACCATTAAAAATCACTGCGGTATTTACCGATGATGTAAATGAATTCAAATTAGAAACACTTGTATCAACCGATGCAGACTTTGTTTCTAAATTTGTAAGTCTTACTGCTGCGGATGATGTAAAAGTATTTAATGAAGCAGTACTATTATTTAATGCATTGATGCTCGTTTGTTGTGATGCTGAACTTGCATTATGATTAAATAAACTGCTACTTACTGAAGCGGTATATGTGTTGATATTGAATATACTTGTACTAACCGATGCAGTAAATGTATGTATGTTTGCTATACTAATATCAACCGATGCAGACTTTGTTTCTAAATTTGTAAGTCTTACTGCTGCGGATGATGTAAAAGTATTTAATGATGCCGATGAATTATTTAATCCGTTTATGCTAGTCTGCTGCGATGCTGAACTTGCGTTCAAATGAAAAATACTACTGCTTGCCGATGCGGTAAATAATTCTAAATTTGCAGTTTCAACCAATAAACTTGCCGTTGTAGTGTTTATTGCATTTATACTAGTCTGTTGCGATGCTGAACTTGCATTTAAGTGGAAAATACTACTGCTTGCTGATGCGGTGTATGAATTCAAATTAGATATACTGATATCAACTGATGCAGACTTCGTTTCTAAATTTGTAAGTCTTATATTTGCAGATGCTGTAAATGTATTCGTTGATGCTGTATATGCTGCAAATGTATTATTCGATGATGATAACAGACCAGCTGGTAGTAATGTGGAAAAAGATGATGTTGCAACCGCACTAGCAGTACCATTAGAATTTCCTACAAGCGCATATCCCGTTTGTAGTGATGCCGTCAATGTACCACTCAATACCAAATTATCTGCGTAAATATCTTTCGATACACCAATGCCTCCCGCAACTCTAATTACGCCTGTAACTTTAGATGTTGCATTGGTAGTGCCCGTCAATACTATTGAGTTTGCTGAAGTATTTCCCCTACCTAAAACCGAATCCAATGTATCGGTTTCAGTATAACTTGCAACCACTCCGGTCAGTCCACTTCCATCTCCATAAAATTTTCTGGCCCATACATCACCCAAAACACCAACCCCACCACTTGTAATCAATGCACCTGATCCAGATGATGTTGCGTTTGTAGTGTTTGTTATTATAATTGGATTATCGGTTGTATATCCAATATCCGTTACTTCTTGTAAAGTTAATAATGTGGGACCCGTATTTATTGTTGGATCAGACTGTAATACCCATTGTGTTGATGTACCATCATTATATCTTATGTATGATTTTCCTGTATCGCTATCATACCATATCATATTATCGTATGTAGTGGACGGTGCGTTTACGGAAGATGTTATGTATATATTTCCCGGTACTAAAGATGCGGTTGCTAATAGTTGTGTTTTATTAGAACTATTACCGACCCAAATATATCCGTTACTTAAAGATGCCGTTAATGACCCCAAAACATCAATATCACCATTACCAACTATATCTCTGGTAACAAATATATCTCTTTGGAAGTTTGCATCTTGTATTACTACCAACTCACCAAAGGATCCTGTTTTTGTCAACGTAATTGATCCGGTTGTGGTTGAATTTGTTGTTACTAAATGTTCAATAGATTCGATTGAGCCCGATTTCTTAAAAAATACTCTACCATCGTAGGTATTTACGGCAATTTCTCCTAAATTTAGAGATGATGTTCCTGGTACTTTTCCAGTTTGCGCAGAACGTCTTAATACAATTGTTTGGGCCATATCTATGGTATCTACTTAAAAATGTTATATAACAACAAAAATGTAGTATATACTACTTGAATAAATATTATTTATTTAAATAAAAAAACCCTTCGATTGAAGGGTTTTTATTTTTATAATTTATAATGGTTAGAAAGAACCACCATCTATCACATTACTCATAGTAAATGCGGTTCCGTTCCATTGTAAGAAATCACCATCCACTGTCGGTGCAATCACTAAATCCAAATTACCATTTGTTTCTCTAAATGCAATTCTCTTACTAGAACCACCCGTTGGTAAATTAAACGAACCGGTAAATGCGGAACTACTAAATGGTATATTTGCTGTCCAAGCATTTGCAGTGTTTGCGTATGTAAATGATGCAGCTGCACCGGAGATGAATATTCCTGAACCATTTGCTGCTGCAGCCGTTGTTGATCCGGATGCTAATACAATCAATTTATCTTCTACAACAAGTTCCGTAGTATTTAATGTGACTGTACTACCCTGAACTGTCAAATCTCCTAATACTATAAGATTTGCACCATTTACATCAATTGCCGTTTTTAAAGATGATGTATACGAATTTAGTGAGGCTACACTATTATCAACAGATGAAGATTTACTTTCTAAATTCGTAAGTCTTACCGCTGCGGATGCTGTAAATAACTCTAAATTGGTAGTTTCGGTTAATAAACTTGCGGTTATCGTATTTATTGCATTTATACTAGCCTGCTGCGATGCACTACTTGCGTTTAAATGGAATATACTCGTACTTACCGATGTAGTGTAACTATTTAAGTTCGATATACTAATATCAACTGATGCAGACTTCGTTTCTAAATTTGAAAGTCTTGTCGTTGCTGATGCTGTGAAAGTATTTAATGATGCGGATGCAACGTTTAGTGCATTTATACTTGTCTGTTGTGATGCAGTACTTGCATTCAAATGGAATATACTACTACTTACAGAAGTTGTGTAAGTGTTGATATTGAATATACTTGTACTTACTGATGCAGTAAAGCTATGTATATTAGTTATATTGATATCAACCGATGCAGATTTACTTTCTAAATTTGTAAGTCTTGTTGTAGCCGATGCTGTAAAGGTATTTAAAGAAGCACTACTATTGTTTAGTGCGTTGATGCTTGTCTGCTGTGATGCTGAACTTGCATTTAAGTGGAATATACTACTACTTACCGAAGTCGTATATGCGTTTATATTGAATATACTACTACTTGCGGATGCAGTATAACTATTTAAGTTTGATATACTCGTATCAACTGATGCAGACTTCGTTTCTAAATTTGTAAGTCTACTACTTGCAGATGCAGTAAATGAGTTTAGTGAAGCGGTACTATTATTTAATGCACTAATGGCGTTACTTATTGAACCACCACCTATTGATAACTCAACCGCATCTAATCTACTATCTACTGATTGTGAGAATGCCGTTACATTACCAATACCACTTATAGAACCACTAATTGTACCTGTTACATCTAATCCACCAGCGACGGTAATTTTTGAATTATTATCCGCCTGGCTCATTATTGAACCCGATACGTGATCTTCACCACTTGCCATCATTATTGAACCACTCACCAATGTTGCTTCATTTCCTAATGATCCAGTATTTTTAGGGCCCGATATTAGTATAGCGGAGTTATATCCTTCATTTGCTCCGGATGGATGTTCGTATAACCAATGATTATTAACCGAATCCCAATACAATGATCCAGTTGCTCCCGTTGATCCAGAATCTATCACACTTATTCCACCAAATCGTATCGCAGGTGTAAATGTGTTTAGTGTAATTTGATTATCTCCAATGTTAAGTACGCTTGCACTTATATTTGAAATGGATGATGAACCAATTACAATTAAATCTTGAGTAACATAAAGCGAACCACTAACAATCTGTGTTCCGTTGAATGTATTAGAACCTGTTGTTGCGTATGATCCCGTTCTACTTTCTAAAGATGTTAATCTATTATTTTGTGCTGTATTTGTAGTATTGTTAGAGCCTGTATATGTATTTAATGCATCAATACTTGTTTGTTGGGATGCAGAACTTGCGTTTAAGTTTGTTATACTTGTCGCAGTCGATGCAGTAAATGAGTTTATATTACTAATACTAATATCTACCGATGCGGATTTCGATTCAAGATTTGTTAATCTCGTAGATGCGGATGCTGTAAAAGTATTTAAAGAAGCGCTACTATTGTTTAATGCATTAATGCTAGTTTGTTGTGATGCGGAACTGGCATTCAAATGAAATATACTGCTACTTGCTGATGCGGTAAATGCATTTATATTAAATACGCTAACACTTACCGATGCAGTATAACTATTTAGATTAGATACACTAATATCTACTGATGCAGATTTGGTTTCTAAATTTGAAAGTCTTGTTGCTGCAGATGCTGTGAATAATTCTAAATTTGCGGTTTCAACTAATAAACTTGCCGTTACAACATTTATTGCATTTATACTAGTCTGTTGCGATGCTGAACTTGCATTTAAATTAGTTATAGAAATATCTACCGATGCGGATTTACTTTCTAAATTTGCTAATCTAATTGCAGCAGATGCGGTAAATGTATTTAATTGAGATACACTCCCTATCGTGGAAGCCTCTAATGAATCCAATCTACTATCAACCGATGTGGAGAATGGTTGTATGTTACCAATCAAATCTATAGCCTCATTTGCACCCGTTCCCAACAAATATAAAGTTGGTGTAACATTCGATGCACTAACGTAATATGGAACTCCATTTACTAAACCATTATATGCAGCATTTGAAAACGTATTAGGAACAGTCGTTCCTCTCATAAAACGATTAATAGCCTGTACCTGTCCGTTTTCTACTGCAGCAAATACAATGGATGATCCGTTTGTAGGTGATATATTCGATGATCCCGATGCTATTACTATCTCACCTTTTGATAGGGATGCTGTTACGTTGGTTAGTGATTCTAAACTACCACGCCTATGTTTAATTATTTGAGCCATATTTAGTTATTCTCCGTTAAAAAATGTATTGATAAGGTTATTCAGTATATAAATATCATTTTTTTTTCATTACCACTCACCCTGATCAATAATATTTGCTTCGGAACTTCCACTAATTGCAGGGTCTACTGGAAGTGGTTGGCCTGTTAAGTAAATTTGTGCAGGAACGGTTGTATCTTCATCACCATCTATGCTTCCTGATAAGTCCGTTGCATCCACTACACCTATTGCTCCACTAACTATGAGTGAGTAATGATCTGCATCTGTGGTGGATATAGTTATGTTTCTCAATGTAGTTCCATCTAATTGTGTAGATGATGATATTATTCCTTCAGGTATACCAGTAATAGTTGACCAATCACCACCACCACCAACGGTTCCACTCAATGCATATCGTAAATCAAGTGCGGATGTTAATTGTGCGGATGCCGAGAATAATCCAATATCATTTATTACATTGGTTACGGATTGTGTAAATGTTTCAGCAAATTGAACCGCCTGTATTATAAAGGAACTACTTTCTATTTGCTTTAGTTGTATTAGTGTTGCCATGATATCTTATATGTTTATAAACTTACCTATAACATAAATATTACTAACATCAACATCTCCACTAAAATCTATGTATAAATCGTTTAAACTTACAACAACACTACTGCCACTTTCAGATACGCTATAATCTCCTGGTAAATGAAGTCCTCCTACCAATACCTCAAAATTATCCGGCGAAACTCCTTCTGTTCCATAATCTAACTTCACATTGTTTATAATTAATTTACCAAATCCATCAGCGGAATATGAATCAATTGCTTTTTTTGCAGTTCTTGCACTAAATTGTAAAATTTCATTATGAAATTCATAAATAGTATTTGTATTATTTATTATCTTTGTTGGGTTTGGATTTGATTTTACATTTGATTCGTATGATGGGGTTGATGGTATATCGATGTTCAATAAACTACCTGTTAAATACAAATCATCATTTAAATTTTTTGGATTTATTTTTGGTAAAGCTCTGTTAAGCTTTTTTGCAGCTGAATTAAATTTGTTAAGCATATTTTTGTATATCTCCTTTTAAATAAATCTCATCAGATTCGTCTAACTCATATTGGAAATTGGCTTTTATAAATTTTACTAATATTCCACTCTTTCCTTCTTCAACCAAAAAATCTCTATTAGAAACATTTTGTGTGTTTATGTGAATAGAAATCCGATCTTGCGTTTTTCTATATTCGACTTCTCGCAATATTTCGTTGAATCTATAATTTTTTGCTTCAAATATCCAATAGTTTGGGTCTTGTAGATTAAATGGAGTCAATACAACACCAACAACCTTTCTAGATATTTTTTGAGTTATATCAAGTAAAGTTCTTTTCATTATATTTCTATGAATTTTCCTGTTATAGTTATTTCATCTTCAGAATCAACATCAAATCCAATAATCAATGGTAAAAAATTAATAGTGAAATTTCCAGTTGCTATCACATAGGAAACACCAAAATGTGTACCATAGTAATATCTAACACCATTTATATAAACTTTTATATCATATGGTTCACCACTTATTGTTATTGTTCCTGATACCGCAGATGTCAGTAATGGTGGTGTTTTTATAGGTTTTATTCCCGTAAAAGTTATGGTATTGTTTGTAATCGGCGTTTGTACTTTACTATTATTTAAAGATAAAAAATCTACCAAATCTTTATTATCATAATATGGAGATGGTGTTGTTAACAATCCTTCCATTCTTCCGTTTGCAGTCATATCAGTTTCAGTTGATACTATAAATCTTTTTACAGCTACTGATTTTTTTGTAGTATTTTCTCCATCAAATTTTTCAGGCAATAAATACGCCTTTACATTTAAAGAAAATTCAACTCTGTTAATTCTTTCCGTTCCTTCCCCAACTTCATTTACAACGTTAAAATCACCAACCGATGTATTAAATTTAAATTTATCTTTATCTCCCCAATAAGATCCTGCAAATTGTAATTGTTCAATAACAGTATTTAAATGTTCGGTATAATTTGTCCAAACCATACAATCATAGTTTATCTCAACATAATCTGGCATTGTAACATTGAACAATTCATATTTTGGTTTTGTACCTAATCCAAACAAACTAAATCTATCATATCTATTTTCTTTTGAGTATTTTCTAATGGTTGGATATGAAACGTGTCTATTTAACATTGCCATTGATTCGTTTTTTGCAATGTTTGTTCTTCTAATCATCATCAATGGTAACTGAATTTTTCCTTTTGCATCTCTATATACTCCCTGTCTCCTTGCACCATTCCATCTTTCAGAATTACCATATATAACAGGTATCTTTAACATTTTACCATTCTCATCTAAATTTGGTAAAAGTGTATCTTCCAAATAAGTCATCATTGCGTAATCTATATCAAATAGAGTTACACTTTGTTTTAAATCTTGTTTGCTTGTCTTTGCTTGATTTATTCTCTCATTATTTCTTAATGGATTTGTAGACATATATTTTAATTAATTCGTTCTTCAATATTGAGTGTTGCTTTATTTACCATAAATGTAGAACATACAATACTCCAATTTCTTTGACTAGCTTCACCTGGTAGGCCTCCGACAAATTGTACTTCATTTGTATTATCAATCTCATAATAAGAATTATCAAAATAAATAATATCCCCTATTTCAGGATATGCATTTCTTTCTTCACATAACAATCTATCAAATTTAAATGTAATATTTTGTTGTTCATCCGGACCAAATCCTTCATAAGTTGCAGTATCAGGTTCTTTATCAATTAAAACATATAATTCAACTCCAGGATGCCACGTTTTATTTGTAGATTCGCCATATATGTTTACTTTTGTTTCACTTAAATTTACTTTAAATAAAACGCAAGTATTTTCTATTACAGTATCTACCAATTCTCTTGCAAAACTTCTAAAAAGTTGCAAGTCTCTATCTAACATAAATTTTGGCATATTATCCTACATATATTTTTAATGGTACTTTTTGTAACATTTGCTGTTGGTGATCCGCCTCATGTGCTTTATTTTCCATCACTTTAATTCTACTCAATTCTTCCAAATTTTCTCTTAACTGCGTTATCAATGCATCCTTTTCAACTTGTGCTTCAGAACGTAACGCTGCACCATCTAAACTAACCTCACCATCTGGAATTGGTATTGAGTTGTATTTTTCTCTGATTGCGCCTAATAATTCCTTTGTAAGTGCTAATGTATATTTTCTTATCCATTGCTTTCCGACATCATTTATATTTGAATATTGAATAAAATCATATGGTATATCGGAGTAATCTGAAAGGGATTCCGGCTGAATTATCTGTGAATCATGTTCAAATTCATCTCTACTAATATAATCAAAATATATTTTTTTAGGCGATTTTGAACTTGGTACTGGAAATATTTCTAATTTATTATCTACTATATTGAAACTAAATGCTGATTTTCTTATTTGGTCATTGAATTCAATATGCTGCATTCTTAATACGTCCTCATAAATTGGCATCATCAAAAACTGTGCAGCAGGTGAGTAGTTACCAAATCCCAATTCAGACATTAAATTTAGTGTTCCCTGTGCACCGACTGAATATGGATCAAAAAATCTTGTTATCGCAGGAACTGCTTCATAAAAAACTTTTACAACATCAATTGTTGCACTTCCTGTATATGTGGTTACAAACGATTGTGATGTTTCTACATCAACTGCATTTGTCATTAAATCGTATTTTTGTACGGATTCTGTCACATTGATATACCCTCTTTTTATAGTGGTATTTCCACCTACACCGGCCAAAGTTCCATATTGTTGAGACATACGAATCGTTGTCGGTAGATAGGAACCATCTACAAGTGTTTGTGAAAAACTTGCAACTTTACCTTTTGGTTGTCCCTTTAAAATATCAAGGTTATTGCGGAGATTGAATTGATTAACCTGTGCAGAGTATTCTGATACCGCTTCTTCAAAGCATGCCCAAATTTGAGGATTATCCAATTCAATATTAACGATTGGGTATCCCAGTCTTTTTGCAACCCAAACAGCTGTTTTAGGTGCATCGGTTTTGAAATCAGCATCATTATCATATATTCCAAATGGAGTTGCTTCTGCAGATGCCGATGCTAATAAAAACGCATTTAATGTTGAGCCTGACCAATATGTGTTTACAGACATTATTTATAAGTTTATAGAGTTATACTACTATAAATATAAGAATAAAAAATAGGGGTAAAATTTTTTAATTAGACTAATCTAATTTTAATAGTTCCATCTGTGTGGTACAATCCACCAGCTGGTACACCACCTGCTTGTGCAGCTGCATCGTTGGGGAAATTGAGAGATTGTGAAACAGATGCTAATATCATTGTAGATTGTGCTAATCTTACATTATCATTATTTGCCCAAAGTGAACTACTATAATATAGTAAACTACCACCATTATTTGTTGCAGCATCTTTTAATGAACCCGTTTCTATTTTTAAATCGTGTAATTCATTTAATTCATATCCGTTCATTATATTTACATATATCATACCAGATACAGCAGATGTAATTACTTTACCCAATCTAACTTCGTGTTGAGGTGCATCAGGTACAAATTTTGTAAAATTACCCGATGATGATAGGTATAATGCATCTCCGGGACTATATTCTGTAGTATTTATTCCACGTAGTATTCCATTTGTTACAACGTACCCGGTCTGATTTCCACCTATGTCTTGAGCTACCAATCCCAATGTGGATGCACTCCTTCTATCATCTTCCCAACTTGCGGTATAAAAATTAGGTCGGTTTCCACTTTCACCACTCATATACACAACACTTCCCTTTGTTAAAGTAGTACCATTTGGGTTTCTACCACGAACAACATTCATATGCCCCACTTCAATCATAAAGTTATTGGTATCCGAATCTACTTGTAAAGTTTTTGTATCAGAATTCCAATGTATTCTACCTTCCGAATGTGCAGGGTCAGGTGTAGGGTTTACTACAAAATCAATATAATTGACAGTAGATATACTGCCGGTCATTAGAATTGAACCTGTAGTAAAATAATTTGCGGTAATTGTACCTGTTATAGTACCTGTTACATCTAAATTTCCGGATATTATTTGATTTCCATTAAATGTATTGGATCCCGTATTTGCTATCTGTATAGATTCTACATATCCCAAATCACCATCACCTTTTTTTACAAGAAAATCCGAACTATCCGTTGCAGTCGTTTGGTATAAATCCCATGCTCTAAATACTATAACATCACCGGCATTTGGCATAATGTACTTTAAGATAAATATGGATTAATTTAAAAAAAAAAGAGGAAGTATTTCTACTTCCCCTTTTCTTTATTTAATCACTCTTACGATTAGAGAGAGTGTAAACCTTCAACTACGATCTTACCGTAGAATTCTGGTCTTACAATCTTCTTAGCGTATCTTGTCATAACACCTCTTCTTGGAGTGAAGTTGGTTGGGTCATAAACAAGTGGAGTCATAATCAATGGTACATAAGGTGCGTAAACTGCTCCTGTTTCGAAGAAGTTAGAACCTTTGAAACCTAACAAGATTACGTTTTCAGTCATATAAGGATTCTTATAAACATCGTATCTGTTAGAGATTGAACCAATGTTAGTCACACCAGCTGCGAACTGCAATGCATCTTTACCTGGGTTAGCAGAGAATCCGTTCATAGATTCAAGAATAGTTGCTACGTTTGGAGAACAAACGATGAAGTTTGCACCACCTCTCATAGTCAATTGGTGAATCTTATTAGAAACTTTCTGCAATTTGATACCCAAAGTTTGATACCAAGTGCTTTTTGTGTACGCTGAAGCTGCTGCTGCGTTTGCATCAATTGCAAATGCAGAACCGTTCCAATCATATCCAACTCTAGCAGACCAATAATCAGTTGTGAATGCATTTTGCTGCAACATCTCAAGGATTTCCAAATCAATCTCAAGAGAGATGTATTCAGAAAGCATTTGAGTTAATTCAGCTTCAGCATCTACTGAATGGTATGCGTTCAAGTCTTGTGCCAATTCTGGAGTCCAGATAGCCTTTAACTTACGAGTTTTAGCAACGATTGGTTCAGATTTCAATTCCAATTCAATTTCTGGGATTGGAAGATCAGAACCTCTATCTTCGAAATCACCTCTGTTGTAATCAGTTGGTTGAACATGATAAGTCAATGTCTGTGTAGCTACGTTTGTATCGGTAACTGCAGATCCAGAAAGAACGAAAGATGCAGATCCGTATGAATCAACAACAGTATACTCTGGTAACAATGTTGTAGTTGCAGAACCTGAAATCTTAAATGCTCTTACACCTTGCCAATCAGCATCAGCAGGTAATCCAACTTTAACTTTCATTACTCTTGAGTTAGCAGATGCAATTGATGCAGATAATGCATTATCAAAGTTTACATCAGACCAAGAAGCAGAAGTTACAGTTGCTGTTACAGCTGCAGTAGTATCGTTGATTGTGTATCCGAATCTACCTGCACCATAAAGACCACCTTCAGTAGCTTGAGTAGAACCCAATTTGTTTCCAGAAGGTGCTAAATTGTCTTTACCAAAAGTACCACCATTACCGAACATAGAAGAACCAGAAGCTGGTCTACCTAATGTAGTATTAGTACCATATTTGAAGTCCATGTAGAAAATAAGACCTGAAGGTAAGTTCATCGGTTGTACAGAAACGAATTCTTTAGCTGCGATTGAACCAAAAATTCTTCTTACCAATGGAAGAGCTACACCTGCCCACTCTTCTGAACCTGCTGAAGTACCAGTTCTAGTAGCTTCATCGAGTAATTGTTTAGCTTGGTTTTCAAGCATCACTGCCATACCATGCTTTGAAGTTTCTGAACCTACTCCTTCAAGTAAGCCAGTCTTCTCCCACTTTGCTTTCAAACCTCTGGTTTGCTCAAGCATCACGTTTTGTGGGTTTTTGCCTTGCATAATTTGTTTTAAATCCATTTTAATTAATTTTAATTATTTTGTTTATTACTTAATAATACCTGCTAACTTTTTAAATCTATCAGAAAAATCTGCAGATTCTGCAATTACTTGTTTAGCCGCTTTTGGTGCAGTTGATTTAACTGCTTTAGATGCGATTCCTTCAGAAATTGCTTTTTTAGTAGATTTGTTAGATGTAGCGTATTTGAAATTCTCTGCTAATGTAGAGTAAACCAACTTAACTTCTCTAACTGATTTTGTTCTATCCAAAGTTTCGATAACTTTAACCTTCTGTTCGTTGGTCATATTATGCGCTCTGAATAATTTGTTTGCGAACAACAACTTAGCGTTCAATAAGTTCACCTCGTTGATAGTTTTTTGAAGAGATTTGATAGTATTGTAAGCTTCGTTCAACTCCGCTTTCAAAGACTCATCTTTTTTCTCATCTTCATCACCTTTTTTCATGTCCGCTTCCATTTCACGAAGAATTTCTTCAAGATCGATAACTTCGTTTTTCTCTTCGTCATCTTTCATTTCTTCTTCTTCGTTAGTTACAACCACTTTAGGATCTTCACCTTTGTCAGTTCCTGCTTCTGATCCGTCTGCTAAATTTTCAGCCATTGCTGAATCATCTGCAGGCATCTCTTCTTCTGAACCTTCTTCTTCACCTAATTGTGCTTCTAACTCTCTGATGATAGCTTCCAAATCCATGTCATCTTCTTCGGTGTCCTCTGTTTCGTCACCGGTTGGCATGTAATCTTCACCATCACCTTCTTCTGAATCGAAATTGAATTCATCATCTGAACCCATTTCATCTTCATCTCCACCCATTTCATCTCCTGCTTCTAATTCTGCTAATCTAGCTCTTAATTCAGCGATTTCATCATCTTTCGATTTTTCATCATCGCCCATTTCCATACCTTCTTCTTCGTTGATGTCAGCTACCTTTTTGTAATCATCAACTTCTGCACCTGGTGCAGCGGAAGATGTTTCAGTAGAGCCACCCTCAAATTCGGTGTGTGCGTCTAATTTAGGATTAGAAGTAGAAGAACCAATGTTTGAAGAATCCAATTCCTCGTCTACTTTTTCTGCATCCTCTTTGTTATCTTCAGCTTCTGCTCTCAATTTTTGAGATAAGATAGATTGAAGTCTTGGAGTGAATGCTTCTTCAAGAGCGAGTTTTGCGTTAGCTAATGCAGTTTCTTTTACGGCTTTAGCGTCGGCAATTGCTTCTTTTAACAATTTTGAATTTGCCATTTTGTTTCTCCTTAATTTTGTTAGTGAAGTTATTTCGTAGGAAACTCCAATGTAATTATGTTGATTGTTCGGTCACACCTTATAAGAGAAGGGTATTCATTAATCAACTATGTCTAAACGTATAAATCCCATAGGGAATGGGATATTTGATAATATATATAAAAATTTTTTAGAAAACTAAAGAAAATTAATTATTTCTTTCAATTAAATCTTCTATAAACTTATCTCTCTGTTCAATTAAATATTTTTCTCTCTCTATTAACCTACTACGTTCCTCATCGGTGAGTTTTAAAATTAGTTCTTCTTTTTGATTTATCATTTTTTTATACTCTTCCATTTGACCAGAAAATATATGATTCTGATAAACCATTATTCCTACCAATACAATGATTGTAAAAGATTGTTCTTTTAACTTACTGAAAAATGTATCTGTAAAATTATTTGCTTGCTTTTCCATCTTCAAAGGCTTTCCATTCCTCAAGTTCATCAATCCTTTCTTCTTGTTCTTGCAACCAATTGTTTTTTCTTTCTCTTTCTTCTATAATCTGATGAACTTTGGAATCCGTTTCTTTTTTTATTTCATCTATCTCTTTGTGCATCAATCTGAATTCGCTAAAAATACCACCGGCTGCGAATGCTACCGTCAGCACCCCAACTATTATTTGCCAGTTTTTAGATATAAAATTTTCTTTTACTTCTTCCATTATTTAAGATAGGTTAGTCTGTACTTTGTAGAATAAAGTAACGAAACTACCGTATCAATATCATTCTGAATCCAACTATCTTGTAGTTTTTTATCTTGTCTTAATTTTGCAACAATTTTACAAAGTTTATCAAAATAAGATATGATATTTTCTATTTCACAATTTGTATCTAAACCACTTATTGGTTGTAATTTAATTAATCCTTCTTTTCCTTGATAAACTTCAACCAATCCGTCAACTAAATCAACAATAGTATCATAGTAATGCTGTAATGCTCTATGTGCCGAGTCTGCCCCTACTCCGGAAACACCAACATGAAATACATGCGCCTGTGTTCTGCTATGCAATAATAATGATGCTAATTGTTCCATAATTATTTTTTATGAGATTTGTATCCTTGTCCTTTCATCCAATGTGCCAATGCCCATGGGTTATCGATACCCGGTTCATCTTTCATTGCTTTTACCGTCTTTTCCCATCCTTCAGGTGCCTTTTCTTGCAAACCCAATCTTTGGTGCATTTGTTCTTCTGTGATTTCTGCTATTTCAAAATATCTACCCAATACGTGTCCCATATCTTCGTAAAGAGCTTCAAGTCTTTGTTCTTGTGATTTTGCTTCAATTGATTCTTTTTCAAATGCAGCCTGTAACTTTTTAAGTTCATTCATATTTCTCTTAATAGTCACTCTATCGAACCAATCACCACCCTCTCTTAAAGTATACTCCTGTGCAGCGTCTGCAATTGCACCAAGTGTTTCAGCAATCTGTCTGATATCCGATTTTCTTTTCATACTTTCTCTATGCTGTCCATAGGTAGATATGATTTCTAAAAAATGTCTTTTTAATTCGGACGGTAGTTGTTGAAACTCTTCGGTTTCTCTTAAAATATTTTTTAACTTTATCATAGTTATCTCTTTACAATTTTATATCTTTTCAACTTCTGCACTGCCTGTTGTAGTTCTGATGGGTTCATTCCCAATGCATCAACTAATTTTGCAATAACAAGTTGCTCTTTTTTTCTTGGTAAGTTATAAGATTTTATTACATTCAATGCTCTATCTAAAAATCTTTCAACTTTCGATGGAATTGCAACATCCATATCTTCCAAATCTTCATTTACTTGTCCTAATTTTAATAAAACACTATTGTATTGTGATTTGAATTTAGATGGAACTTTGTTTTTAACTTTTTTCATCAACCCATCAACATACTTCATATTAAACGAACCAATAGTTCTACTATCTGCATATGGATGTTGTCCACTTCCTACACCATTTATTAATGCCTGTAAGAATTCGAGCTCGTCTTTTGAAAATTTAAAATCTTTTACACTTTTTGAAGATGAGATTGCTTCATTTACTTTCTGTTTAGGCAATAAGTTTTTTAATTTTTTCATTAGAAAGCAGAGTTTATTTGTGTATAAATATCATATCCATATTTAGTTTTAACAAATTTAAGTAATTCATCTAAAATTTGTCCTCTTAATTTGGATAATTCCGATGGCATGCTTCCCATTTCTTTATGAATATCCATAATTGAATTTAAGATGTTTTCCATCTTTTTTTCTTTTAAGAACTTTGCCAATTCTAATACAGATTCGGTATGTGCATTTCTATCAGTATGCTTCTCAATTCGTTTTACCAAATCAGAAACATCGACATTTTTTGCCTCTTTAAGATTTGTAGGTAATAAGTTTATTAATTTTGCCATATTAATTTAATTCAATTATTATTTCTCTCATAAGGTCTTGCGATTTACACCACTTACCACACTCTTCAGCAATTTGTTTCCACTGCTTCGATTCTTGTAAAGGTGCCATAAATGCTCCGTGAGTTGATGGGTTTGAAACAAAATCCCATCCTACCAATTCAAAATCTTCTTGCACCATCACAGTTCCATCGTTCAATTCTTTTACAGAACCCAATCCTCTTGATGATATTCCTAAACGAATATTATTTTTTAATAATTCTTTTAATATGTTTCCGGATGGTGTAGATAGTATTTCCACTTTACCCATCACATCATCCCCTTCCCACCAAATTTCTCTAATATTATGTGATACGTTTTTCAAATTAATAACCGGAGAATCTGGGTGATCTAATTCACCAAGTGCACGTCTTTCTTTAATTAGTTGGTCGTATTTTTTACATTCTCTTTCAAGTATTTCTCTCGGATATCTTCTATTATTTTGATTTGGCGCACCGGCTCTCTGAAGGATTCCCTGGACCAAATATGTTCCGTTTTCTTCTTTAACGAGCTTTGCCTCGAAAAGATGTGTTTCTATTAGAAGATTCTTACTCATTTTTTTAAATCATTTTTTACTTTATCCATCACTTTACTACTTAAATCGTTCCAAGATTTAGAAATAATAGTTTTCAACTGATTTTCTATTTCAGTTTTATCTATATTAGAATTTTTAGATCCTATCTGTTTTGATATCTGTGATTGTACCAATGGCATTTTCACAATTTTATCAATAGTAGAACTATCCATTCCTTTTTGTGGGTTAATCATTTTAGACATATCATCTACAAACTTTCTGTTGTTTGATAATGAATCTAAAATTTTCTTAACCGGTTCTTTGTAGTTTGGTTTTCCGAAAAAATAATTTAATCCGGATTTACCTAACTCATACAAATAATAAAAAACAACCTTACCTATGATAATACTACCCAATACGGATAGTAATCCAATAGCAAGGTTTTCATTTACTTTTTTTTTTGTTCGTTTTTGGACCTTAATGCGGCCAAATCCGAACCTTCAATCTCACCATCCTTATCTACATCAATTTGTTTTTGCTTATCAGTCAATTCGTTATATCCTCTCAATTTTCCCTCTTGCTTTGCTTTGTAAGCCTTATCCACTGCATTGAAGAATTTTTTCTTTTCATCATCACTCATGGATTCTATTGATTTACCACTTTTATTCAACATTGTTTTGAATAATTCTTGGTAATCGTTTTCCTCTTTAACGACTTGTTTGATAAGTTCTATTAATTCTGATTTTTTCATTATTCTGATATTTGTCTTATTTTCTGGTCCAATTTTAATAATCGTTCCTTTATAGCATAAATATGGTGATTAGTTCTTTTCCAATAAGATTTATTATCCACTCCACTTTCATTTTTAATTCTACCATACCAATTGAGAAATCTTTCCATTTCTTTCAATTGTTTATTGATGTTAGAAATTCCTCTACCAATCTTTGCCTGTGCCGTTGATTCATCCCTCTTTAACTCCAACCAGCGATTTTCACTAACTACACTATATCCTGTCAAATCTGCTAACCTTTTACCTTTCTTTTTTTCGTTTTCAGGTTTACCAAATGCTTTTGGTGTATTATACCCTTGCACATTCGCATTGGTATTCATCTCCCTAACCATTTTACGGATTTTTTCTTTTAACTCACTTATCTTTTTTTCGTCTAAATTATTTTTTGATTGCATTTTTCAATTCATTTAATAATTCATATGTCATCATCATTGCCGATAAGTGTTCTTCTTTTATCTTTTTAACAGATTTTATTTTTTTTATATTTGCGATTGTTTCTGCTAATTTTATTTTAGTAACTTTATCAGATATCTTTGTACCAATTTCTTTTAGTTCGTTTGTTAAACTTATAACTTCGTTTGATACATACTCATTTAACTTACCTGTGTTATTGATATTATTGATATATTCTCTCAATAATGCTTTCTGATTTGCGGTAAGATTTTTATATTTGTTATTAAAAGATTCAACTAGTAATTTGTAAGATACGGCTCTTAAATCCTCATCTTGCTTTCTATATTCTTCTAAAACTGCATCTTTTATTTTTGAATCTTTATTTTGTATAGATGTGTTTATTATATTTTCCGTTATAGTAAATCTTGAGTTTACAATATCCGTTGGTTCATATTGTTCATTGGATGTGATTACCTCAAATATTTTGTAAATTGATGCTAACGTTTTATAATTTGAAATAGGAGATTTAATAAATTCATCTATATTGTATCTCTCCTTTATTTCTTTAATCAAAGAATATTTTTCTTTTGTCAATTTTTTTTCATCTAATCTCTTTCTAGCTTCGCATATCGTATCTATAAACTTTTCCGCTTTAGATTCGGAATTGTATTTTTCATTTATCAAATATTGATATAATTTCAATTCTTTTGATAATTCCTTTTTGGAATTAAAAAATTCTTTAAGAATAGTTTCAGCTACAGATTTGTTAGATGAAAGTATTTCAGATGTAACTTGTCTTACAAGCAATTCAAAAATGAATCCTGTATTTTTAAACTTTGAATGTTTTATTTTTTTCATCAATTTATACAATTAATCAGATATAAATATATTTTTCTATTGGTTTATTGCTCTTTTGTCAAATCCTCTGTCAAAATTGTCTTTTTATTTCCATTCATATCTTTAAATATTTCTAAATATGGATTTTTTCTTGGTTTATATTTGACAGAACCTTCTTTTGCTTTTAGAGTTTTAATTCCCAATGGGTCTCTTCCTTCTGGATGATCATCTTTACCATATCTGATAGTATCTTTAGGTCTACCAACACCATCTTCTTCTAACTCCGCTTTTATTTTTGCAATCTCTTCTTCAACATTTGTTGGTGCATCGGTTCCTGTTTCCTTTGCTGGATCTACCCCTTGTGTTTCTATTGATGTTAATCTAAACGCCTGTTTTGTATCTTCCAGTATGGCCAATGTTTGTTGATCTTGCTCATCCTTTGCCATACCAAGTATTGCTTCATACATCCATTCTTTAGATAACATTTTAGTTTGTTGCATTTGTTGAATCAATTGAACTTTTGCATTATATAATTCAACTTTTTCTTGCTCATATATTTTGGATGGGATTGTTAATTCTAATGAAAAATTAGTCAATCTTTCATCTTCTATTCCCTGAGCGTATAAGTGTACAATTGCTATCTTTGTGAGTTCTGATACCAATACTCTTTGTATTCTTTCTATGGTTTTTGCAAACCTAACATCCATTCCGGCTAAAGTTGCTTTACCATTCGTTTCTTCTTCATATCCTAAAAATGCTTTTGGAATTTGAAGTGCTGCCATTAACTTACCCTTTAAGTAGTTAATATCATCAATCATATTGTATTCTAAACCTTTAAGAGTATCAATTGAAGTACCACTATCACTACCACGAACTGGCATATAATAATCTTCAATTAGGTTTTGAATGTTATATTTTAAATTATATTCTCCCGTTCTTTCATCTATAAACGGAACTTTTTTAGAATTGTTGATAATTTTTTGCATGTAGTTATCCACTTCGTTTGGTGGGATATTACCAACATCTACTTTAAAGATTCTTTTTTCAGGAGCTCTCATTACTCTATGAATTAACATAGCATCTTCCATAAGAGATAATTGTTTCCAAACTCTTCTACCGCCTTCAATCATTGATTTACCATATGGAAGGAAGTTTGCATCACCATTCAAACGAAAGTGAGCTACTTCATAGTTTTCGTATTCTTTTTTTGCAGTTTGTCCTACAGCGTTATAGGGATTCTGATATGGTGCGTATACGAATTTTACTCTTTGTGGGTTTGTCGGATCAAATCCTTCAATTCTACTCATCTCATATGTAGACATCGGAAGAACATTTACAATTCCTAACCCTTCTGCCATTTCTAATTGTAAGTAAAAGTCACCATATTTTACAAGATTTCTAGTCCACATCCACAAATTATGCTCAACATTCAAAATATCATAAAAAAGATTTTCAAGTATTTGTTTTATGTTATCATCTTCATGATGTATTTTAAGTACATTGCCAAATTCGTTTCTTGCTGTACACTCATCTGCATATACATTTAATGCAGCACATATTATAGGATCCATATCCATTGAATCATAATCTCTAAATAGGTCTATACGAACTTGCTGATATGCTAACCCCGATTCGACTCCTCCCGCATAATTAGATACCTTTAATTTCATAAAACGGTCAACAAGATTCGTAGTCATTGATTGATATTCATCTGTATCAACAACTTTTATACCTTGTGGTGTCTTACGAATTATTGTATTGGTTGAAAATAGTTTTTGTAACCTGCCAAATACCGACTTATCTGCCATATAAAATTTTTTTAAATATACAAAATTTTTTTGGGTTTACCAAATTACCACTTGCGGCAGCTCCAGTATCTTGCTTTCCATCTTGGACCAGGATTATCACAATTGTGTCTTGCTCTGAATGATTTTCTTCTTTCTGGATTTGATTTTTTAATCCTCATATTTGGGTCGCCAAAGTTTACTTTAACTACATTTCCCTTATCATTCTTAACATAAACTTTAAATTTCTTAACATCACCCTGCATTGGTTTACCCAACTTAACGGTTCTACCCTGATACTCCGCTTCTAACATACAGGGACAAGTTGATTCATTTAATTCTCTATTATACTCTCTCATGAATGCAATAAAATCAACATGGTCATCGTAGTTATCAACATCATATTCCAATGGTTCTACTCTACCATAATTTATTTCATCATCATTATCTCTTCTTTGCGGATGATCAACTACATCGTGATTCATTTCTTTTTTTAGTTTCATATTATTTTCGTTTACTGGTACACAATTTGGAACCATTTTACCATTTTTTTCTTTCATACCAACTTGCTGATATCCTTCCCAACATCCTTCATCTAACTGAACACTTTCTTTACAAGTTCTCCAACCACCACCTTTTGATTTGTAATTTTTTGCAGCCCAACCATTTGCGTATGCCGATGGGTATACATCAAATTTAGATTTTGCAGCTGCTTTAGATGCCGACCATTTGCCTGGATCGGTTGGACAATTCTTTTCTAAAAATAAATTTAGTTTTTCTTCTATATTCATAGTTTCATTTTTTTTCTTACCCTGACAATGTGCTCTTTGGCTGAAACCTTTGGGGTTATTACAATCTATACTTTTTTTATATTTTTCACTCCAATCTTCGTTTTTAGGTTTGGTAGAAACATATATCGGTGTTTTACCCTGTCCCTTACTATCACTTCCACCTCTACCTGCTTTATTTTGTGCAGCTCTTTTTCTACGAGTTGCGGATTCTTTCTCTTTTTTACTCATCCCAGCGGCTTTTGCGGCAGGAACACATTTGGCATATCCACTCTTTTCTCCAGAAGTTCCACATGGTGGGTGTTTACCATCGACTTTTTTACCGATGTTGACCCACTTTTCTTTGAACCACTTATTCAAATCTTCTTTCAATATATCTGTTAATTGTGCCATATCAACTTATAAATATAAAATTATCCCAATAACCAATGTAAATTTTCTTTTTCTCCTTTACCCATATCCATTTCATATGGATTTTGTTTCAAATGCGATGTTGCAGTATAAACTCCATCATGCTTTTTGATTTGCGAAGAACCTAACATTGCTTTTGTCAAATCTATACCTTCCTGTCTCAATCGTAATGCAGTATTTCTAACCCACAATCCTATAGACATTGCCATGGTGAGGTCATCATTATACCCCTTCATTGCTTCTGCTCTTCCTCCGTTCCAAATAAATGTAAATAATTCCTCTATAAGACGAGATGAACGAATTAGTATTTCTTTTTCATTTATATATGTATCCAATGCAGATATAATCAATGGACGGGTTTTTGATGTTGTAGAAAATCCCGCTACCATTTGTCTTTCATCTCTGTAATATTTATTAGACATTTGCTTCTCAACATCAACATATTTTAAATCATTACTCATATAAAATAGGTTTTGATACTGCCTATCTATTACTTGCTGTATAGCTGCCCATCCAACATTAGAGTTTTCAACAACTAACAACGCATTGTTATATTCTGTAGCCAAAGCGGTTAGAAAGTTTCCAAAATCTTTTGTTTCAATTTTTCCTCTATACTCACCAACTTGAGAACAATCTTCTATATCAATTATTTGTGCAGTTGAATAATCTGATCCATCACCACGGGCAACGTCTGCTACAACCATATATTGTCTGTTGTAATTTGGGTGTTCCCATATCCAAAGGTTTCCATCGAATCCTCTTTTTTCTACGGGCTCCATAACGTATGTGTTTTTATACCACATTAGTAATTGCGGGTCTATCACAGTATCACCCGATCCAACAAAATCACAATCGCATTCTTGTGATGCACCTTTTATACCTAAAATTCGAGTCTGTTCATCTCTCCATTGTTGATTTCTTTCCGGGTGAACCGTCCAATGTAGTTTTATAGTATTGAATCCGTTTGAACCATTTTCACCCTCAACCCACATTTTGTGAAACCAATTACCCACACCATTTGGAGTTGATAATACTATAGCAGAACCACCCGTTGATAGGGTAGATTGTGCCGATAACCAAATTTCATCGATATCTCTGATGAATGCCGCCTCATCCACAACCAATAAGGATAGGGCTTCCGAACGTCCGGCATCTGGAGAAGATGCGATTGCTTTTACTTGTGAACCATTCTTCAATTTAAGTGATAATTTATTATCTTCAACAGAACTATTACCACCATCTCTTAACCAAACAGGAAGTAAATCATGCATCACTCTAACCTTCTCTACGAGGTTTTTAGCTACTGTCACTTTTGTTGCAATAACCAATGCATTGAAATCCTGATTAAATAACATCTTCCATAAAATAAACCCTGCAGAAAGAGTTGATAGACCTAGCTGTCTGCTTTTTAAGATAATATTAAAACGATTATCTTTAAAATCTGTTAAGCAATTTTCCTGGAAAGGATAAAGGTGAAAGGGTATTTTTCCTCTCACCGGGTGCTGAATTACACAATATTTTTTCATAAAGTAAATGGGGTCTTGTCCACACTTACGATATTCTTCAGCTATTATTTCTTTGAGCGTTTTCTTTGGCTGTCCTTGGACTCCCATTATTTTTTTAATTTAATCTTCCAATATATACCGGCATTGATATATGGTGATAAATCATTTTGTAAATTCAAAACACCAAGATTTACTTTATATAACTTGTCAGATTTTGTTTTATAAACTACACCACTTCCAACTCCTCTAAACACTTCGGCTTTATCAAACGTTCCTTCAAAACCAAAATACAATTGTCTTTTTGGTGGTTCTTTTATATAAATTTTTTGTTCTATAATTTTTTCTTTTACGGTTGCTTTGAATGTTCTATGTAAAATTTTATTTTCTTTTATCGTATCAACCAACGAAACTATTCCCAAACTATCTTGCAACTTCAACGTATCTATGTATACATTTTTAGCGTAAAATTGAGATAATATTTTTGCAGTATCGACATCTTGTGGAACTGGCACATATATTGTAGTATCGTGGTATATATCTTTACCTGGTTTTTTAACAATCTTCGTACTTTCTATATAAAAAGTATCTATTTCTTTTTTTACAACTTCGTATTTTTTTCCTCCAATCTTAATGGTTTCGGTTGGTTTTGTTTCTTCTTTTTTTCCACACCCCTTTAAGTAATTAAATAATAATACAATACAAAGTATTGCTATTATAATATTTTTTATGTTTAAGTATTTTTTCATTTTTAATCTTTTATAAGTTCAGGATGGTTTAATTCTATAAACTTTTCTTCCAATAATCGTTTTCTTTCTAATAATAATTCAATAGCTTCATAAGAATTATCGATATCACTTTTTAAATCTTTTTTTACTTGCTCAATGTCAACTTCCCATGTCCAATTTTCAATTCTTCCATCTTCTGAAACCATTTGAAAATCTTTTTTTAAGGAATTGTAACTATCTTCGCATTTTTGTTTAAAATCTCTTATAAATCCCAATTTATTCAAAGTTACTTTGTAATCTTCATAGAAAGGGAATGTACCATCTAATTTTAATTCTTTTTCTAGCTTATCCAAACAAACAATACAATATCCTGTTTTTATTATTAATTTTTTATCTGCTTTACTATATTGTTTTGTTTCACATTTTTTAGAATGACATGTACTCATTTTCTGTAAAAACTGTCTAACCTCATCCATCTGTGTGACTGAAACTTTAAACCCTTCCTTTTGTTCCCACTCTTTACCATCTTTATCAACCCACCTTTCACCAACTTCTCTTTTCTTTTCAGTATCACCTTCATAACCAAATACACGTTGTGTGTTATCTTCCCTTCCAAAAACGGTATCAATAATTAATTTACGGGATTTGTGCATCCCTTTACTCTTCTCTTCAAAACTTTTTCTTTTTGCCATACTGATTTTATTTATGTAACAATTGTTTCTTAATATATATCAAAATTATTCGTAAAAAATACCAAGAAGTTGATTAAGTGGTGCGAATGTACCTGTCAGTTTATACGTTTTTCCGTTATAAAAGAAAACCAACCCCTCACTAGCAACTATTCTATCAATACCACCCAATGAATTTAATCTTTGCAATTCACTTTTAAACTTTGCAACTTTTGATGCATCGGTTGATGATTTTATTTGAGATGCTACTTGTTTTAATTTATCTTTCATTGCTCTTATTGCTTTATTGGGATGTACTGTCAATACACTACCAACAAATTCAAGAACATCCGCACCTACTCCCAAAAAGATTTCTTCGAATGGTTTCATATTATCTTTTTGTTGTTTTGGAACATTCACTTTATCATTATCTATAGCCCACTTTTGTAGTTCTGCATTCGATATTGTATTCAAGCGAAATCCTTTATCACCAAATGCCCATCTCCTAACTAATGCTTCTTTTGTAAGTTTATCAACTTTTACAGGTGCTTTTGTATCTATAAAATTTTCCCACCAATGTTGGTGATATACTGCCATAGTATCAGCATCACCACATCCAAACTTACTTTGTAATTTAGAAAGTTTAGATAAATATTTTCCTTTTTTTGAACTTAAATTCTCATTTTTTGGAATTTCTGTTACAGGTGGGCCCTGAATAGTATATTTTGATTGTACATCTGCATTTACCTGCTTAATCATACCTGCTAAAGTTCTTGCTGCACTTTGGTCTGCTCCGATGGCAACTCCACTTTCATCATAACAAGTCGTATTATGGAATATCAATAATGCTTGTCCGTATGGTATTACATTTACGGATTCAGGCCATATTACTTCTAAATTCATAAAACACTTTCCTTCACCAAATATCTTTTCTCTTTGTTTTTCGGATAATCCACTAATTGCTGCAGTTAAATCTCTCATTGCAAAGTTATATGCATCTGTCAATCCACCCCTTCCTGCAAACTTTGATGCAACATCTTCTATACCCATTGCGTTTGCTCCTGCATTTGCAAGATGTCCTTTGTTACGTGCTGCAATCAATCTTCCGTTTTTCCAACTTATTGCAAGTGCCTGTCCATCGGTTTTTTCTCTAACTACTCCCAATTCACCATCCAATGCTCTACTTATTATATCTTTTAACTCTCCAAATGTTAATTGCATATCATCAAATGGATGCGACATATGCCCATATGCACCACCTTCCAATAGTAATTCTTCTTTTATAAACTTTGTTGGAGTAAACTCAACTCTTGGTAAATTATCAATAGTATATTTTACAACCCTCTCATCAGCATCTTCATCACCAAATATAGCATCTGCTTTTGGAAAATCTGTTTGGGTATATCCTCCATTTACAAACCAATCTTCTCCCTTATCCGAATTCAATTTTCTTTTTTTTCCCTTTGCTATAAATGAACCATCGGGAATATCTGCTGTGTTTGATGTTTGAATATTGCTAACTTCTGTTAATATTGGTTGTATGTTCAATTCCTTCTCCATTTGCGTAATCTCATCATAATCCATTCCTCTCAATTCTTTAGCTACTGCACTTGGATTTGCTGGCATATTTACTCTACCAAAAAGATATGCATTTATTCTTTTTCTAAAAATAGAATCTCTATATAATTTCATTATATTTGCAAGATGTATATCCGCCCTTCCCATTTCATCCACTTTACGAAATGTAGTTGCCTGCTTGCCATTAATAGTTGGCATTCCGTGTGGGTCTTTTCCTATATTTTTGACTTGTACTTTTTTGTTTTTGAATTTACCCATTAAAACAGTATCACCTTTATCGATATCCACATTAATATCTTCTTTGTAGATTTGTTTATTGATTCTACCATATTCTCTCATTATAATACCGGCAACCGCATGGGCGTTATTTTCAATGGGAGAACCATCTGCACCATCATTTATAGGGTTTCTAACCAATCCCATCTCATCTTGCTTTCTATGAACCATTTCATGTGCAAGAGTTCTTAAAATATCCGCAGTTAATCTATTTTCCGTTGCAACGTATATTTCTTTTGTTTGAGGATCAAATCCACCAAGAGATGTTTTGATTTCTGCAAATTCACCTCCACCAACTAAATTAACTTTTGGAGTTTCTTTTAATTTTAATCTTTGGGTTGCCCATTCTACAAAATGCTGAATAGATTGTTGTTTTGTTTCTGAAAGATTTTCTCTTAATAAATCTGCAGCATCTTGCTTTGGTTTATTCTTTTTATAATCTTGTATTGATTTTAATAATTGTTCATCAGATAGTTGATATGTTTCCATTTTTTCAACAACCTTTCTCATAAAATTTGCAATAAACTTATTATTACTATCAACTTCTTCATTAATCATTTCTAAAATACCACCGGTAGCCGTTGATAGTACTGCACCTCCGCCTGCTGCGGATATTCCACCCATTCCTAATGTTTCTAACGTAGCATGTTTAGCGATATCCTTTCCTAAATGTGCAGTGAACCCTCCTACACCATGTGTAAATGCACCAACCGCCCCATGTCCTGCAGCACTCAATGCTCCAGCGGCACCCTTTCCTGCCATCACAGCTTTTACTCCCGCAACTCCTGCACCACCCAATGCCATTGAACCCAACAATAATGCAGTGTCCATTGCAAAGTGTTTTATATGCTTTATTTGTTCTTTTCTTTTTTCATCGGAGTACTCCCAATTGCCGGTTTCTTTATTTTTTGTAGATCCTATTTTTTGACCACTTGCCAATGCTTTAACTGCATCGACAGTTCCACCGACCATTTCAGCTTTGTGTTGGGCCCAATGTTTTAATCCTTTACCAAATTTTTGTATACCAGATTTTATATTCCCCATCATTCCTTTTCTTTCAGGAGATTGTGGATTATTTACTTTATCAATAGTTTCATTATCTTCTTTCGATAATTCTTTTCTAGCATTATCCAATGTTTGTTTTACCTTTTCAGTATTCTTATCTTTTGGTCCGTTTTCGGCCGAAGATTTGAACTCTGCACTACTTAACTTTTGAGGTGATGGTGCTTCTGGTTGTTCACCACTTTTTGATTGACCCGGTATCGGTGGTGCGGGTGGTTTACCACTCGATGTTGGTTGTTGTTTTGTTTTGGATTGAGATGGCATAACCAAATCAGGTTTACCGTCTCCCTTTTTGACAACTGTTCCAGGTTTTTGACCAGGAATCATAACATCAGGTTTTTTTGATGTAGCTGCGGTTGGTGTACTTTGTGCTATTTTTGCAGCCTGTATATGTGCTGGATGATCTTTTGGTAATCTTAATGCATCTCTTGCTTTTATTTTTTTCTGTTTTCCTTTTGCATTTGTATATGTAATATCTACATCCAATGCTTTATTTGGTCCCACTTCACCTAAATAATTTTCAATAAATTCATTAAATATTTCTTCCGCAGCAACTCTGCCTATCAATTCGTTTATTGGGTCATATACATATGAATCATCGGTAGTTGCTACCGAACGAATATCATCATTTTTCTTTTGTATTTTTTTGACATCTTCTTTAGATGGATAACCTTTTATAAAATTTTCATTAAGTTTGCCTGTTATCATTTTGAATATTTCTTTGTCAAATTTTGGATATGCTTTTAAGAAAAACTTTTTAGCCTTTTCCATATCACCACTTCCCAAGTTATTACGAACATCGGTTCCACTTATTGGATTTGATTCTGCAGGTATTGGATAAGTATAACCTATTTCGGCATATCCGTATCCCATTTTTCCTTTATATGGTTTAAAGTATTTACCCTGCAATCTTGTTGCATCTTTTTCTCCTACCGCTGCAATATATTGAGTAGTTTTATCATCAAATTTTTTAAGAATTTCTACAGGCTGATATGGGTTTCTAATTTGTATAAACCTATTGGAAGGTATTCCAAACATTTTGGTTGCAATTTCTTTTTTCTCTTTGAATGAGAATGGAGATTTTGGACTAGATTGGTCATTTGATGTTCCAATAAATACGTTATCTGCTCCAAATTTAGAAACTAACTTTTGGTACGCAGCATAATGTCCTTTATGAAATGGTTGAAATCGTCCGGCGTATACTACTACCGTTTTCTTTACTTCTGGCTTATCTACTTCGTTTATTAAATTCATACATATAAATATCCTAAAATTTTAGAAATTTTTATAAACGAAAGGATCCCTTTTTTTTAATTCTTCCAATTTCTTTTTAAATCTTTTTTTTCTCTGTCTTTCTTCCCATATTTTTACGAAAAAAGATATGATTGGCCAATTTTTCATAAATTTAATTTTTATAGTATAATTCTGGATATTCAACTAAACAATGTACTCCACCCGTTTGGTATGCGAGTTCGTATGCAGGTTCTATATCTTCCCACTTTTCTAAATTGTGGAAGGTTATATTTTTACACATAGATTTAAATTCTTCAAAATAATTTCCTTTGTGCTGATGTCCAGGATCTAATGGTTTATCCGAACCTTTTCCTAATCTAATAAGTATATTTGCTTTTTTTCCTGTCATCAATTCGTATTTATCAATATGATTTATCAATTGATTTGCTGCACATATTATAAAATCCCAGCGAGGATAAAATGTAATAACCGTTTTTTGTGTCATTGCTATTCCCAAACTCATTCCCATTTGGGTTTCTTCCATAACAGGTAGTTCTACCATTTTTTCCTTCGATACATCTCCTAACGTTGTACTCATAGGATTGCCAGCATAAACTATCTGCTGTCCTATAAATATAGTATCATCTTTTTCTCCTAATAATTTCATTGCATTTGATAATGCATCTTTATATGGTGTATATTCCGGCTTACTCATTATGGTTTTGAATTTGGGTTAAATAAATGTTTGTTTGCTTTATACCAATTTAGTGCATCTTTTAATCCTGTTTTTAAATCGTACTTCGGTTTCCATCCCAATTTAAGAAGTTTATCATTCGAAAGTAGTCTAACAGGTATCATTGGTGCCTTATTACTAACATATTCGATTGGGTTAGAATTTTGTTCAATCTCTTTTATGGTATTTAGTACTTCATTTACCGAATATCCTCTACCATAACACACATTATAAACATCGTATTTATCTACGTTTTCTGCTACGCAAATAAATCCACTTACCATATCATCTACATGAATAATATCTCTAATCTCACTTCCATCACCCCAAACAGGTATTGGATTTAACCCATCTGCTACCTTACGAATGTTTGCAGGAGTAACGTGGCATTTTTCGTAATCGTATTTATCATTTGGACCATACGCATTGGAAGGTCTGATGATGATACATTGCATTGGATTATGAATATGATTGGATAGGAAATCACAAAGTGTTTCTCCGTATCGTTTCATATTACCAACTGCTTTATATGCCGGATATATATTCGGTGTTTGTACTTCCATATCTTCAGTACAATACTCACTACCTATATTTGGATAAACCGTATTTGATGATATGAACATAAACTTACGAACATTATTTTTCCAAGATTGTTCCATTAGATTTACATTCATTTCTACATTTTGAGTTACATGTAATAATGGATTTACTTTTGTATCCAATGCATTTGTGGTATTTGCCGCACAATGAAAAACAACATCCACCTCTTTCGATACTATTTCACAAAATTTAGCATCTGTCAAATCTCCCTTATAATGTTCAAAATTACCTTCTATATTTGGGATATCATTAGTTAAATTTCTTTTATAGGTAACTGCTCTAATATTCGTATATCCTGCTTCTATTAATGATTTAAGTAATCTGGATCCTATAAATCCACTTGCTCCCGTTACTAATATTTTATCTGTTTTTTTCATAAAATTTATATGTTTTTTTAATTCCTTCTTTTATCCCCATTTTTGGTAAAATCTTATATTTTGTTTGTTTTGTTATATCCATCTGTCGTCTTTTATCTCCGTTTGGTTTAGATGTATCCCAATTTATATCAATTTTTTTACCACTAATTTCTACAACCATTTCTATAATTTCTTTGATGGTTATCTCTTCTCCACATCCAAAATTTATAGTAGTGTGATACTGATATTGATACAAATCTATAATCGCATCCGCGACATCTCCGGCATAAACAAAATCTCTAATAGGTGATCCATCACCCCAAGCTTCGATGGAATCGGTTGCATCATAAACTTTTTTTATGGTAGATGCTATGACCGTTCCGTTTCCACTAAAATCATCATATTCCCCGAATATGTTTGCAGGCCTTATAATAGACCATTTATTATATCCAGTTTGTACTTCGTATGATTGTAAAAGTAACTCACCCATTCGTTTACTCCATGCAGGAAACCAATCGGCATTGGATGGTAATGTTTTCCAAACGGATTCTTCTTCAAACTTTTCCGCCGGTGCATATACTCCAACCGAACTAACAAAAACCAACCAAATATTGTTTTTAGCACATTGGTTAATAATTTCCGTATTGATTTTAAAAGATGGATATAAAAAATCAACTGGATTATTTTTTGCTCTCATTGGTGAACCTTTTACACCGAATGCATTAAAAACTACATCAGGGGTTTCAAAAAAGAAAAGGTTTTTTATGTTATCTTCGATTGTTAAATCTAGTTGGTAAAAGGTAAAATTATCTGAAATTGGTAAACTATCGGAATATCTAATATCCACACCAACAACAGCATATCCTTTATCCAAACACTTTTTTACCAAATGGATTCCTACCAATCCACTACATCCTGTTATTAATACTTTTTTCATAATTAAAATGCTATCCATTTTCCACTTCCATAATGTGGATATTTTGATTTATAATCATACCAAATTACATCTTCAGGAATTTCACGTTTTACATTCCATGTTACTTCGGTTGGTGTGTACGTTGAAACACCATTATCTTCTACTACAAAATACAAAGGAAGGTCGAAGTTTCTAGCGTATTTATGAACCTCATAAAAAATACCGCTTTCAAAACTCATATCTCCAACAAATACCCAAACTTTATCATCACCACCTGACCTTTTAATAGATAGTGCCGTTCCTAATGCAATTGAAAGAGTTGCACCTACAATTGCAGATGCGTAAAACTTCTCATCAATATTGCACAATGTAATGGATTTTCCTTTAACAATTTGTTCTTCTATCCACGATTGAGATACTCCTTTCAGTAGTATATGATAATGTGAACGCCAAGTACTAAAAACCCAATCCGATTTTTTTATTCTTTTAAATATTTCAATAAGTGGTTCTTCATTTCCGTTTGATAGGTGTACGGGTCCTTTTATTTTTCCGGTCTCCCAGTGCTTTACTATTAAATTTTCAAAATCAATAAGAGAATCGACTGTATACTCTGATTCTCTTACTACTGGATATTTTTCTAAATTTTTTATCATCTGTCTCTTTTTTGTAATATTGGTTTATCGGTTGGCCATTCGATTTGATATTCTGGATCGTTCCACTTAACCACATTTTGTGCATTTTCTTCAACAAAATCTCCTTTATAAAATAAGTTATAATGAAATACACAATCGGTTAATGCGTAATGTCCATTTGCAAATCCAGGAGGAACTAAAACTTGGTCTCTAGTTTTTTCTGTTAATAAAAATGAATTCCAATCACCATATGTAGGTGAATCTTTTCTCATATCCAATACAACCAAAAATATATCACCAACTAAAGCTTGTACTAATTTCCAAGTCTTTGTATCCCAATGCAATCCTCGCAACACACCTTTGTATGATTTGGAAAATCTACCGTGAATGTTGATTTCTTCCTTATCATAGTGTATGTAATCCATAACAGGATGTATTTCACTATGGTATGTTGTCCATATTTCCCCTCTATACTCTCTGTAAACGGATGGTGAAAATACAGGCACTTCACATGCAAATGGTTTTAAGAATGATACCTCAATATCATTCCATTTTTTGTCTTTATAACTCATATTATGTTTTATTTGCGTAACCCAATGGGAATCCATTTCTGAATTCTGCTCCCATTTTGGGAACTATCATTTGATACCCCTGAATCAATTGTTTAATTCCCATATCCAAATCCCACATTGGTTTCCAACCTGTCGATTCTATTTTTGCGTTAGAAACGATATAATCTCTTTTATCCGGGTCTTCGTAGTAATCATTATAAGATACTGCAAAGTCGTTTACATGGGCCTGAATCTTCTCTAATAACTCCTGCTTTGATAGATTTGCAGTACTCAAACCTACATTAAAAACTTGGGATTTATATTTATCATAATTTTGTATCATATATAAAAATGCAGATGCAACATCTTCTATATGAATAAAATTTCTCTTGAATGATTTTTCGAATACTACTATGTACTTATCCGTTATCGCTTTGTAAGTAAAATCATTTACCAATAAATCCGTTCTCATTCTTGGTGATACTCCAAAAACCGTTGCTAATCTAAAAATAATTGCATCCGTTGATACTCTTAAAAAATTCTCTGCATCACATTTTGTTTGTCCGTATACTGATATTGGTGTAAGTGGTGATTCTTCGGTACACTCGGATTGACCTTCTGCAATACCATATCCACTATTTGTATTTGGATATAATATTTTTTTACCTTTTCCAATTGTATATTTTACAATATTAACAATCTGATCGTAATTAATTTCTTTTGCCAATTTAGGATCAGATGCACATGCCGGAAATCCAACAATTGCTGCCAATGGAATAATTATGTCAGATTCATTACATAATCTTTCTAATTCTATTTGATTACGAACATCTCCATAAATAAATTTAAAATTTGGATTCGATGTATATTGAAGTAATGATGTTTGGTTAAATAGTAATTTATCCAAAACAACCACATCGTATCCGTATTCTAATAATTTTCCGACAATAACAGAACCCAGATAACCTGCACCTCCTGTAATTAGGACTTTCATATTTTTATTAATTCTTTTTTTGCTGTTTCCAAATCCATTGCTTTATCATCTATAAGTAAATCATAATGAATTTTACCCATAAATAATCCATGATGTCTTACACCCCACTCATCCAAACACTTTAAAGTTAAATCATATAGTTTTTCATATATTAACTTTACATCGCCATCAAATGTTTTCATACCACGAGCCGTATAAATATATATAGTGTGACCTTTATCATATAAACTATTAGATAGGTCTATCATTTCTTTTATTGGTTTACAATGGTGGTATTTATCTCCACCCAAATGTTCAACATCCTTTGGTCTATAACACAAAGTATCATCTAAATCAAACGCGAAGATTTTTGACATGATGGTAAATTTTTTAATTTTATTTTAATATTTTCTTTTATTAAATCATCTATTTTTGGTAATTCGTATAGATTAAAACAATAATGCCCACAAACTTGTATTAGTTTTTTCTTATCCGAAAAATCAAAATCAGATGGGACCCATCTTTTCCATTTTCTTGAATTTAGGCATATTTCATAAAATTCATCTATTTGTTTTTCGGTCATATTTTCTAAATAAGTTAGAGTTTCTAACTGCACTATTTCAGGTCCTATATTTATACAATCCAATCCATTTGAAAATCGAATTCCCAATTCATTATGGTTCAAATAATCACCATTATGTTCTTTTGTTTTTTTACCAAATGATTTTATTAAAAAGGATTGTTTTTTTAACTTTTCTAAATCAAATTTTCCTGTATTTTTTCTATTAACCAAATCCAATCCTACTCCCGATTGTACTACAATATATTCGATACTATCGAACTCCGATTTGGATAAGTTATTTAGTAGATATTGCATTATATCTATTATTTCTTCATCCGTAAATTTCCATATCGCCTCTTCCGTCAATATTTCAAACTTAACATTTGGATTTAGGTGATGAATGTATTTTAAAGCATAAACAGTTTTTTCTATGCCATCAATATGATTTTTTGCAATTTTCCATGGGTCTAAATGTATTATATCAAAATAATTTGCATCATGAGTATGACTTACATACCCACTATCCTCATTCACTCCTTGGTTTGGGCCGGAATGATCTCTTTCTATTATAAGATTTTTATTTTTAGTTTTTACATACTCATAAAAACTTTTAGTATTCCAACCATTTACATATCCACCATCCCAGTCTATCTGTCTGCGAGTTGGTAGTAATCCAAAAGCAGAGTTTTCCATTTCTATTACAGAATCTACTATATTTTTGGACATTGGGCATATGTAGTAATTAGGTAGTGCCATATTCTATTCCTGTGTATATTTTAAATTGATATTTTGCTTGCATTTCGGCAACTATTTTTCCATAATGTGTATGTGGTCTTAAATCTATTACCCTACTATAAATTGATTTTATTTCAATTGGAGTAGCGTTTATAAAAGTTTCATTCAGTATCGAAGATATATTATCTATATCATTTCTTCCAAATATTTTATATTCTATATTCATATTTTTACAAGCACATTGTATTGCTTTACTAAAACCACCATTTCCAATTATATTTACATTTTTTCCTACGTTAATATAAGAAAAAAAATCAACAATTCCAAAAAAATCTGTGTTATATCCTGTAAGTTTACCTTCCACATTTATCACAGTATTAACCGCACCTATTTCTTTAGATATATCATCCATATAATCCAAATAAGGTATTACATCAACTTTATGTGGCATGCTCAATGCAAAACCACTAAATCCCAAATGTCTGACGGATTGTATGGTTTCTTTTATGTTATCAGAATAAAAAGATTTATATATAGCATTTATATTATACTTTTCAAATGCAGCATTGAAAAACAAACACCCATTATTTCCGGGTGTTTTAGAAAATGATCCGTATATTTTTGTATCTTTATTTATCTGCGTACTCATATAGAATTTCAATTGATTTGAACCATAGCATTTTTGAAAACTTTTCATCATGTAGTGGTGACATGTTTAAAAATATTAAACCTGTCATAATTTTTACTTTATCCATATCAAATCCCATTTTGATAATCCAATTTTCAAATTCCTTTTTAAAGGAAACCAAATTATCGGAAATATCATATGAATATCTTATAGAACAATCACATTCTACAAAGTTTATATTATCTTCATTTTTCATTTTATTATACGGAATTATACACCCACCATATAGTTTTGCTAAATCATAGTAAATATCTCCGGCCTCCGTATATCCTCCAAAAGATTCTCTCCAATCAATATATTTGAATTCATTTTCTTTTGAAGAAAAAATGATATTGTCAAATTGAAGGTCTCCATGAAATTTTTTATAAAAAGAATTACTTTGAAATTTATGAAACCTATTATTTACAACATCTGTAAAAAAAGAATCATATGCCGGATATTCTTTTCCATTTATAATATGCGGTAAGGTGTGATATTGATGTCCATTTTTATTTACAAATTTTTGTACTCTACTATGTGTTTTATTTATATAAAAATTTATTATATGTTCAATGGAATTATCTGTAATCTCTTTTAAATTATTTTCCATTTTGTTTAGAAATCGTTTAAATAGATTAAAATCATCCAATTCGTATAAAGTATCACCATCTACCCAATCGTAATAAATGAAATTTGAAACGGATCCAAAGTTTAAAGGTATTTGCTCTTTCAATAGAATTGCTCTTTTAATTCTATTTTTTAATACCTCTGGATCGGGTGTAAATTTGATAAATAAATTACCTTCTCTGTATGTTAGTTCGTTATTATCTTTTTGTAATGATAATGGTACATCGTTAAAGTATTGTTTTGCTTTATTTAAATCATCTATGTTACCTGTATCCAACCATTTTAATTTTTTTATTTTAAACGTAGGATAATCTAATGGTGCTTCAAACGCCGATACTAACTCTCCATTGATGGTTCTACTTTCTAATTTATTCCAAAATACTTCGTAATCCCATATACCAGCCAGCCCAATGAATGCCAAATTATATCCATGTATGGATTTGTTTGAATAATTTATAATATTATCTCCATCTACCAATACCGTTGAATATTTTTCTGGATAAGAAGTTGGTTGTACTCCCAACCAATTACCATCCAAATGTGGCATTGGAGAATCTATCAAACAATCGCAAGTGGTAATATAAAAAGGTCTTTGCAAATACTCTCTACATTTTAATGCGGAATATCCTGGGCCTGATCCTGATTCTTCAATGTTATCGATTTCCACAAACGTAAATTTATGATTGGGAAATACTAATTTACAATACTCTTTAACCAATTCACCCTTATATCCAATTGCTACTACAAATTCATAATCTTTTGGAAACTTATCAATAATATGTGAAATGATTGCACGATTGTTAATTGGTAAAAGTGCTTTATTAATTTCTTTTGTAAGAGATTCCAAACGGGTACCCAAACCTGCTGCCAATATTAATACAGCGGGTGTTTGGTGTTCACCTTCTATTTTACCATCACCCCTTGCAAACTCATCATTAATTCTAATGACATCATCAACTTCAGGCGTTGATACTTCTTGTAAAATAATATCAGTTAATGCAATTACTCTGTGCTTTTTTGGTGGTGTTACATTAAAGTAATCACCCGCCTTCATTAATTTTTTTTCAACAACACCCTCATCATTTTCAAGCCACACTTCTGCTTCGCCCGAAATGATATAATTTGTTTCTTTTTTAAAATTATGATACTGATATGATGTCTTATATCCGGCATTAATGTAAATTCGTTTGTAACAATATCGGTCGTTTAATTCTAACCATTCTTCCTTTCCCCAAGGTTTTATAACTGTTTTCATATTTCTTATCTATTTAATATAACTATATTATTTTTTCTATTTTCTCTCCTAACATATCTTCTATATCTTCTAAATAATACGTTTTGTTTTCATCTAAAAAAAAATTTTTACTTTCTAGCTTTTCTTTTAAAAAATGTATAAAATATTTTGTATTTTTATCAATGGGTGTATCATAATAATATACTTCAAATTTTAGTATTTCTTTATACATTTCTTCAAAATTTACAAACTTTTTTATACGATTTGCAAATTCAGAACGTAATATAGAAAATTCATTTATAAAATCCGTATTTATTGGTTTTATTCCATTATTTATTAAAAAAAATGGAAAATTTATAAATATATTTTTATCATGATTTTTTACAATCTCCCAAAAATACGTTGATGCTATATTCATTTCTTTTGATTTTGCAACAAATAACATATCGGTTGCAACCGGGTCGGTTGGTAATAAATCATTCATAACAAACCCCAATATTTTAAATTTATCTGATACAGTTGTTTCTATTTCATTTTTTAAAAAATTTTCACTACAACTTGCAAAATCAAATCTTAATTTCAATACACAATCATATTCAAATCCATTATCTTTTTCATATTTTTGTTTGTATTCTACACTTTTCATAAAAGAATACCAAAGAGGTGGTACTCCATATAAATTAGAAATTTGATATCCGGGGGAATGTTCTATATTTTCTATGTGAAATATTTTTGGTTTATATAGTTTTTCTATGTTATACACTTTTTCGCTATCTTCTATGATTGGTCTACGTTTGATGTTAGATGCATTAAATGTTTTATATTCACAATTATTCCACGTATGTACAAAAAAATCACAATACTCGTACATCTCTCCTAATAATTTTTTTATATTTTCAAAATTATCAATTGCTGTACGCATTTGTCCACTAAAACATACGGCTATTTTCATAACGTTTTACTAATAAAGTTATGAAATTTTTCGGAAAATTCCAAATGCCATTTTTCTCCAGGGTGGTGATTATCTCTTGCTGCAAAATCACTCTTATAACAATCAGTTGGTTCAAAGAAGTTATTCCAATCTATTGTATTTTTAAGATGTGATTTTAACTCTCTAAATATATCATAATAATAACCCGCTATCGTATGTATAACATTTATATTATGCAATTTTGCAGTTGTTTCTACAAACTTATAAGCTTCCCAAAATTCCATTAAATCTTGATAATCATTTCTCAATTCGACAAACAATTTATCTTCATCCTCATTTTTCCAAATAACATCTCGTTCATGTGCTAAACGAAATCCCCCTATCTTTTTAAATACTCCATTATCTTTTATATAATCTCTTCTGCTAAAACCAGGCCACATTATTAAAACCAAATCAGGTTTTATTTCTGATGATACTATTTTATAAAAATTTTTTGCTGTAAATGCCGTTGATACTCCATACGTTCCGTAGTTAAAAACCGATACCTTTTTTTGTATTTTACTTTGTATCTTTTCTCCTATTAAGTTTGGCCATATTGCATCATTTCTAACTCCGACACCCATAGTCCACGAACATCCTAATGTCAATATATTGAATTCTGATTTATTCTTAAATGAATTAGATCTATACCCATGTTCATTCATTTTATATAAAATTGTTCCATCATCTTTTATATCGCTTGCTATTGTTAGTAATTCTTTATTGATGTAATTTTTATTTACAAAAACTTCATTTGATAATATTAATTCAAAATCTTTCATAATTAAATAAGATTGTTGTGAGTTCTATCGTAAAATTCTTTAACCAAATCTTCTGCAAATAATTTATTTTTATGGTAGTTTATTAAGGTTCTATGATTATGAATTAGAATATCTTCCATTTTCCAATACCATTCATGCATTTCTTCCTTACTCATTGAACATAATCTTTTTACTTCTAAAAATATTGCTTCCAATCTTTCATTTATATTTTGAATTTTATCATACCTTTCATCTATAAACCCATCAAACGTTTTAAATCCTAAATTTTGTAAAAGTTCTAATGCACCCGGATAAGCTACAAAAAAGAAAGGTTGAAAATTTATTATTGGTTTGAAAACTTTTTCTGTTAGAGATTTGTGATCTCCATGTACAAATGTTTCAAAACATATTTCAAAATATGAATTAATATGTGGTTGATAATGTGAATCCGTCCATGCATTGATATCTCCATACGTTATTCCTCTTTCACTTTGTAAAATATGTGGTGCGGTTTCATGTAATGTTTTTATATTTTTTAAATTTACATTTTTTATTCCGTACCTTTCTATAACAAATTCGACAGTATCTTTTGAATATTGTGTTCCATTTGGTGCTAAAAAAGAAAAATCGCCATTTTCCAATAATCCCTCACTTGCCATCTTATATAAAAATGCAATTCTATGTTCTCTCCCATTTCTAATTTTCATTAAAAAATGGTTTTTTCTTATAGTATCTTTTGTATTTAAAAAATCACTTTCATTCATACACTTTCCTGTATTTCTTTCCAGTTCATCGTTATAATACCAAGAACTATGGTCCAAACAAAATGGAAGATTTCTAACAGAGTACATTCTTTGTTCTTCCGTATAATATTTTTCATAGCACTCTCTAGCATTAAAACTATTTACACACACTATAATCGATTCTTTTGGAATTCCACTATTTCTTAAAGAGTCATGGAATGCATCGTGTAGATATTTATCAATGAAGGGTTCCATAGAATAATCTATAAATATAATACCCTGCCTATCCATTATCAGTTCAATGGCCTGTGCTGAAATGTACTTCCAGAAAAATTCTCCACTCATTCTACTTCCTATGGATTGAGATACCCCAATAAAATCACTCAATACAGGATTTGGTTTTATGGGATAAATAAATTTTTCATGTCCATTATTATTATTGTATAGTGGCCGTTGAGAATATTCCAACATTGATTTATATACACCTGCTTGATAGAAGTATCCAGTTCCTGAATTTGGCATTCCTCCAAACTTATCACCAAAGATGGCAGATACTGGCATCTGCTGTTCGAAAAAAGTTGCGTTTTGTGATTTATTTGTATGTATTGATGCTAAATAGTTTATGATACCAATTTCCGGCATTGTTGCATTTGGTAAAATAAAACTTGGAAAAAAATAATCAAAAACAAAATTTAATTTATATTTGTTCATATTAAAATAGGGGTGCACCGTATGCTTTGTTTTTTAATTGATAAAAATTTAAGTTGTAGGATTGTTGTTGATTATGCCAAGAAGATAAATCTTTGATTGATTCCAAAAATTCAAAAGTATTTTTTGATTCTTCGGTATCAAATTGTGGAAACTTTTCTTTCATAAACTCATAATGCATCAACTGTGTTGGATGTCCATCGGTATATTCCTGTTGTATATACAAATCATAATCTTCAGGAAATTTATATCGTTTTGATTTCCAACTATCAAGTGATTCCGAATCCGATAGTAGGTTGTATATATTATCTACAAATCTTGTAGATAATGCGTTGGTGAGTGTATCATCAAATGGGGATTCTTTATAGTAAATACTATCTATTGCTAATAATAATTTATTATCAATTGCTTTATATCTTAACAATTGTTTTACAACATTTATAGCTACCCAAGAATTATAAATTCCCCAATCTTCAGACCACATTTTGTTTCTAAAATCTTCGGGATAAGTATCATTTTGATAAACACTACCATATAGGTTCCAACCAACTTTATCATAATAAGAAAATCTATTAAAATTTGTAAACATTACTACAACATAATCGGTTTCTGGATTAAATTTATATTTAGCATCTGCCTCAATAAATTTATTCATTATATATGAATTACACGCACCACCTCTGGCAAAATTATAATATTCTTCAAAATTAGAAGATATGTAATCTGCCCATGTTCCACATATGTGTGAAGTGTAACTACACCCAAATGCAAAAAATCTTTTTTTATTTAATCCATCCATTTTTTTCTATCTTTTTTACAATAGTTTCAAATACTTCACTATGTCCCTCCGCTGATGTATGTAGTGTATTTAAATCATCTGGATATTTTTTTGATAAAATTCCCCAATCTATATTAACTAAACTTTCATCCGGAATGTGATTTTTAAAATCGGAATCATATGTTAATACTAATACTTTGATACCTTTATTTTTTAATAAATTATAAGCCATAACTATCATACCGATATCGTAGTATCTTTGTATTCTATCATCAAATATATCAGCATAGTAGTTTCTTAAAAGTTTCAATCTATCCGTTCTTTCATTTTTAAATTTTAAATAATAATTACCACCTTCTCTCTTTCCGGCCAATACATTATCAACATAATCAACTATGCCATAGTAATTTTCTGTAAACATTTCTCCCGTATATCTACTATCTCCCTCTAATGGATTATCTAATTTGTATTGGTAAGTATCCGTTCCATATGGTGGATATTGGTGATAGTTTACCGATGTCAATTTCAAATCACCATCCGATGTATCTGTATTTTCAGGAAACCACTCCACTCTATTATATGAAGTTGGTGCTATACATACAAATTCAATATCATTTGGTTCTATATTTTCAACAATATATTTTGCCTGTAAAAATATTGAAAAATTCGTAGATGACCCCTTTGCAAGATTTATAATATCTTTATTGAGATGGGTTGCTAATCTAGATCCATATGGTTCATTGTGTAAATCATGACACCCAATTCCAATACTAAATGAATCACCGCATATAACTATAGTTCTTCCCATGATATACCTCTATTAGATCGTTTTCTTAAATATGTATCTATCATTTTCAATTCTTGCAAAGAAAACATTTTTATTTTTTTATAAAAATACATTGATGTATATATATCCAATTCACCAGACCAATGCCAACCAAATGATTTGGGATTAAAAGTAAAAAATGATACAAATCTATTACAATCAGAGTTTTTATCGTGTATATCATATACACTAAATGGTTGATCTTTATAAATCCATCCGTTTTCTAAACATTCATTATAAAAATTTTCATCAAATCTGCTATCGGTTTTGTGTACATTTTTACACACATCCTCAAAAAACAAAGAATAAAAAGAATCCTCATTACCGAAATAATCTGTGTATTTAATATTAGAAAGTTTTTTCATTGTAGATGTTTTTCTCAACGAAAATCCACCATTTTGTAATGTGTTACCACCTCCAATATAATCATAATTAAAAAATTCATTCCTCCACATATCCGGATTTACAATAAACCCATCCCATTGTATTATTAAGTAATAATCAGATTCTATCTCATATGGTAAATTTTTAATAATCCATTTACTATAATCGCCGGCATTTGTAAATGTTTTTTCAAACCCATGAAGTGGTGAAAAAAACTTTACGTCGAAAAAATCAATATACTTTTTTGCATATTTTATTACTCTATCTAATATAATATATCTTATATTATTTTCGGTTGGTAAATCGCTCAAGTCATCTACAACGACAAGTGTTACGTTGGTTAGATTTATTTTCATTTTAGCAATTTATATTGGTCTACATATCTAACTATTTCTTCCGCCCAAACTTTATGAGATTCCGGTGAAGGATGCCATCCATAATATGTTCCATTTGGATTTTTCTTTTCCATAAAACTTTTGAATGTGTTGTTTGGTTGATCCTTTTTATAAAATCTTATAGGGTCTATCGTATCCCATATCGGAACGTAATTGTACTGATATACGCCTCTTTCCTTTTTATCTGATATGGTATACGGTGTTCCGTGTAAATTTAATTTTTGCAATTCATCTCTCACATTCAAATCTTCCCAATCCATAGGATTTTTTCCAGGAGTTTGATAAAATGCATTAAACATTAACCATTTTATGTTATGTGCTTTAAAAAAGTTTTCAAGTTGTAATACATTCATAACATATCTTGGTAAATATTCTTCAGCATTCCATAAATATTGAACATATAACTTCCAAAATTCTTCTTGTGGTGGTGCATCGAAATGCTGTACTTGAGGCCACAATCTAAATCTGGACGAAAACTTTTTAGATTCATCCTTATACCAAAAAAAATTTCTTTCGGGAGATGACCAGCCTACAATTACAAACAAATCATCCGTTGGTAATTCTTTATCTATATAATTTGATGTGATATATGCAATAGTTCTGTGTGTTATAGTTCCATTATCATCTGCAGGCCAAGATAAATTTGTAACTTCTGCGTTCATCAATTCGGACAAATGTGTTGGAAATATCTTTGGTATTCTATACCCATCATTTTCTTCCATCCAATCGTATTTACCAGGATGAACCTCACCATCATATCTCATACTAATTTGTGGGTCCGCTATTTCGGAACCAAATACCCAGCTATCACCATTACAAATTATTTTTAAATTTTTATCCATAGTTATTTATTTTTTCTAAAATTTCTTGTGCAAAACAATTAATTTATTCATAATCAATGTATATCTGCTTTTGATTTTTCAAAATATCCATTCTCATACCAATCTCTGGATATATCATATATTTCTTTCCAATTATCAATACTATGCAATCCTTTATCTTCTGCTTCCTTTCTTACAACATAATACGGGTTGGCATGTTCTGCATATGGTTGTATATTCCAGTTAGTAATATATTTTTGTAATAGTGTTCCAGGTCCATAATAAAATTCAGGAAAATCAACAAATTCGCCTGTAACTTTTTGTAATCTTCCTTTTTGCATCAACTTTTTATACCACCGATATATGTGTGCAATGATATCCATGGTTGGTGAATCTGCGTAGAAAAAAACATCATCAAAACAAACTTGATTAAATTCATTTGGAAATCTTGTAGGTGTTGGTGATGATGCATACGCTGTAAATGGTTGTAACGGATGTACATAAAATTTGTTTATAGGTAATCCATATTTATTTACTCCTTCTTGTAAAAAGTTAATATCAAATCTGGTTTTGATAACCATATCGTAGTGTATATCCGTTGATAGTTCGTATCTCTTTTTTAGTTCTATACTTTTCATAAAACTATAAAACATACCCTCCCAAGCTTCATTCCATATATTTGGATTGAACGATTCATATTCCATCATTTTTGGATTAAAAGCAAGTTTTATTTCTTCTACTTCATTTGGATTATCTATCTTATAATCCGTATTTTGCCAACGTGGTTGAGTCTTATCTCTATAACTATTGGTATCCCACGTATGAATAAAATAATCGACATTTACTTTACAATTTTTATGCGTATTAATTTTTACATCAAAATAGTTAAGTATATTTTCTTTGGCGGTTCTCCAAGTACGAGATTGTCCACTTAAGCAGACTGCTATATTATATGTTGTTATCTTTCCCATATTATCTTATTATATCTGGATCAATTTTTAATCTTATATTTTTAATATCAAACATTCGTATTACATATGCTAGTATAGATTCTACTTTTATATCAGGAGGAAATATATCTGGCGATATTTGTGGTAGATAATTATAAACATTTGCTATAATATCATATGTAAAACTATCTGCATAAAAGAATATATCACCAACCGCATCATGCGGAAAATATTCTGTATTAAAACTATGTACGGAATATAGTGTCTTTTCTTTTGGTTTTTGAAAATCATTGACAAATATCATACGATTTAGATAATCAAAACTCAAATCCATTCTCATTCTAATAACCATATCATATTCAAATCCATTTCCTAATTCATAATTTCGTTTCATCTCTGCGGCACGCATGATTCCATATAATTGGGAACCTGCCCAACTAATAGTTGCCCATTTTGTAGGGTCATTTAATCTCCATTGAATCCTATCATCTAAATTTTCTTTTCTAGTTGAACTTTTCCACACATTTTCAATAATATGCTGCTTCGGTTTTATCGTTTCTAAAAATTCATTAAGTTCATCATTAGTTACACCTTCGGTTGGTGGTTGAACAAATCCGGTATGATATTTTCCGGCATCCCATTGTTTTTTTGTCCAGACTGCGAATGGTGTACTATTAAAACTCCAAGTATGCACAAAATAATCTACTTCTAATTCTTCGCCTTGTAGTTCTGATGACTTTTTTAGTTCATCAAAAAATGTTCCCCAAGTTTTATATGCATCTTTCCAAGTTCTTAATTGCCCACTTAAACAAACTGCAATTTTCATAATTAAATAATTTTTTTATTTTGGTTTATATCCAACTCATCAACATAATATTCGGTAGTATCATCTATATTGCATAGATTTTTTAACAAATGTATATAAAACCCTTTCGGCGATTTTGAATTTGAATTTGGGTCACCATAATAGTAATTTTCGCAAACTACAACATTATCAAATTCTTCTTCAGTCGTAGTTCCGTATTTTAAACATTCCGGTCTCATAACAGAATAAAAAGGATCCCCACCTAAATATCTTTTTTTATAATTACTTATTTTTAAATTATTTAAATGTGCATGCCTTAAAAATCCATAAAATGTATCAGATAAGATACCCCATTCTAACCAATGATTATGATATTCGGCCGCAATATTCATTTGCTTTGATTTTGATAAAAAATAAACATCATCAATTGTTGTATTATCAACCGTCCACTCTCTCATTAAATTTTCTATATAAAATTCTCCAGAATTTATTTCATCAAAATATAACTCAATATCCTGTACTAATCTTCTATTTGGTTTGAATATTATATCAGGTCTTAATTTGATTACATAATCATATTCAAATTTATTTTCCTTTTCATATTCTTTTTTTAGTTCTACACTTTTATAAAAAGAGTACCAAAGAGGTTGAATTATATCAAAAACTTTAACATCTTTATATGCCGTTTTTTCATACGTTTGTAACGTATTATGAATATGATTGTAATCTTCTATAATAATTTTTTTCGGATTATATTTACTTTTTAGTTCATTTATATCATCATCCGTTAATTTTGTTTCTTTTGAAAATACGTTTGATAGATTATAACACTTTTGTTTATTTATATCCCATGTGTGTATAAAAAAATCACAATAAGGATATAATAATCCGAAAAACCTTTTTAGATTATCATAACAATAATTGCCAGTTCTCCATTGGCCACTAAAACATACTGCTATTTTCATATTAATAATATACGTTGCCTTCTATATAAATTTGTGGGTAGTTTCCGTTGAATGCATAATTCCAAACTTTGTATCTATTTGTTACATCGAAATCACAAAAAAATGCAAAATCTTTTGCAAAAGATAAATCGGAGTTAAACACTTTATATGTTTCAAAAATAATTTTAGTATATTTTTTATCATAATTTTCTACTAAATCTTTTATTTGTAACATTGTAAGTTTTTTACTTACCGAAAATACAATATGATATTCAAAATCACCTATGCTTCTCGCATCTTCTTCGGTAAACATACTACCACACCCAAACCAATATGGGGAATCTGTATAATTTACTTTATCTAATCCAGCATAAATCATACTTCCAACTATTTCATCGTTTAAATGACAGGTTATCTTTGATTTATCATCACTATTTGTCATATAAACATCTATAAAATCTTCAAACATAGAATCTTGTAATTCTATGTGGATTTGTTTTATAGAATTTGTTTTATCTTCCGGGTTTTCAAACCAATATGTGTATTGTAAAAATACCTTTCCTATTTCATTTTTAAATACCGATATACCAGAATGCATTCCACTTCTTGATATGATAAATGCTTCTTTTTCTGTTATTTTTTCTTTATCCAATTTTACTCTAGCGAATAAAGTAAAATCACCTTGCATAGAATCTGATATATTAGATTCTTTAAATGATACATTTGATGGTAATATCAAATATAAATTATTTGTATTGATGTTTATGCTCATATTGTAATTGTTGAACAGAAATTATAAAATTCTTCTAATTCAGGAAATGTTTTGCAAAAGTCGGTTCCTCTACGCCTATCATGTTCACTAAAATATTTATAAAAGTTATGTCTATTTTTCATTTGCTGTTCAGCATCTTGCGGTGCTAACATCCAATCATAAATTCTTTTTATTTTTTGAACTTCTACATCACTATAACCAATTTGCGTTGAATTGAAAGATGGTGTAGAAAAGAATGTTGCAAGTTTTGCTTGATTCATTATATTTTCTGCAAATTGATGTGGTAATACTTGCACGGTCTGATGCATCGGATATCTCAAATATGATGAATCTAAAAACGTTGCAGAGTTCCAATACCGATAAGGACTTGCGTAGGTTTCTTTTAATTTGTAAATTTCTTTTATTAGTTTATCGTATTTAAATACAGATAAGGCATTGTATGTTACCATAAATGTTATAACTATCTTTGGGCAATTCAATAATATTTTATTAATGTTATCCCAAAAACGATTGAACTCCAATCCCGTTCTTATGTACTCTGCCTGCTCTCCCCACGTGTCGGCAGATGTAAATAAAATCAATTCTTTAACTCTACCTTCATCTTCTATTTTTTTAATTTTTTCAATTAGTTTATCAATCAGAGCATCCGGTACTCCCAAATTCGAATTGATTGCTAACTTAAGATTTTTATTTGGATTTTTTTCACTAATAATATAATCTAATACTCTCCAAGTATCTTTAGATAATAAAGGTTCTCCGCCTGTTATTCTGAATGTATGTAGATTGTGATATAGTTCCGGCCACCATTTCCAAAATGCTTCAACGTATGGATTATGTTCCCTTTGTGGTATTGGCATTTTATTTTCTCTAACCATCCATGTTATATCATTAAAATTATCAGATGTAGGATATCCACCATATTGCTCTATTTCTTCCATCCAAGTGGTACTAAAAGAAGGGCCACAATAAGAACACTTAAAATTGCAAGTATTACTAAATGCAACTTCTACATACTTTGGATTATAATCATCTCTCCAATCAGAATTGAAAATTTCTTCTTTGTGCTCCCAACTCCAACTCTCTGATGATTTAAAAACTCTATCAGAAAATCTATCAGAATTATCTTCCACGTTCCAACAATATTCACATTCGGCCGGTCTTTGGCCACTTAACATCTCTTTTCTTTTTAGTTTTTTAAATCTAGTATTATGTAATGCTGATGGGTTTCGTGCTATCTCTACTTCTGAAATTTTGTGTGTGGTTGGGTGATGGCATGAGTGGTTGTGGCCACTTTGTAGTTGCATTGTTACTTGTGTCCATTTTGCTAAACACATTCCCTTTCCCACAGAATCTAATTCATTTTTTACTTGAACATATAGTGGATTTTCACCTTTTATTATTTTACTTTCTGCCATATTTTTATTTTATACATTTAACATTTATCATTTTATGTACATCGTATATTGTATCAACTCCAATTAATTCATATTTTTCATCAACATTAGAAATACCATCGTTTTTATAATCTATTTTACCTTGTTGCATTTCTAAAACATATCTGCGTTCATTTCTTGCAGTAGTTTCACCTTTTGCCCACTTTTCCATTCCACCCTCATTAATCAATCCTTCCGTTTTATGTGGCAAACAAAAAAATCTACCATTTTTTCTATATGGTAACGCAACATATGGTATTGTTATATCTTCTGTTTTGAATGAAATTCTGGAAAAATCAGCATGAAATCCACTAATATTATCGACGAGTTTTCTACTAACTCTATCTATATTTTGAAAATCATAATGAACTAACAAACTATCTTTTGGATATTCTTTGTGTAAATTTCTGACTTCTGTTTCGGATAGTACTCTATCCCAAATTTTTATATCAGATATTTGTCCTTTAAAAAATGCGTTTGGTTCGTTTGAACTTATACTTGGAGTATGCCCAATATAAAATGGTTCTGAACCATATCTTTTTAACGATCCTGTATATGTTACCGGCGATTCTGTTCCTGTTCCGTTTCGTGCAGAACTTTCTCTTCCGTTCAAATATAGGTGCATTTTTTTATCTATCGTATCCACTACCATAGTTACCCAAGTCCACTCATTTTCATATCTTTTAAACCATTGGTATATACTTTCTTTATTACTATTCCATAACATTGCAGTATACGCTCTACTATTATTAAATGATATTCCCCAATCATAACCCGGCTTTCTTAATATAGGATATTCAACAAACTTTCTATCATTATCACCAATCAACCATATTGGGACTTTTTCAATTTGCTGATCTGCTTTTACTAAAATAGAAACCGTATGTGAATTATTCAAAATATGTCCGAATCTGTTTGGTATCTCCATATATGATGCCTTGCCATCAAATACCCCGACCATTTTTTTAATATTATAATCAAGTTTTGTTCTATCTACCATATCTTCTTTAACGCATCTCCAAAATAAGTCATCATCCTCCATTCCCCAATCCCAATAATCATTTGAATACCCATTTGTTTTTTGTACCTGTTCTTTTGTAAATAAAACGGCTCCACCAAAGTATTCCTCATACTTTAACATATAATCAGATTGGGATATGTTGACAGCAATATGAACAGGATTATCTTTTGGAAAAGAGTAATCACAACTATCATCTTCAGGTATCATATCAATATCATGCCATACAATATAATCACATCCATCATCAAATGCATGCTTTGCTGCAATGTTTTTCATTAACCCTCTATTAAACAACTCATCATCACATTGATGAGCCAGATAGATGGTGTGTTCTATTCCAGCATTGTTTAAAAATTCTGTAACTTTTGGAACAAATCTTCTTAAATGTGCTTCTCGGTTTCTATATGGTACGCAAACTCCTAATTTCATAATGATACTGATAAATAGTGGTAATCTTTCATGTCTGTATAACTTATTTCTTTATAATTCAATGTATCCATTCCATCTCTTCTCCAGTTTGTTTTTCCTCCCAACACATCGTTATAAAATTTTATTTGATTTTTTCTTGTTTCGGTAAATGTCCATTTGTTTTCAAAAAATCCATTTTCCTTATGTGGTAATAATTTAAAAGTTCCGGCTTTTCTCCAAGGAATCTTTATTTCCGTTATCATATCAATATCAACAACAGGAACTCTTTCACAATTATTTATAATAGCATCATTATTATTTGAAGATAAATCTATCAATTTATCTTTTTTACTTATCTTCATGTCATAACAAACTTCCAAACAATGTGAAGTAATATAATCACCATAGTTATCAGTCAGGCCCATATATCTATTATTTGATATTTCTTTTATCTGCGCTTCTTCTAAACTGTGATTAAATATTGCAAAGTAATCTATTGTTCCTTTGAATGGTCGTCTACTATTAAATTCGGATGTAGTGGTTTTTCCTATATAAAAAAACTCCTGATTAAAGTAAGGCATTAATCTTTCCTTTGAATCTATTTCTAGGGAATCGACCAATACACCATCTTGGTATAGTTTTATTATCCTATCGTATTGGTTTACTGTGACCGCTATGACTGTTCTTAATTTTGGTGCAATGCTAGATTTTAAACTAAATACATTTTTTGATTTTGACCAAGTTTCAAATTTATATCTTTTAAATGAATTATATGTTATCGTTGTATCATATCCTGGTATAGAAAATACCACATATTCATCAAACTCATAATTTTCATCACACTTTATTTCATCAGGTTCGAAGGATGCGAATACTGTATAGTTATCCAATCCAAATGGTTTTGGACATGTTATATAACTATCTTTTCCGTTAAAATATAATCCAGCCGTATTACGTGTTTTTACAGGATAATATTTTGTATCTAATTCTAAAGAATTTTCTTTACATCTAAAAAGCAAATCATCATCTTCATACCCCCATCCCCAATACTCATTAGAGTATCCATTTATTTTTAAATACTCATTTATAGGGAATAAAGTTACACCACCAAAGTACTCATCAAATACTATATTTTTTTCAGTATTATCAGAAATAAATTTTGTAGCTAAATGTGTAGGTCTATGGACATAAGAATAATCTACATCAATGGGCAACATATCCACATCATGTAGAGCTACATACTTGCATCCAAATTCAATTGCTTTTTTTACACCTATATTTAGTAGTTTTCCTCTATTAAAAGGTTTATCATCCGCTTGTTCTACTATTATTAGTTCATACTTTATATCGGTGTTCGATAAATATTTTTTTATCGTCAACAAAAATTGAGACAAGTGTTCACCCCTATTACGATAGGGAACAATTATTCCTAATTTTTGTTTTTGCATTATTTTTCTTTATCTCCTGCAATTTTTTTAGAATGCCATTCATAAAGATACCATTGAAGTCTTTCACTCCATTCATCTTTTTCGATTTCTTCAAACCAAATCGTCAACGCATCCAATGAATTGGCTATTTTTTCTAAAGCCTTTACTTTTCTGGTTTCAAGGAGTAAAATTTCTTGATCTCTTTCTTCATTTTTTTTAGTGACTGCCATAACTTTAATTTAATTTTGATGTGTTAATATACAACTATTTTTATAATTTTCCAAATTTATATTGATAATATTTTATTTAAAAGTTTATTCCATTTTGAATATCCACTTATACTATCACCAATATTTTCAAACATATAATCTTCGTTATTTATATCTATAACAAATCTGGATTTTGCTAATTCTTTATACATTTTTCTATATTCCTCTGAATACGCATAATCCTTATTTATAGATGCTACATCTCTTATTCTATCAGAGCACGTACTATCCCATTTAAAATGATGTACCTGTACGTTGTATCTATCCACAGGAGCTATTAACGGATGATTCCACCCTTGCCATCTCCAAGTAGTTTGTCCGTTTATAATTGCGTAGTGTTGACCGGGTGTTAATTGTATATACCCTTTCATAATACATACTTTATTTGGACATGCACCACTCATAGGGTATCTAAAAAATCCACCCATTGGGAATTGCTTAAATATATTTTTATTTTTTTGTATTTCTACAAATTCACCATCTATACCGATTCTATCTATAAAACCACCACGGACCATATCCCAACCAAATTCTTCACAATCTGATATTATTTCATCTAAATTATTTGAGTAAATATGAAATTCATCATCATCAGATACTATCCACCAATCTTTTGGATATAAGTTTTTTATTTCATTATATAGTTCTGTAACGTATTCCCAATTATATTTTTCTTTTGTAACTTTTTTAATAATTTTAGCTTTTGGAAATTCATTTACTATTTCTAAAACTGATTCATAGGTACTAAATCCTTCCCATTCATAAACTACAACAAAAATTTCATCTACCAAAGCATTATAGTGCTGCAGCATATGTCGTAGAGTGTTTGTTCTAGATCCTGTGATAGTTACTAATCTTATTGTTTTTTTATTCACTTTTTTTATTATTCTTTTTTGTAACTATAGCTATACCAGTAGTTGTCGGTCTTTTTGAATCAAACATAATGAAATTTTTTAAATTTACCAAATTCCATTCAGTATTATTTTCTAATTCATTTATAAATTTTGCGGGCCCATCAAAAGAATCAAAATGATCTAACTGATTATTGGGGATTAAGAATGTATCATGGTATTTTTGATCCGTATCATGTATAGTAATGATTCCGTTCTCTGACATAATTGTTGAGTATAGTTCAAAATCTTTTTTAACTCCTTCATAGGAATGATCACCATCTATATGTAAATAATCTATTTTTATATCTTGCCTTACAAAATAATCATAGTAAGCTCTTTCAGATGTATTTAAAATAACTTGCGGTGAGTAGTGATTTCTCAAAAAACTATTTTCATCCACCCAATCAGTAAACCCACCAACTCCATTTGCCGCATCAATTATAATCGTTGTTCCTATATCACCCCATTCTTTTGCAGGATTTCCATCAAATATTTTTTGTTCCCACAAATCCATTCTCGCCTGCGTCATTATACGTGGAATAAACCCACCACCACTACCAATACAGACACATACTTTTGCACGGTTCATCATTATCAAAGAATATACTAATAAACCATCACCCAAATGAGTATCGGTTGCGCCATGTGACCATCTATATTTTACAGGCTCATACTTAACTACTCCCGATTCATCCGGTATGGGATTGTTAGTTAAATATTCTTTTATAAGTATTTCGTTAAGTAACTGCATATTTCTGAAACCCATTTTTGTTTATCTGTGTATTTTTCAAGTCCTGCTTTCAATCTATCAAATTGTTTTTTATTTTTTTCAAAACCATCTTCCAATATCCGTAACCATTGGTAGTGAAATTGTTGTTTATTCATTGCTCTATATCTGTACTTAATTCCTTTCATCCAATGAGAATCTATTATAGGTAATTTACCATTATCTATTGCATCAAATATTGCATAACCAAACGGTTCTTTTGTATACGCTGCGTGGAATATTTGAAAATTTTTATTAAAAAATGTTTGATGAAATTTATAATCAAATTTTTGAAATATATGAAATTCTGAATTTATTTTTGATGCTTCCAACATTCGTTTATAATCATATTCATTTGAAAAAACATATGCAGGTAATGAATCCAAATAATCCGCATTCTTTCGTGTTTCACATCTTGCCGCATAACCTATTCTGTTATTAACTATTTCTGTAAATGGTTTTTTATTTTTCCATTCATAATAATTTGTAACAGTTTTTGTTTGTGGATAATATGTGTGAATAGTATCATTTTCATAACCAATCCAAACTATATTTTCAGAGTTATCTAAAATATCCTTCTGCCAATGCCAATCTAATCGGGTCATTAGGTTTTCGTATTCATCCTTTAAACCTACCATATCTGGAATAAAAGCATGAACAAATGTAAGATACGTTTTATGTAACCACTTTTTAATTATAGGGTTTTCTTTATATGAATGGTGTAGAAATATTATTTTTTCACATTTTTCTAAAATAGAATCAACTTCTTCATCATTTTGCCATGTGTATATAATATTTTCATCTTTTTGTAAAGGCCTATTATCTACTATTATTTTATATTCGGACTTTAATAATGGAATAACATTTTCGATAAAATTATTACACCAAATATCCGAACCACCTATAACATTTTTTCCGTAACCTGTTGTAATAAAAACTATCATATAGAACCACTTATTTTTGCTTCTAATTCCAAAACTCTATCAGATAATTGTTGTATTGCTTTAATCATAGGAGATAATAGTTCGGTATATGATAATCCCAATTCTTGTCGTATGGATGCACTTATTTCTGTTTCAATTGAACTCCAATGCGGTTTGGTTTTTAGTTCTTCTATTTCTGCTACGGTGTAGTTAACCGATGCACTTGCAATAAATCCAACATCATCAGTTGTTTTTCCAAAATCATTTAATGTGGATATTATTTCCTGTGCAATCAATCCATAATGATATCTTGGAGTAGTAGCCGCATTATTTTTATATTTTACTGGTCTTAAATTATTGATAAATTCTAAACCCAAATCAGTATCTTCAATTGAATTTTTAAATCGTTCATCAGATGTAGTATTTAATGCGTTATTAGTCCAAACCGTTTTCCATCTATTACCAGTTGATCCTAAATCATGTGTATTACCCACCAATGGATGAACTTTGCCGGCCATATATAATTCGGCTCCATTACCTTCTATAAGTAACCCACCTTTTGCTTCTATAGCATATACTCCACCTCTTTTTATTATACAATAACTATTTGCAGATGAAATTACCTGAAATCCATCATCCGAAATTTCCGCTATATTAAGCTGTATATTTCCATTAAAAGATGAATCATTCCAACTATTTGCATTTATATCCACATATACACCGGATCCATAACTACTTGGATATGCGATATATTCTAATACAGAATATACTCTATATGTGCCGGCCGCCGGTATGGTCAAATAAAATGTGTAAGAACCTCCAACAAGATTTAAAGTTTCATTATTACTAAATGCAGAATCACCGCCTGCAGAAATAGTTGCAATAGGAATATCATTACTATCCGTTATCAACACATATCTGTATACGGAAAAATATCCACTCCACGCTGGTCCTGTGGTAGCAACACTATTAACCGCTACATAAGTATATGTTCCTGTATATGTACCCGCTTCGGATGCATAAAAAGAATTATAAGTTCCACTTCTTCTTTCACCATCTCCACTAAATATTCTTTCATAAGATGGGGAATGTGATGGTGGATCTATTGTAATTGTTGCAGATGAGTTTACAGATGTCAATAAACCATACTTCATAGTCAATCTTTTGACATTAGATGTATCGTAAATATCAATTGACGGTGTTCCGGGATTTAAAAGTATTCTACTATTAACATCTCTCAACACCGCACCATCAACGACCCAACCACCAATTGTTCCGCCGGTAGTATGAATTGATCCAGAAAGAGTGGCAGTTCCAGCAGTTGTCACAATAAATTTACCATTTCCTATATTAATACTACCACCTGTGATACTTCCACTAAAGAACGCATTACCTGCAGAATTAACTCTAAACTCCTTTGCCGATATCCAACCACTACCCAATGTTATATCACCACCATTACTTGTAAATGAATCATCAGAACCGATTGTTCCTCTATATATTGCAGAATCCGTTAACTTCCAACCACCCAAACTACCTTCGGATGATGATATTGCTCCGGATACAAATAAGGTAGTTCCATCAAAACTCATATATCCCGCATCACCACCTGCTTTAAAATTACCATTAGAATACCAATAGTTGTTTGGATTAATGTATATTCCATCGTTTGTACTTTGGACATCCTTTCCTATTTTCATACTACCGCCGGCAACTGTCATATATCCTTCAAAATCACCACTTGTTGCTTTTACTGCACCACTTACATTTAAATTTGAACCATCCCAAGCCAATGCACCATTCGCACCCTTTAATGACATTCTATAGTTACCACTATCATTACCTATATAAATTCCATCGGCATTATAAACTCCTTGCACAGTCTGTCCCAATGAAATATATGGATATTGCGTACCACCTGCCAATGTAATATTCGCAGTTGATACTCCACCATTATTATTAGTACCAACGTTTAAAGTATTTTGTACATACGATTCTTCAAACAAACCTATTTTCGCAGCCACAAAGAAATCTTGTGTGCCTAAACTTTCCCAACCAGTTTGATTTCCTTGATGCGGAGCACCATCAGCCACATTACCACCCGCAGATACGTGCTGTCTAATGGCAGCATAATATGTATCGTATGGTGCGGTACCCGATGTACTCCATAATACCACATCTCTCCTGCCCGTACCGGCACCTGAACTAAATTGATATGCTCTGCCCGATTCCCAAACTCCAGTAAATACGACTCCTGGTCCTGTTTGTCCATCTAAAACTGTAATAACACTATGAGAAAATGGGATGGTAACGGATTCTATACCAATTGAATTTTTATATGTTACACCAAATGTTGTATTATATGGTGCAACGCTTGTTGGTGATATTGGTGTTATTGTATTTGATGTTGCCGGATTACCATTTGTTATACCACTTCCACTATATACGTTTGTTATTTTAAATTCACCATTATTTAAAGTTGGATTACCACTAACGTATGTTAAAAGTGAGCCCGTTTCTGTTACTAAAACCGTAAAAGGAGATACCGCTGAATATGTTCCTGTATTTGATTTTGTTATAGTTTGTGTTGGTGGATTTATTTGTATGCTTACCGCATTTGCACCCGGTGAACCATTTGAACCATTTGATCCGTTTGCACCTGTATTGACTTTTGTGGCTCTAACTATTATAGTCTTTGTCTGCCCCACAGTTCCTTCACTATCCGTATGTGTAACAGTCAGTTCAACAGAGGCCTCAGCTGCATTCATTATAGCGGAAGTCATTGTTAAAGTTTGACCACTAACGGTTGGTGGAGTTGAAAATCCTGAAGTAGATGCAATAACCATTGATGTAAATCTACTCGTATTTCCTTCCAAAGCATCAATTGTAACATTTGATAATGTACCCGCCTGTGTACCATATTGATCAGCAAGTACCGCCTGTGCTTGTGGTGTTGCAACAATCATTACGTTTGGTACTGCATTTTTATTTTTTATATAGTTTATTTCTTTTTCAAATAAACTACTACTACCTCTACTATTTTTATATTCAATTTCTAATGTAATACTACCACTATCGGAATTCAGTTGAGTTATAGAATATTGTGCATTTGAATTTATATTAGCACCACTTACACCTGATGATTGTTTTACTGAAGCACTGAATGCATCATTTGTTATCGGTGATGCGTAATTTATAGTTCTATCAACAACTTTTACAGATATAGATCCCGTTGTGGCCGAATATGCGGCAGGAGCTATAACTCCGGTAGATGTTGCAGGTAAAGATACATTCTCATTTGAAATATTTATAATAGGTGCAGTTGCACCTCTCTCAATCGCATCGACCGTCACAGATGATGTAAACGTTCCATCGGATGTCACTAATTCGAAATCATATGTAGATTGTCCAAGATCAAAATAATAACCATCGCCCGTAGGGTATGATTGATGTGCAGATGATGTGACATATAGTCGATATATAGATGCATTTCCTATACCACCAACATAATGTAAAGGTGCGGTATATTTACCACCACCAACAATTGGACCTGATAAGGATGCCGAATATATACTTAAACTATTTGGCGGTAAAATTGCAGGTAAGTTTTGCTGCACCAATCTAATATCAATATAATCGTTATCAACAACAGATTTATAATAGTAGTCTGGATTAAATGTAAAATTATTTTTATCAGCAGTTGCGTAAAATAAATAAGATGGTGCACCCTGATCTATTCTGAATATGGTAAAATATCTATTTATATTTTCACAACTTGCTGTGTAATATATTGCACCAACCGTTTTTGATGCTAAAGATGCTGTAAAATTTTCTAAAGTAAGTTGTTTAGTATCGGAATCCACATCTATTAAAAATCCAGGATAATTTGTAGATGGATTTAAATCACCAATTGTAATTTCTGCACCTGTTGTATCTACCGCAGATGAGTAAAATGATACTGCACCTGTTAAAGCTGTTTTAAAATAATCTATTAAGATAGTAGATGGGAATGCGGATGCTGTATTAAAATTAAATGAATTATTTGATACGTTTACTTCCAAATTCCTATTGATTAATAAATCGTTTCCACCGGTAAAAGTATACGATTTTTCAATTTTTACAGGAATGTAATTATTATTAATATCATATATTTCTACTCTAAAATCAAACGTTTCATTATTAATTCTTGTAGGTACATTTGCTATTAAAGTAACTTCATTTGGTGAAAAAGAAGATTCTTCGGCCGCCCTCAATGCAATATTCGATATTTGCCAATCTCCATTTTTTACTAAAAAAACTAAATTTCCGGTTCCGTTGGAATCAGGATTAAAATTAATTTGTTGTTTATCAAATCTTGTAAAATTTTTTGTTGTTTCTATACTTCCTAATAATTTACCATTATCTGTCGCAACATCGGTATCAACGAATGCAGAACCACTAGCATATATTTCTATTTTAGCCAAACCATCAGATGAACTTAACAATGGTGTAAAATCCAATTGATATTCGGTAAATTTTGTAAAATCTAATGATTGCGATGAATAAAATTTAAATAATCCAGTCGATGATGATATTGGTGAACTTCTTTCTAATTTTGCAGATTGAAATAACAATTCATTATCCAATGATAAATTAACTACCGATTCTAATGATTGCGTAACCCAAAAGTTGTCTAAAATTTGTTGCGAAAAAATTCCTGTTCTTACATTTAATTCATTATTAAATTCATCGGTAATTAATAATTCATTACTTTCTAATTGAATATCTTCCAACAATTCGTAATCTCCCAAAGAGTTACGGCTTTTTGCATAAATTTTTATTCTACTTGCATCGCCGGCAAATGTTTCTAAATCTGTTATCTTAATCCTTGCAAAAGATGAACTAACATTTGAATTTGTAAAAAGTATCTGTTCATCATACGACATTGTGTAAGATGCCGATGCAAATGATGTTACACTTTCATAGTTTGGATAGAAAGAAGAAGTTATATAATATGGGATATTTACTAAACATTTTTTATTAGTAGTAATATCTGTTATAGTTGGTGAATATTCTTTTGATAACCCATTTATGGTTATTATTTCACCTTCCATTGATTGAGATAAATTTGCATTATTTGTTATCTCTAAATTATATTGTAATATTCCTTTAAAACTTTTATAATCTTCACCTTCAATTGGACTGATTGCAATTCCATCAACTGATCCTGATATTGTTTTTCTATCAACACTTCTGTTATAAATCGGAAGTATTGATTCAGTTATATCAACCTTTGGCCTACGATAAAATCTAACTTTTGTAGTATTTGATAAAAGTGGATTTACATTCACAGTTTTTTGCCACCTAACATTATACTTATTTTGCCATTCAAATGGAACAGGAACTTTTAAACCATTTATAGTTTCATATTCTTTAAGTTCTCCAAGTATTGTTATAGTACATGGACCGAATAACGTATCTGGGTATATATAAACTGCTACAACTTTTGAAACCCCCTCATAGTATTCTGGTATACCTTCTCCTGGTTCGTGATAAATTATATTTCCTAAAGAATCTTTTATTTCAATTTTTACAATCGTATCAGCAACTAACTCTTCAGAACCCTGTATTAAAAACGCATTTTTTCCTCCTGTAAATGTATCATCCAGTTCACTTATTCTAAAATATCTACTATCAGGATCCGTATCCTCTATTAATACTTTATACTTTTCTAAATCTTCAGGAAATAATGTTTTTTTAAGAATCGCCATTTTTGCGTTTTCTATAAATATTCATTTATTTAAATGTTATATATTTATGTATAGAAAACTAATAAATACTAAAGAAAACTAAAGGTTATGAAATACGCAATGTTACAGATAAAAAAAGAAACCCACGAACTTCTCAAAAATTATTGTGAAGAACATGGGTTTAAAATGGGAAGTTTAGTAGAGAATCTGATTAAAAAACACATAGGTGTTACAAAAACTCCATCAAGTGTGTTGAAGGCCGATAAAGTTAGTGTTAAAAATCAATCTTACTAAATCCATTTTCTTTTTTTATTTCTATAAGTCCATCGACTATATCTCTCATAGCATCTAAATGGGAAATTACCCATATAAAATCAAATTGAGTTTTAAGATATTGCATCATACCAAATAGGGATGAAAGATTATCACTATCTAATGTCCCAAATCCTTCATCGATTACCAAGAAGTTTGGACGAGGTAAACCACATATGTTTATCAGCGCAACTCTAATTGCCAGACCACTAATAAACTTCTCCATACCACTACACATTTCTAATGCCCACTCCTGATCCTCATACACAATTTTTGCATTGATATTTTTGCCATCCACTTCCATTACAACACCAAAATCTACCACTTGTCCTAAAATATTATTTACTTCATTCTGTATTACAGGAAGTGCCTTTGAAATAAGTTCGTATGGAACTCCATCACGCTTCACAGCATCCAAATAATAGGTGTATAGGCGGTTCTTTTCTTCCAAGTCCTTAACTTCATCCATCTTACCTTTGATGTTGTCTATAAACGATTGTAATTGCGCAATAGAACCATTTGTGTCGGTTATTACTTTATTGAAATCTCGTATTACCCCTTCAATTTTCCTCTTTAGTGATTCCTGTTCTTTTATCTCCAATTCCAAATCCTTATTACTTTCAATTGTATCTTCGTTTTCATAGTACTTGTCAATATCTTCTTCTACTTTATCTAATTGAGTTTGTAATAATTCTTCTTTTGTTTCCAACCCCTTCAATTCAGCTTCCGCTTTTTCTAATATTACTTTTCCTTTTGAATATTTGTTTTTTATTTCAATATATCCTTTGTAATTTTCTTCTATATTACCAAAATCATTAATAACACCATTAATAACATTAACATTTGTTTCTAATTCATCATATTCCGTTTGTTGCTGTTCTAATTCCTCTTTGGTTTTTAACGCATCCTTTACAAACACATTATTCATACAAAACTTACAATTAGGATCGTATTCGTGTTTTTCTAAATGTGAAAGTTTATCTTTGTTTGCATTTAATTTAACTTCTAATAACTCTAGCTTTTGTTTTTCAACTTTATACTCATTCAATTTTTCGGTATACGCAGTGTGCGATACTTCCATATCACCCATCATATCTATTGATTGGGATAATTCTGAAATTAGTTGTTTATATTCTTCTATTTTCGTTTCTTTTGTATCATACTCCTTTTCTAAATCGGTAATTTGTTTTGAAATTGATTTTCTTTTTTCTTCTAATGTTGGTAAGTCCAAATTAGAATCTATCGGAGTGAGTTTTCTTGTTAAATCTAATATAGTATTTTCAATACCTAATTTAGTTTTTGTTTCCGTATCTAATTTCGATTGTAAATCTTTTAATTCATCTTTCTTTTGTTTAATGAGTTTACCCTTTTCGGCCAGTTCCGTCGTAAAGTCGGTTTTCTTAAAATTTTTGATAAGTACACTTACTTCTCTAATATCTTCAACTGCTGTATCATACAACTTGTCAAAGATATTCAATCCCATAAATTGTGCTAACAAATCCTTTCTCTCACTTTGGGATTTATCAATGAATAGAGCATTATTACCTTGTAAACTCAATGCAGTAAGAACAAAATCTTCGTATGTTCCCACATATTGCTCAATGATTGCGTTGGTATCTCGCCTCTCTGTTCCATTTAAAGATTCTGCAATACCATCAACTACTCTCCAGAATTGAACATCCACTTTTACGTTCTTTCCCTTATTAATTGTACGGGCTTCTCTGCGGATATGATACTCTACACCCTCTACTTCAAAATCCAATTGGCAATAAAAATCGGATTTACGATTGTTCATTATATTTGCCGCTTTGAATGCTCTACTACTCTTATCGTAAAGACAGAAAGAGATTGAATCAAATAGTGATGATTTACCTGATGCATTTGGTGCGAATAATCCCATCAATCCATTTAGTTTATTAAAGTTGATAACATTATCTTCACCATATGAAAACATATTACTGAATGTAAACTTAATAGGTTTCCATTGTATATTTTTTGCCACATCATCCAATACTATCCTACTATTTATATCTCTGTTTATTGTTTCCAATTCTGCTAAGTCCGAATTAGTCACAAATGGCATCATTCGTTTCACATAATCTTGTATTAGTGAGTTTTGGTGATTTACATCCGTAATATCTTCAAACTCCAATTTACCTTGCCTATTTCCCGTCTTTACTTTAGAAAGAGAATCCGTTCTAATTAGTGTTAAATCCTCAATACCATACAGCATCTTTATTTGCGTTAGAACTTTCTTCGTATCTGCAGTATCTGTGTTAGATAAACGAACTCTCAATCGGGCATGCTTCGGCATATCGTTTACAACCGGCACAAATCCGTTATCAACATCCAAAGTGTAGTATCCGTAATCATTTGGAATATCCACTGCTTCGTATGTCATAGTATCTAAATCCCAAACAAGGAATCCGTGCTTATCTAATGTCTCACCAAAGTTTTGTTGAACCAACGAACCGGCATATACAACCTTACATCCTTTCGGACTAATCATTTCTTGTCTTTTGTGAATATCACCTAATAAAGCCAAATCAAACCCATCAAATATATCCGTTGTAAAGTGTCTACTACTTACAACATACCCCACATCTGTCATTGAGTTATCAACTGGTCCGTGAAATAATGCAATCTTTTTATTACCAAACATTTTATCTGCGGTAATCCAATTATCTTTATTATCAAAGATAGAGAATACGGAAAAATCAACTCCACCAATAGAATAGACCTGTGTATCTCTCAAATAATGAAAGTTTGGTAAATCCAATGCTTCTACAATTGGTGTAAGAACATCCAATCTATCCAAATTGTTCATATTACAATCGTGGTTACCCGTAATAAGAATAGTTTCACATAATTTAGAACATTCGGTAAATAACCAACTAATCTCCTTTAATAATTCAGGAGACATTTCCAATTTAGCATGTGCAATATCGCCTGCTAAATAAATTATTGAATCTTCCGTTCCTCTTTTACGGATTTCTTCAAACATCTTTTCAAATACTTGTCTATACTCTTTGTGTCTTTTGACATTACGAATATGTACATCGGCAATGTGGTAAATTCTTTTTAATTTCATAATTGATTTATTTTTGCCAATAGTAATTCCTCACTATTAAATTCTGTTGTTTTATTTAATTCTTCATAAAATTTTTCATATCCCATATCGGCAGCATCTTTATCTTTTAGATACATCATCTTTACATTTATTCCATTCTTACGGAAATATTCTGCTGCTTTCAATGCTTCATTCATTGCATCGTTATCCAATGAAATAATAATATTGTTTACTCCACTCATAAAGATTTTCTCAACTAATTGTTTAGATGGAAACTTACCTAAAAGTGGGATAGCATTTCTTTTGATTGTGATTGCATCAAATACACCCTCACAAAGTATAATTGGTTCTTTCCAATTTACCTGCGATTCAAAACATATAACATTTTTGCTGATTGGTGGGTTTTTATATTTCATTTTGTTTTCTGGGTAGTAAGACCTAGAAATAAAATAATTAAGTGACCCATCGGAATTATATGAAGGAATAATTACTCTCTGTGCATATAATCCCTCTTTACAATAACCGATATTGTATTTGATTATATCTTTTATAGTAATACCTCTTTGAGTGAGATAATACATAGCATTTTTATATTCAGGATTAAATCCTTTGGGTTCTTCTGCTAAACTAATAAATTCTTTTGGAAGGGAAATGAATACTTTTGTATCGGCATCTTCTTGCTGTGGTGTCCAATTACTATCTCCGTATATTTCTCTAATTATGGATATAGTTTTCCTGTCCACATCAAGTTTACGAAGTAGGGATGTCAATTTCTTACCACCACTATTACAAGTCCAACAATGCCACTTCTGCGTTTCGGTGTTTACCTGCAACTTTTGTTTATGGTGATTACAAAACGGACAATAAAATGCTAATTCGTTACCCTTTAATACGGAATAACTACCCAACGTATTAGACAACGTGGATACTACGATATTTTTATCAGTCTGCTTCAACACCTAACAAACATACGACAAATATTTGATATTACCAAATTTTTATGGTTCTAAAAACCATTCTTCTGGTATTTCTTTATCTGCGTACTTAAATCCATGCTTTTCACACCACATCGCATATGTGGTTTTGGATTTTTTGTTTATTTTATTTTTGGAATTTGTAAAAACAAAACGAATATCCAACTCTGGATGTTGTTGTTTTACTAATAAATGTTTTTTCCTGTCTGCAAGAACAAATCTACCTTTTGTTTCTACCCTGATACCATTCGGTAACTTAAAATCAGGATGGTAAGTATGTTCGCTAGCAGGTATAATATAAGGAACTTCTTCGGACTCATATTCGACAGATAATCCCCTATTTGAAATTTGATTGGAAACGTTTTCTTCAAGACCTGACTTAAATCCATATTTCTTCGCAACCCATTTAGAGTTGTTCTTTTTTGTAACTTTTTTTGCCATTAAAATAAATTATTTTGGTGGATTATCGCTATATTTTTTAGCGTTAAGTTCACCACCTCTACCTATTTTTAATTTTGCCGCTGATAAAACTTGCTCATCTGCTTTTTTTAAATCATTGGTAGTATACGGAGTTTTTGCAGCAACCCCTGCATCGTATGAAATTTTATCCACACCAAGCGCAGATTGTTGTGCTGCGTATAAGTCTAAAATTGTTGCCATAAGTTTCTTTTTTTATAATAAATATATGATTATTTAATAAAACCCCAATCACGTATCAAACCTTACAATAAAATTCATCGGAAATTCGGGTTCGGATTTTATAGGTTTTGGAAGTTTTGCAATTGCAATCAAATCACAATCATCATCATACAATCCAATTGATGTTATAAATGGAGTAAGAAATGATCCCGTTAAATCAACCGAAGAACTCAAATCATAGTGTTCAAACCCCCCGGATATCCACATATTACTTACGGATGATGAAATTGATCCTGTGTATCTATAATCCAAAATTTGGCCATTTTCTAATACACTCTTTTTTCTTATGTATTTTACTCCAGGATTAGTTACAACTGTGAATGTTTTCCCATCAGAATCCGTAAAACTTTCCGTTTCTTTTCCAACAACTATATATGCGGATGGGTTTGTGGAAATATTGAACTCACTTTCATTTACAATCAATAAATACTCATGCTCATATATAGTTTCAGTTGATTTATAAGATAGTTCCCAACTGGATGTAAGCATTGAATTTGATCCACTTGTTAGTACAATTAATCCTTGGCTATAAAATACATTACCAATTCTATGTGTACTACCACTTTGAATTAAATTGCTGTATTTATCATCCAAATACGTTGTACTACCATTTACCAACGATACCGATCCTTTTTTTATACCCTCTCCCATTAAAATTTGAGGAACGGATATAACCTTTGCATCATTTCCTAAAAATCTTTCTTTGTTCGATGCATCAGTATTATATTCGTTTGTTTTATTACCAAATCTCAAAAAAGGATTATCTTCGTTCCCGTTATAAAATTGTGCTCTTAATTGACCATAAACGGAATGTGGATAGTATGATATTGTTTGATTTGTATTTGGATTTGTAACACTTGCGATTTCATAATCATTAACTACATTGCCAACACTTGCACTATAAATAAAAACGGATGAACCCGATGCGGTTGTTTCATCAAAAGACCATTCTTTGTAAACTTTGAATGGCCTAATACTAATATCTGATTTTGGTATTCTTTTTAACATATCACATATAAATATCTTAATAAACAAAAACCCAATCCTGTTAGGTTGGGTCTATTGTTTGGTATTTTTCAACCGATATATTAATTATTCTCCTTTTAGAAATCTAATTTAACTTTAATTGCAACTTCTTTATCAAAAGATTTTTCAATTGGTTTTGATACTTTTGCTACTGCCAATAATTCATTAGCATCATCGTATAAACCAACCGTTGTTACATATACTCTAGGATTTTTTTCAAATGTAGATTGAACAAATTGACCCGTTGAGCCTGTTACAAATGTTGGGTTATTTGAGAAGTTAAACTCTCTGTTATTAGCTCTAACAAAGTAATGAGATGTTGATACATTTTCAGTTCTACGGGCTTGAAAATCAGCTCCCGCTTTGAGTACATTAAGTAATGCCATTGAACCTGAATTGTTTGTATATGTAGATCCACTCAATGAATTATTATGATAAACTCCAACATGCGATGCATTTGCTCTTGCTAATTTAGAATCTACATCTTTTAATGCTGTAGGATTTAACAAAATAATACCCATATCAGGATAAAATAATCCCCAACCCTGATTACCATTTGCCGCAGAGCAAGTGTATGTGTTTATCGATGCGGTTAATGCACTTCCAATGTTTAAAGAACCACTAACCATATTGTATACTCTTCCTGATGTTGATACATTTTCATCGGTTCCGCCACTATCATCTATCAATGTTACAGTTTTACTTGCACCCGTTAATGTTATTGATATATTTCCTGGATCCAATCTCTCTTTGTACCTAGATCTATTTATATTGATTGCATAGAACGCATCCAAATCGGTAGCACCTGCAACACTTCCACCATATACACTAAACTTATCATCCCCTGTTCCAAGTAGTACATTTCTCAATTGTGAATATACCGCTTTTGTAGATAAAAATGATTTATCATCTTGCTCCAACGTGGGTGCACCCCAACCACTAATATCACCATATGCTATTGAGAACTGAACTTCAGAAGATCCTGTGTTTGCAGTTGAATATACATCTATATAGTACTTTCCACTAACATCTTGTATTTGTTCCGATGATGTATAAAATGCTGTTAAAGAGCCGGTATCATCACTCCATATTCCAGATGTAACTATCTCTGTTCTATTTGTAACTTTATCTACAGGTCCGAATTTTTTATAAATACCATTTGTTATGGTAGTAAATTCTGCACTTATTTGCTCTCCTTGTCCTAAAAATTGATTTACAATGTTTACTAGTTCATTTGTATCAATTGGAGTTCCTGAAGTATTTGATACTGCTGACAAGTATTGTGCTAAATTACTTGCTAAAAGGGCTCCTCTATTGTCTCTAATTATTGCCATAGTTTATATTATTGAACGTATGTTACGGTTACTGGAATTGTTTGTGAACCACCCGTCTCATTACCATAAACGGTTATAGTAGTTTTTGTAGTTGCTGTTAATGATGGGTTTGGTATAAATTTAAATGTTAATCCCTTTGCAATTGCAGCTGTTGCTGATACATCATCACCAATAAACACAGGTACAGAACCAACTTCAGATGTTACTCCTTCACCAACTATATCTCCGGCAGCTTTATTTGCTAAAACAATGGTATAACCCAAAGTTCTATTTCCTGCAGGCGATGTTGTAGGCGATAATGCCACTTCACCACTTCTTTGATTAACGGATATATTAGGAACACCAAATTCAACAACAGGAATTCTTGTTGTGTTTTTTGGAAGTGTTACTAACTTATATCTCATAACTTGCGTCTCATCGGGTGAAGCCTCTAATACTGGCATATTTTTAATTGCCGCATCATAATATGCAGACCCCAATGGGTGTGCCGGTTCATATAGAGAATAATCAATCTCATCATCTGCCAATGCAAATTGAGTAATGTTTAATCCCAAACCTGCTGCAAGTTTTTCTCTACCCTTTTTAGTAAGAATTGCATCTACTGTCAATTCTGTATTACTTAAATATCCCATATTATATAATTATCGTTTGTTAATAAATATAGTTTTTATAAAAATTATTACTCAACTTCCAAAATAGGTTCATTTGCATCCCTTCCGGCTTTATTTACTCTTAACGTATTTGGATTAGTAACAAATATCTCAACAGGAGGTGATCCATCTAAAGTGGTCGCTGCTGTGTTTTTAGATCCATTGTAGTATGAATTTTTTAACCCCCTAGTTAAATCCCCAACACGTTTATAATGGTATTGTGTATATCCATCAACGGGAACTACGCTTGTTATTCTACCACCAACTACAGGAAACCCACCATATGTTACGGTTGTACCCGGTGTAGTGATAAAATCTAAATTGTAACCCTCTGCCTGTGCACCATTTTGATTATCCAATCCGGTCAAAGTTGCTTTATATATTGTACCGGTAGATTGTGGATATCTAAATTCTAACTCATCTGTAGTTAAATTGAGTAATAATAAATCGGCAGTCCATAATACCATATCCGAATCTAAAAATTCAATCTCATCTAATTCCAAATCAATTCTTGGTATAGTTATTAAATCACCAACCGTAATCGGTGTTAATGGTTTTATATTCAACGTTGTTTCGGAATATGGTATGGTTGTAACATTATATCCAGCTCTTGGGTCACCAACGCCATCAATAAACTCTTTAAATGTAGTATATGTTTTTGTTTTTTCTTCCGTTAAATAATAAACAATTACCCTTTCGGTTCGTAGTATTCCATTACTATCATAGTAAGACCTTATAGAATGTCCATGCATCGAATATATCCCAAATCCCAAATCATTAGATGCATCCTGTCCAAACATTGAAAAAGATTGGTTTTCAGATTCGATTTGTAATGTGGCCTCATCCGATTTAGCATCTATATTGGTTTCATAATACTCATTTTCACCTGTAAGTAAGTTTGTATCATCTAAATTTATTATACCATCTTCTTGATACTCATCCGCATTTAATGCTTCTATTTTAGTATCAGTTACCGTTGTCTCATATTGATTATCTTCACCGAATAAATCATATTCATCTGCAGTATCTATGTTAGTATTTAAATCTGCAGTTTCCGCTAATACTAATCTAGTTTCGGTTGTATCTAATTCGGATTCCTGATAATCATTTGAACCTGTTGGTTTATTTTGTTGTATTTTACTTCTTTCTAAAAAATGCGGTTCGATTAATAGACCAGTTGTTGCCTTAACCCTTGCAGGTAGCATTTTTTTAATATCTTCAAACATCGACTTTTCATATAACTTAATTAAGTTAATGTATTCGTATACATCTCTGTTATCAAATCTTTTGAAGTAATATTTTCTTAATTCATCTAACGATTTATAATTTGATTTATACCTATCTGCTGGGTTACCTATGTAATTATCTAAATTAAACCCACCAATTGATTTGGCAATATCAATATTTAATTCCTTTGTAGGAGAAAAGAATAATCCAACTCTATTAGAATCTACTGGAGCCTGATCAAATGATTTTTTCGTTGATCTATTTTTTATAGATAAATCAACTCCAACACTTCCACTTATCTTTTGCCCATCCAACGTATACTGCTCTTCAAATCTTACTTTGTTTGTAGAATATCTTGATGAACCTATGTTTGGTATTTCTAATACATTGGTTCTTTCTATTGTTTCAAAATTATACGGATATGATGTGATAGATGTAAAATTATGCGCAGATGCGGAATATATTGTATATGGGTTTTCCGATAGTATAACATTATTTCCAATTGAACCAGTTTCTTCCAATATATTTCTTGTAATTTGTAAAGAACTTGAAGGATTTAATTGAATTATTGGATAATAAACATTGGTATCAACATTTATTAAAGATGATGTTTGTGCTAAATTTTTTGGATATTCAAAATCTAAACGGAAATACAAATCAGATGTAGATGCCGATATACTATTACCATTTGTCATCTCTGGAAAGAAAACGTGTTGGTTGAACACATCTTGATTTAATACTTCACTCCATAAACGAAACTCATCTATACTTCCACTATAACTTTGATTATTACCTATTCGTAAAATACCATCGGAATCGTAGTTGTGAGAAGCTGCAGTAGTCGTTTTACTATCCTCAAACACAACGCTTTCTCTATTAGATTGCCTTACATTTAATCTAAACGTATCAGGCGAACCATCCTGTCTACTTAAACATATACCAAAGAACGAACCATTGAATATTGGTAGAGTATCCGTTTGAAGAGTTCCTGTTCCGTAATCAAATATTACTTTTCCGTATGAACTATCTACAGAACCACTCAATGATAAATTCCAATCTGCACTTCCAGTAAGAACTGTCCATTCTCCCGAATATGCCGGTTTGATAAACATTTCAATGGTATCCGGCTTCCTACCTTTATCTGTATTCTTCCATGGCATTTCTATATACGCACCATCGTTAAAAATAAGTGTATTTGATATGTTATCAAATTCAAATTTTGATTTTGTGCTTTCAACATCGGATACCTCTGGTCCACCAAATTCTATAATTGATAAATTTGATGCAGGTATTCCATAACACGCCATTAATGCATAAATTCCACGTTTTGTTCCTTTATGCTTTAACAAATATGGTAAATTATTTATTATTCTTCTCCATACTTTGTGGGTTCTTTGTTTTACGGATGTACTTTCTTTGGTATTACCATCGGAATCCATTCCAAATACTAATTTCCAAAGTTGTGCACTACTATCCAAAGTTAATGCATTCCAATTAAACGATTTTAATGTATCATATAGTAACTTATCCGATATACCATTTGTGGATTTATAACCCAATCCCCTACTTCTTTCTATTGCTTTTGTATAAAAGTATATATTATCAAAATGATGTCCTATCATTGATAAAAATAGTAAATAACTTTCATTTTCCTCATAATCGGAAATGTATGCAGGTACATTATTTAATACACAATTATAATTCATAGAATCATAATCATTGGCCAATTCTATTATAGTATCATACCAAACATCTACTATTGTATCATTACTTAATCTTCTGTCAGAACCATTATATGGCCATCCGAAGGATGAAGATTCATACAAAAAAGATTCAAATCCATCGAATCCTTGAATAACTTTTCTTTTTTTATCTAAATTCTTTTCTCTTTCTTGAATTGCAGATAGAGTGGTCGTATGTGCTCCTCCTCCGTGATAAGATGATGATATAGCCGATTCATATGCTTCTATCAATTCTACTTTATATCTAAAGTTTATGACACGCTCTTTTGCTGAACTAAAGTGTACAAAATTTTCCCAAAGTATGGATCCAGCATTTATATCAGATCCACTTACATATTCAACGTTTAAATTTGATGTATCGAAAACAGAAGAACTCAAATAACTTTGTATTAGTTCCGATGAGCTAGAAACAGATGCACTTAATATTAAATTATCAAGTGATTCGTAATTAGTTGATTTACCCTTTATATAATCTATATCTATATTAAAATTAGGGCCTTTTAGTGGAGGACAACTTAATTCATCCTGTTCATTTAATATAACAGTTTCTATCAATGGATTAGCCATAAGTTTGGTAATCCAAAAAGTAGAATTATCCACAACATTTGCAGGTAGTGGGTTATATAATTTTAGTATTATAGATTTTACCTCATTTGTAATTGTTATATTTCCAAATTCATCTTCCGTTTTATCAGATAAAGTCCAATTATCCTGTTCCCAAGAAGAAATCAGTATTTGTTCATCATTACCAAAGTTTGCAAGATGTGTTAAATACTTACTTTCTTTTTGTGGTTCTGAAAAAGCTATAGTATCTACAAATGCATCAAAAATAGATTTTCTAATCGAATCTTCATCTAATTTTATTGATGGTTGTAATAATTTTGTTTTTATTTCATATGTGTTACCTATTAATTCTTTTGAACCAGAATTGTTTATTGGTGTTATGATAAGTGTAATATTATCACTTCCATTCCAATTAGGAAAAGATTTAGCCAAATCTCTCAAATTTATTTTAAATGAGTTATTTGGTGCTAAATTTTTAAATACTAAAATTTTTGTGTTATCTTTTTGTAATAGTTCAACATTGATATGAGTAGTAGCAAATGTATTATATGTTACATCATAACTAATATTGTAATCAGAAAAACTTGGTATATCTATTTCATTCGGAAAAACTATTTGAGTTACAGACGGGAAATCATTTATTGCAATGAAATTTAATAAAACTTCTACTTTATCTCCTGTTCCGTATTTTTCACTTTCAGCTACTAAAATTACTTTTTTAAGTCCATATACTTTTAAAAAATCCTTAACAAAAAATAGATTTGCAATCCCCGATTTAGCATCTACTTTAATAAATTTATCCGTAGAAATATAAGCATTTACATAATCTGCATTTTCTGTCGAAAACTCCACAAATACTTCCTTTTCTACATCAGATTCTTTTACATCTATATCGTATCTATCCTTTACAACGGATATTTTTGGTTTTTCGCTCGGTATTAACTTTTCTAATTCAGCAAATACAACAACACCATTTAATAATTCTTTAGATGATATCTTAAAGGATTGATTGGTACTATTCCATTTTGAAAAATCATTAATGTTCGATTCGGCAGTAGTTTTATTCGCCCAATAAACGGAAGAATAAGATACACCTTTTGGTAACATTCCATCTATTTCAAAAATAACGTATCCACTATCTAATATGGATTTTTTTATTTGCTTCCCATCTGTAGATCCTTCAGATAATAATATAACTCCCTCATCAACTATATCATTTGTACTTGTTGCTAATTTGTATTTTAAAGAAATTGAATCCCCTAGTTCTGAACTTAAATTTGTAGCAAAAGCTATCTCATATCCAACAGAAATATCATCTGCAGGAGTCGATATAGGAGGATCTGGTTCTGGATTCAATATAAGTGTAGGTCTAACCTTTGATTCAAATATAAATTGTAAATCAATTGTACCCGATGTACTTTGTAACTCTCTTACATTTGTTAATACATAATTCGAATTTGTAGAATCGTAAATATATTCTTCTACAAATAGTTGATCAGAACTTAAATATGCTCCTGTAATATTTTGTGTGGATTTTACAGAAACTATAAAATAATTTAACGTTCGTTTACCTTCTATTTCGGCGGTATATGTTTTTGAGTTACCAAATGTCAAAGATGGTGAATATGTTAATTTTACCGATGTTCCAATTCCAACTCCGACTCCTGTTTCCAAAAATCGTGCTGCTTCTGTTGACTGTAAAATTATATTCAATACTCCATCGTTTCCAGATGGTGGGACCCAAACACCGCCACCTCCTCCACCTCCACCGGAAGTTAACAAAGTAGTATTTCCGGTAAGTACGGTATCTCGTATTCCTGATGTAGTTCCTGACGTACCATCCAAAGGTGATTGGTTATTCGTAGTAACATCTCCGCCAAAAAGATTTTCAGTAGGTGATTCTAATCCCATTCTTTTTATATAAATATTTTATTCTATAAATAATTTTGGTTGGTTAATCGTATTCCAATCTCCTGTTGTTCCTCCTGATTCATCTCTAACCATTCCTCCACCACCTCCGCCGCCGGTCGGTCCACCACCTCCGCCTATAATCGGAGTTGGATCAACAGTCGGTACAGGATCCTGTATCACCGGTTCATCCCCTGCCATCGGTGGCGGTGCGATAATATCTTCGGTTGGTGGAGTCAATCTTGGATTTATTGGGTCTGGATCTAGTATTATTAAATCTTGTGAATTTTTTGGTATTGTATCATCAAATTTAAAATTAACCTCCGATGGTTTATAAATATTAACTTTTTCTACAACCGGAGTTGGAAAGGAATCTGTTAAATTTTGTATTTGCTTCTCTAACTCCACAACCTTAAATTCTTCAGGTATAGGTTCTATTTTTACACTTCTTCTTTTCAAGAATGAAGAATTAAATTCTATACAATTATATAAAGAATCCTCAACACCTTTTAGTATATCTGAAAAACTATATCTCTCACAATCTTCGAATCTTAATTCGGATGGTGTTCCAAAATTGGGTTGATTTATATTATAGTTTTTATTTGTAAGGTAGTAATTAACGGATATTTTAAAATCATCAAATATTTTTTTTCTGAAATTATCAAATCTACTTAATCCAAAATCTTTCTTAAGAATATTAAAAAAATCTTTGCCATACTTCGATTCCAAATAATCATCCACTTTTGTTAAGAAATTATTTTCAAAAGAATTTAGTGTATCTAAAAGTGTTTTCTTATAGTAAGAAAAATCTTTGTTTAAATTATTTAAATTTGAAAATTCTTTTTTATTTAATTCGGATATTTTATCATTATTTGTTTTTAATGGAATAATTCTGATTTCTTCTCTGGAGGGTGATATTTCTTGTATCCAAACTCTATTTAATATATCATCGGATCCAACGGAGTTTCTTACAAAATTTATATTGACTTTTAGTATACCATTTGTAAATCCGATATCTTTTAATAATTTTTCTATATTAATTGCAATTTCATTGAGGCCTGTTTTATTTGTTATATTATATAAATAATTTTTAATATCACCCTTTTTTATGTACGCAACCGTTTTACCGGATGCATGGGGAAGTAAGTTATTATTTATATCATAAACCGCAACTTCCATAACATCGTACTTACACTCACCAAATTGAGTTCCTTCGATTTCATTTTTTGTAACTATAAAAATATCTTCCTTATTCAGAAATTTTCCTTCGTTTTCTGATTTAAGATTTATACTTTCAAAGTTTGTGTATTTTTTAATTCCCATAATTTTTAGTTATATTCTGGATATGATTTTGGATGTGCTTTTATCATTCCCAATTTATAAAACTTTGATTTTTCTGTTCCGTCTACTCTTTTTATAGTAACTTTTAAATCATTACCATTATAGTCTCTGGAACCGGTATGGCCGCCAAAAGGACCACTCTTTGGTTTGGAATCATATCCCGCCGCAGCACCTTCATTGACCCTTAATTCAATTTCTTTTGTACCACCATTTGCCGGTAAACTAAAAGAACTTTCATTAAAATTAAACCACGCAGGAACGCCGCCTTTAAAATTTACAACTATATTTACATCTACAGGATTCTTATCATTGTTAGTTAGTATAAGCGTTTGTCCGTTTATCCATTTATGACCACCACCAGACTTCAATACAGCAAAAATTTCTGGTCTATTTGGATTTGATTTTGTTTTTAATTTAGATACTACTACATCGTTGATAACATCTGCACCTGCAGCCAATGCTTCGGCTTGTGTTCCTTGTACAATTGCCTGCTGTTGTTGTACTGCTCCAAGTTGTGCTTGCAATCCTTCTATTATAGAATTGAGAGTATCAATCTGTTTAATTAATGCTTTTATTTGGGCTTTGAATCCTGTATTTTGCGCTTGTAAGGATGTTCTTAAAATTGATTCTTCTATTGATTTTTGTAACGCAGTTGATATTTGAATAGCAAAATCATCAATCGTTTTACTCAATGTATCCAATTGATTTACTAAAGTATCGTTAGATTGCTCTATCGATAATCTATTATTTATTTCAGTTTCTAATTGAGATTTAACATTTGCTATATCAGACTGTAACTTTTCTACTAGATCGGTTGCTGTTTTTAATTGTTTCGTTAAATCATCATTTATTACTAATTGTTCATCATATAGTGGTTTTGGAATTAAGTCCTTTTTAGGTACTGGAATATTTGGTTTTAATTCTTTGACTTCGGTATCAACTGCTTTTAGTAGTTCTTCATTATCATATTTGGGTTTTACCAAAGATTTAAATAATAAAGAAGATGCAACATTTTCTTCCGTAACATTGGTAACATTATATTCGTTTTTTACAGAAGCAGCAGAACCATCTCTTGCAAGAATATTTTCTAAATCTTGCTTTCTTTTTTCTTCTAGTTTTTGAGCAATTGCTTCTAATGATGTTAATTCTCCTGCCATTATTCTACAATTTCAAACATAAATTTATCATCAATTATTGTAGATATTCCATCTTCTACAACTTTTATTTTTACTAAATAATTTCGCGATATTGGTAGTGTTGATAAATCCATTTTAAAATAATTTCCAGATGTATCACAACTAACTTTTGAATATTCACCGAATGGAACTATTACTTCTTTTGTTATATAATCTTCCAATTGATAGTAAGTTGATCCTGTTGGTAAATGCTTTACCTGATCATATGCAAATGATGATCCAAATGATTTTAAGGGATACATATCTCTACCTTTCAATCTAACTTTAACAACACTATCTTTTGGATATTTTGTTTTGAAATTTGTCAAAACAACTTTATAATCATTATCGTATAAACTTCCTGTTACTTTTGAAAGACCGGTTGTTACATAGGATACATCGTTCCAAACTAGTTCTAATTTCGGTTCGTATATTGTACTTGTTTCTTTAGAGAAAAATTTTATCATACCATAATCCAAAGAATTATTATACTCATTATCCAAACTATGGTGTATAATAAAACCATTGTTAGGTAATGTACCACTAATCCAGAGATTAACTATACCTGTTACATCCATTCTTAAATCGGATGATTCGTAATTAAAAGATTGAGAAGCTTCCGATGCTGTATACCACGTTCCACCCTCTGCATTTGCAGATCCGGTAGTTCCGGCAATATAAGTAGCAGTACCACCTATTGTATTATCTTGCCACTTATCCAATCCATTTCGATATTTCCAACTTATACCATCGGTTGTTACGTTATCAAATTTGGTTCCTGTTCCCATTGTCCAACTTTGAGAAACTGCATTTGCATATAATGTATACTCCAATGGAATTTCTTCAGCGGCAACGGTTTTTAAATTTAAAAAGCATTTCCAACTCCCTGTTACATTATTATCATGCAAAGAACTGGAAATAGGATTGATATTAAATTTTACTAAACTTCTTGCAATATCTTTTACCGATGAATAGTATAACTTTCCAACTTCTAATAATTCATCCCTGCCTGTGTTTTGATCAGGTTGTTGAAGGTAGATACTGGCATCGTATGATGATGAAAATAGTTTATGCATTATAAGGCCCTCCCTTTTATATCTTTATTAGGATATTTAACTTCAAATACACAAGGATCTAAAGATGGATATACAATCTTTCCCTGCGTTGCTTCTGCTATATTGTACCTATTCGGTGAATAATTTCCATTATCACTTGCACATAAATTATATATTTTAACAGAAGGTACACTCATAACACCCTCAACATTTGCAATAATTAACTCTATTTCCGAAATGTTTATTGGTTTATTAAATGTCCAGTTATCTATATTAAAATAATCTTGCAATTCTGTAATACACTTTGTTAACACTTCTGTTTTATTATATTCAGAATAAGTTATTATTTCAAAATCACAACCAATATTGACCACAAATCCATCAATTATATTTACCGCATCTGTCAACATTCTATATTCTCCAATATATGTTTTTAAGTTTTCCTTTACTGCCTGATTTAAGTTTGTTAATTTTTTATTAGAATCAAATCCCAAAACATACATGTTTATAGCAAATGGATTATTTACTTCTGAAATTGATTTCTTTTTTTGTGAAAGATATTTAACCAATTCTTTTTGTATTTCATTTGTAGATTTATCTTTTAATCCCTCAACAACACCAACAAATTCTGCTATATTTTTTGGAGATGCCAGTATAGATGCAGGCGAATTATTATCGATTTCACCATCAGGACTTACATAAACTTTTGCAACACTACCGTATCGTTCTGGCATAGATAAAGCTCTAACAACATAATCTTCTCGAGTAACAGCTCTGTTTTGAGAACCAAACGTAGCAAGTGCATTTTGCCTAATCTCTTCAATCGATTCTGATCCTCTACCACCAGTTGCCGACTCTTCATTTTCAATTGCAATTGAATTTTTCATTGTCTGATACAATGGTAAATTCGATTCACTTATAGATAATAAATCTTCATCAAACTCTATTCTATTTATAGTTGTTAAATCACCCTGATTTACGTTTGATTCTACCCCACCTCCAACTAAATATTTAACAGTCAAAGTTTTCCCTGCAGGGGCTATTCCAAATGTATTTGTTTTTAAAAAATTAGAAGGATCTATTGCAACATTAACTCTCTTTATTGAATTTGCCAAACCTAAACCTAAATTTTTTGAATTAGGTAATATAATTTCATCATTCATGTTAACATCACCACTTCCAAATTGTATAGTAGTTGTGTTATCCGAATTTATTAATACCGAAAATCTTCTTGGTACTTTCTGAACTTCTAAAACATAAGGAACAACATTTGAATACTCATACAAACTACTATTTACATCCGTATTTGGTTTTTCAACAAAAATACTTTCTTGTGCCAAATAAGGTACTTCATAATATTTGTTGTTATTTTCATCGGTTATTGATACTATCTCAATTATATTATTATCCGATATATTTACCGATGGATAATCTAAATCACCAGCTGGAACGTTTATTGTAGTTGAAATTTCTCTAGCAGAAATGGCCTTTACTTTTTTTGTTATCAAATAAAAAGTCGGAGATCCTGTTGTACCATCTCTTTCGTGAACGGATATTTCTCTATTAGTTTCATTTGCAAAATCTACAACATCGTTTGTTCTAAATACTACGTTTGAATTTGTGGTTGATGCAACTTGCATCCCCTCACTAATTTTAAAATAAAAAGATTCATCGGGTTCATAATTTGGTGCACCCTTTGATGGAACTAATTGGTAGACCGTTAGAGTCGTAACTGCAGGTGTTGTTACTTTTGGTTTGTACCCCATTGCCTGTGCCAATGCCATAACATTTTTACGCTCCGTTGCATATGCAAGCATTGATTCTTTTAGTTGTGTATCTTGATAAAAAGATAATACATCACCTATTGCTGCAGCCTGTTCTATGAAAACCATACCCGGAGATGCTTCATTAAAATCCGAATATGTATTTGGGAAATAGGTTTTTGTATAATCTATTAAATTTTGTTTTAACGATTCAAAATCCTTTCCGACATAATTTATGTCTTTATTTGCTCCCCAAGATTTTTTTACACTTTTAATTGCCATTTATTAATTATTTAATACAATTTTTACCGAATCTTTCAAATTTGGATTTGATGTTAATGAAAAATTGATTTCTAAACCAATTCTATTACTATCTTTACTATCATCATCACTATCAATTATAATTTGATTTATATTTAAATATGGTAACCATGTATTTACAGCATCTATAATTGAATTTTCTATAGCAATATCGATTTCACCATCTACCGATTGTTCAAATATCACTCTCCATATATCACAACCAAAATCAGGCTGCATTAAACGTTCACCCTTTTGCGTTAATAATAAATTTTTAATATTATCCTTCGCTTGTGATAAAGTAGTGTAATTTGTTGCGAATATACCATCGGTATTTGGTGTTGTATTTATTCCAATTCCGATTTTTTTATAACCATTTTCGGTTAAATCGCTTACATTTACTTTACCTAATTCTATTGCCATTATTTAAATCTCTTTACTAATTCAGAATAATCTCTTGTCAATGCTTTAATTGTTGCATCTTGGAGTCCATCGCCTGTTGTTTCAAAGCTTGGAGTATCCGATGGTACGTTTATATCTCTAAAATCCATAGTTTGCCAATCTTCCTCTACACTCATTTGTGGCTGTATCATATCTAAAACACTACTACCACCACTAACTCCTGGCATAGAACCTTCTGCTCTTTGTTGTGCAGTGAATGGTTGTGTCATATTTAAAACCTCATTCAAAATAGGATTTTTTGTAAATTCCTTTGTTTGTTGAGGTCTTTTTATTTGCGTAGTAACTGTCTGTGTTTTAATCGGTGCAGTTTTATTAACTTCCGTCATTTCCATTAATGATGGCTGCTTTCTTTCTTTGTTTAATGTAACCGCACCGGATTTAATTAACTTCGCCAGTTCTTCTTTGACCTGTTGCTTAACTTCACGTTGAACAACTTCTTTAATCAATCCGACTAATAATTTTGAATCCATAATAATTGTTTTTATATAAATATTGAAAGTTAAAATTTAATCAGGTACAATATACCCCGTCCATGGCAAAACCCCTGGGGCAGGGGGTGCAGGTGGTGGGTATTGTGCTAACACAACATATAAACCACTAACAGTTGATAAATGTATCTTTGCAGCTGTTATAAACGCATTTAAAAATACAGAAGAGTCATTATTGGGTGGAACGGGTATCGGACTCCATGTACCAGGATTAAGTACCGTTCCCTGAGTCAATACTATATTTGCAATCGCTCCGGGCGCAGGTATTAATGGTGGTATAGGTGCCATTGTACCGCCTGCCCAATATGATATTATTGCCGGTCCGATTATATCCAATAATGTTGTTGATTTTGACATTTGAGTTTGTCTCAAAAGGGAAGCCAATTGTGCCTCCATAGCAGATGTATTACCTTTTAATAATGGTATAGGATTTATGGTTTCCTTTCCACCTTTTATTGCAATATCGTATGATGTGGTAAATGTTTTGGCAAATCCATCAATATTATTACCAAACAAATTAGATTGCATGGCCGGTAGTAAAGTAGATTTAAATGCACTCCATGACATTATTTAGATACAAAGTTTGTACTCGATAAGAGTTTGTTTAATTTATTTTTTATAGATGTAAACGTTGCTCTATTAACAGGACCTGTTGCAGATGGTCCTGATGGAGTTAAATATTGTTGTTGATTTATTGCATCAATTAATTCTTTCATTATTGCTACAAGTTCACCACCCAATACCATCTTCTGAACATCCGCACCTTCATTTCCTTCTCCTTTATTTTTTCCTAAATATATTTTGCCATTCTCTGAATTTAAAAATATTTGATTATTTCCAGCCGAATGTATTGTTATTTTATTATTAGAGTGAATATACACTTCCTTTTCTGCATCAACAGAAAAGTTTCCATCCGTTATTATTCCTGTATTCGTCTTTCCGTATATAATACATTCATAGGCTTTTGCTGATATTAATACCCTATCAGAGTTTACAAACAATTGATCACCTTCAAAATCTTTTGAATTTGGATAATTTTTAAAACCTACTTTTTGTTTTTTAATAGTTTCTTTGAATGGTATTTTCACCTTACCGGATGTTATATAAACGGATGTACCATCTTTATTAATATCTTCTTCTACTAATTCACCAATTTTCTTATTATCAAATTCTGGGTTTTGTTTATTTCGTATTATTATTGATGGTGAAGATGTTTTGCCATCCGAAGTTAAAAAAAACTCTGAAAATCTAATGGTATTTCCAACTCTACCACTTATAATCGTATCTCCCTCTTTTGGTTTTAAGAATTTTACTTTTTCTTTTACTTCATAACTTTTCTTTTTTGATTCCGTCAGATTTGGTTTATTGTTTGGTGTTCCTGTTGATTTATTTTCTTTGTATTGTTGATTTTTTGATGAATTATCTAAATTTTCTATACTCTTTTCTTTTGAAGCTTCGGAAATTTTATAATCTTCTCTATAATTTGGATATTGAACATTTGCAAATGGCATCCAATAATATTCCCTATTATTTACTAATATAAAAACGGTTTCACCCACAATCGGGAAGGTCATATTATTTTTATCAAATGGAAATGCATAGTTTTCTATTTTATACGGAATATCCCTTGCAAATTCAATTGCACCCAAAAATCTAGCATCTTTGCCGAAAAAGTTTTTATTATTATTGTAATACTTAACAAAATCGTTTTCAGTATCCAATTCTTTAAAATCATCTTCAGTTAAATATACTTTTTTAACCGTTGCTAAAAATGCTTCCATTATGATTTTGTTTTTATTTCTTCTATCTCTATTTCAATATCTGTCAACTTTTCTTTTGTTGATTTCTCCAATTCATTTACACTATCTTCCAAATCGTTTAACAATTGTGCTTTTTCATTTTCACTCAACCAACCATCTTCACCAATTCCCTTAGCCTCTGCTGCAGCAAGTCTTTGAGCAATAGTAGCCATCTTAATTAAGTGTTCATCGTTCTTAACCGATACTTCGATAAGGTCTTTTATTATAGGAGCAATGACAGTTGCTTCACCAACGTTCTTAATTAATTTACGAAGTGATTCAATCAAATCGGAAATATTTTTCTTTTTATTCTGTTGGTTTTCGTATATATCTCTGAATAAAGAGGATAAATTTTTACCATCAAATAACTGAAATTCAGTACTCATAAAATTTATTATTTATACTAATAATTATTTACTAATCAAAAAGTTACCCAATACCAAATAATCCATATCAGAATTTTTAAATGTCCATATGGCTTGTTCAGGAGAATTTACCATAGTATAATCCTTTAAATTAAATGATGTGTTTAATAGGATTGGTGTTCCTGTTATCTTTTCAAATTCTTTTAATAAATCATAATATAGTGGATTCTGCTCTCTTTTGACCGTCTGTATTCTTGCCGAATTATCAACGTGTGTTACCGATGGAATCGGTGTTTGTGAAATAACTTGCACAACTTGATTCATATATGGAACATCCTCTTCGGATTTGAAATATTTTTTATAATCCTCATGTGTTACCGATGGTGCAAATGGTCTAAACATTTCTCTCTTTTTGACAACCTTATTAATTCTATCTCTAATATCTGGAAGATGTGGATTTCCTAAAATAGAACGATTTCCCAATGCCCTCGCACCAAATTCAGTCCTACCTCTAAACCACCCAATGATATTACCATCTTTTATTAACTTTGCAACAGATGAACGTAACTCCGATTCATCCTTCATGATTATTATATTTAAATCCGAAACCTTTCCGAGTGCGTTTAATATTTCTTCTTCCGTATATTCCGGACCTGTAAATGGTGTTTGATTATCTCCCCCAACTACTTTTGGATTGCCCAATGTTATATGCCAATGATATAAACACGATCCTATTGCAGATCCGGCATCGGATGGTGCGAATGGAATCCAAACATTTTTGAAAGTAGTGTGGTGTTTTATTTTACCATTAGCCGTACCATTATATGCACAACCACCAGCCAACACTAAATTATCACTATTCCAATTACTATTTACTCTATTTAATATAAAATAAAATTGAGATTCGTACCAACTCTGAAGTGCAGCTGCCAAATCCTTATGATGCTGTTCTATCGGTTCATCTTTAAATCTGGGAAGAAATCCAATTAATTCTATAAGTTTAGAATTAAACATATCGACTTCTGATGTTTGATATGTAAAATATTTTTGATTTATGTTTATTAAATCTAACACTCTATCATAAAATGTTATTTTATCAAATACATATTCGTATTTCTTTTTATCTCCGTATGGAGCCAATCCCATAACTTTATATTCACCTTCATTTGGTTTGAATCCTAAATATGCGGTTAATGCGGAATATACCAATCCTAATGAATTTGGAAATTTTAAATTTGTAATTTTATGAAAATTATTATCTCTAATATAACAGGCTAAAAGAGTTTCATCTTCACCCACCGCATCAACGGATAACCCTATAGCATCATTAAATGGGGATGTGTAATAAGAAAAAGCCAAATGAGATAGATGGTGCTTTGTATAAACAACAACGCCCTCATAACCAATAGAATTCAATATACCCTTTATATTACCTTCATTTGAATTCCATCTTTTGATAAATCGATTTCTTCTACCTTTTCCTAATAAAAAATCCTTCCAATCACCAAATAAAGATTTATATACTCGATTAAATTTTATTTCAGGAACCTCATACCAACAAACCATATCAACTTCATCAATTGTAACTTGCGCATATTCCAAAACCCATTGAATTGCTTTAAACGGAAAAGAACTATCGTGCTTTATACCCGATAGTTTCTCTTCTTCTATTGCTGCTATTACTTTTCCATCTATAACCAATGCTGCGGCGGAATCGTGGTAGAATCCTGATAATCCTAATTGTATCATAATTAAATTTTTATATCTCCTGTTATATCAAATTCATTATATAAATCCATTTGTTTTTCTTTCATTTTATTTACAACTTTTGTAATATAATGAGTTGGATGACCTGTCATTTCTCGTATCAGAAGGTATAATGATTTTTTATTAAAGTTTTCTATGTACTCTGCACGTCTGAATAATTCCAGTACTGCATCTGCTATTTGCATATCTCTCTTTTTTGGAAAATAGTTTTCTAAATGTTTATCCCAATACTCCAACATTAGATTATTAAAAACTCTATATTCATCGTTCCGAACTTCTTCTCTAAAATTATTTTCTTTATCCCAATTTTCTGGCATATTAGAAATTACATCTGTATCTTTGTATCTTTTATAATTTGCATTATTATTTAGGATAAGATAGTTTCTTGCAACGATTGTAAAATATGAGAATGCTTTACCTTTACCGGCTTTATACATATGAATTTTTTCAATCATAAATGTAACAACCTCACTCATTACATCTTGTGGATCATCATCAAAGTAGGTAAATTTCCATTTGTTATATACTATCTCTGCGAGTTTATCAAATGCAGATTTAATTCTTTCTCTATATATTTTATCTTTTATAAGTTTATCTTCGGTTAGATTATACTCAATTATAGCATCTTCCGTATCTTTTGTAAAGTATTGTTTATTTTTTGGTTTTCTGGGCATTTTTAACGTTTTTTGAATCTTTCAATAGTTTCTTTTATTTGATAAAATATAGAACCAACATCATCATCCTTCTCAAACATTTGGCGTTGATCTATTTGCCTTAATGCCTCCAGTAATGCTTCATTTTTTTGAGTTTCTGTTTCGATAAATTTTTGATAATCCTCAAATTCATCTTCGTATTTTTCTAACTTTCTTAATAAGTTAATAACTGCCCATCCGGCAACTACTAAAACTACAAATAAAAATATTATTATAATTTCCATAATTAAACTATTTCATACCCCTTTAAAAAATAATCATTTGCCTTTTTATACTTAACTTCAACCATATCACCATCGGGGGATTTCATTACAACTCTATCGTTTCTACCATAGTTTTCTGATTTAACCAATGTGGTACTATAAACCCTATCTCTAATTGTAAATCCATCCAAATGATCAATTTCATGCTGAACAATAACAGTCATCATTGTTTCTTTTGAAATTTGTTCACCTGCCTTATCACCATCTGGATTTATTTCAAATGTCAATTCTCCAAGATTATCAGTATCAATAACTACTTTACAAGCTCTTATTGTACGAATTGGTTTTTCAATTGTTCTTGGTATTGATAAACATCCTTCATAAAAAAGAAACCCTTCTTTAGATTTTTCTTTTATTATTGGGTTTACTAAAAATAATTCTTCATCACCAAATCTTATTAGGCATGCTCTTTTTTTAATACCCAATTGAGTTGCGGATATCCCTAAACCTGGGTAAGTTGATAATCCCATTGATAATGTATCCCGAAGCATATCAACTTCATCTTGTGTCATTTCTGTTTTTGGACATGGAGTTTTTAAGTACTCCCTGAATTCATTTGTTTCAAATCCGTTTTTGTTTTTTTCAGTTACTAATTTCATTTTTCTTTTTTTAATCCGTATTTTATAAATTTATACCAAATCCTCTCATGTAGAAAGTATATTATTGGTTTGATTACTAACTCTCCCAATCCCACCATTCCTGCCCACTTTATTGGAAGGCCGGCAACTGTGGTAAGAATAATTGTAGTTATAGTTCCTATAAACCTATAACTTATACTTTTTGCTATATGTCTTTTAACTAAAGGCATTATATTAGTGTTTTGTCTTTTTTCTTTATAATATCAAAAAAATAAATTAAACTATACCTAATACCACTTACTACGGGAAGAACTCTATGACTTACTTTATCGTTGGAAATGATAATCATATTTTTTTTAGGTTTTATTTTTTTTACACTATTTTTGTTATCAATATATTCAAACTCACCGCCTTCAAATTCATCATTTAAATACAAAATAAACGTTACATCTGAATCATCATAATGATACCCATCATTGGTATTTGATGTAGTATCTATTCTATTTATAGAAATAGATTTTGTATTTTGAATATCACACCCTCTCATATCGGATGAATATAATCTTATTTTTTCCTTTGTATAGGATAATATTTTTTGACTTATAGATTTTAAATCGTTGGCATTCGGATTCAATGTAAACCTATTGTAGTAGTTTTTCATTTCTCCATTCATATTTGGAGATTGTGATATCATAAAATTATCACATTTTTCTTTTATAGAATCTTTTTCAATCGAATCTAGTAAATTAAAATTTTCTTCTACTATAATCATAAAACATCTATACTATTTCCGTTATTATCTATAACTCCCTTTCTAATTTTAGTTCCACTTATTTCAGCAATTTCAGTTGGTGGTTCGTGATAGATAACATCATAACCTACACCTCTACCATAGTTTACACTTTCAACATCAGGAATGATTGATACAAATAGTTTGTCCCAATTACTCTGAAAGAATGGTTCATTTTGTAACATAATTAAAACTTCTTGAGCAGATTTTGGATTATTTTCATCCACCTGCACATCTCTAATTGCAACCCAAACATTCTTTCCTTTATCCATTTGTTGGCGGATTAACCACTCATGTCCTTTGTGCCAATTCTGCCATCTTCCAATATATAATGCGTATTTTTTCATAATTAATTTTTTTCTATAAGAGATTCAATCAATACCCATCCAAAAAACATAATACCAATTGGCAAATTAACGGAATACCCAAAAGATACTGCTAATCCCAACCCTATTACTAATTTGATTGCTTTCAACCCATCTTTTATGGTTCTTTTATACCAATAATCAAAATAATTTTTCATATATAAATTTTAAATAATTAAACGTATGATTCTACTGATTTTAATCCACTATATTCACACATATTTTGTTTACCTATGAATGGTAGTATTGCTAATTCTTTTGCTTTTGCTTCAACCATAATATCCAAATCTAATCCGTATGTATTGGGGAGAACATTAATATAATCGGAGTGTGCTTGTGGTTTTTGTTTGCTATCATTCTCATGCAAAGCTTTTGATTCTGAATAATGTACTTCCTGCGTGATTCCTTCAGGCCAGGTTGTTGCTGCTAACTTTAATGCCTGTTCTTCTGAAAGGTCACCTGTACAAAACTGATGATGATGGTAATCGAATACAATGGGGATACCTGTTCTTTCGTAAATGTACATCAAATCCTTAACGGAGTACATAGAACCTTTATCATCATTCTCAATTGTAAGCCTCGTTTTAACCGAATTAGAACACTTATTGAAGTTGGTGATGAATCTATCCATTGCACTCTTTTTATCTCCATAAACCCCATTACAATGAATATTAATGTTATTGTATGGTGTTTTAGATAACCCCATCATATCAAATATCTTACCATGTAGTTCCAAATCTGCTATTGTATTGTTTACAACGGTTTCATTTGGTGAAGTAAGTACACAAAAAGGACCAGGATGCGAATTAATACGCATATTGTGAAATTTAGCAAAATCACCTGCTTTTTTGAGTTCTCTCTTAATTTGTTTGTAATCTTTAAGTTGGGTTAAATCAATATGGTCACCCCACGGAATGATTGCAGAAGATAATCGGAAGAAATAGATACCATTTAATCTATTCCATTCTAAAATCTTAATAATGTCTGCCGAATTTTTAAGTGCAAGTTCGGAAACATAATCCAATCCTTTGGTATTGAAGGTTTTTTTAACCATTGCACGATTTGTTGTTACGTGCTTACCCATTGTCATATTAATACATGCATATCCTATATTCATAGGTACTAATATAAGAAAAATAATCTAAAATACCAAATTTTAGTAAATTTTAACTAAATCATCCTCTTGGGACTTTTTATATTTTAGCCAGTAATTAACTGCGTTTTGGTCATTTATCCATTGTGTTTTATCGGACCAATCAAATCCCGGTCTTGCATAGTATGGTAACTTATTCTTAATCTCTCTTGCTCTGGCAGCAGTTTTTGGAGTAAATTCATCAATCAACCCATCACCATCAGTATCATATCCATCTACGTTTCCGTCACCATCCAAATCTATTGGTATTCTTAAATTATTTTCCAATATAGATTGCGTTTCTTCTTCTTTTGTAGAATTTTTTCCACTATCTTCTGTATTTTGTGAAATATTTTCCACTATATCTTCTTTTTTATCACCATAGATTTCATATAACCCCAATTTTTCGTCATTTTCCATCATTTCTGTTAAAATCTCCCTTCTTCGTCTTTTCCCATCAGAAAGTAATCCGTTGAAAGCGATAATTAACGCAACGGCAAGTGGGTCAAATACAATTACAATTAAAAATATGAAGAATTTTACTACATTTTTTAATTCCATCCCAAATGCTTCCGCTACAAAACGAAACCCACCAACTTCTTTTTCTAAATCTAAATTTTTTAACTTAATTTCATTGATTTTTTCTGTTTCTAATGAATTTTCTTCTTGTAATTTAGAGATTTTATCATTAATTTTTGAGATTTCTTTATCTCTGTTATCAACCGAACGGATAAGACGAGAGTTTACTTTGCCGTTATCTAATAATTTACCCGAATTTTGCTGTAAAACTGATATTTGTTCGGTAAATTGTATAATCCTTTGTTCATTTGCGGTAATTTTTGTTTCATGTACGGCAATTTCTCTATCTACTACTTGTAATTTTAGAGATTGTGCCTGAAACGCATTTGATAAATAACCAAAAATACCTGCAGATGTGATTAGCATAAGAATTCCAACCGAAATGGTAATATACCATTTGTTAAATCCACTAATTTCATCCCATTTTTGTTTCAAATAAGTAGCTGCAACTAATTTTGCAAGTTCCAACGCAGAGGCCATTATCATAACAGAAACTGATGCTCCAGCGAATAGTACACCTAATCCTGTTACTGAAAAATAAGCCGCACATCCTGCAATAATTAGTGCGGAAAATCCGACTAAAATCTTAAGCCAATTCATAGTATTATCTATTAATCGAAACTAACTCCGATACACGTTCTACTATTTTTCGTGCATCCTCAATTGTAGTATTAACTTCCGATGGAGTTAGTTGTTGAGCACCAGCGGCAACATTTTGAATTATTCTCAATTTGCCATCGAGTGCTTCTAACAAAGTTTGTATTTTTTCGTTGTATATCATAGGTATAAATATTTTATTTTTATGTTTTTAAAAAAAAAGAAAAAGGTAAGAAAAATTCTTACCTCTTCAATTATACGAAAAATAACCGATTTTTCCAACTTTTAAACTGTGTATTTAAATATTTATACTTATGAAAACCATACTACAATCCATTAATATGGATGAACTTTTAGATATAGATTATTATATAGAATCTATACAAAAATTAATACCTCTATTGCATACTATATCAAAAGATCCAATTGCTAAAATTGCAGTAGGTATTGTTCTTTTCATAACAATTTTAAAAATAATACTTAAATATCGAAGAAGTCGTAATTAAGATACCTTCAAATTTATTTTTTTAGGTTTAGATTCTTCTTTTCTTTCTACAACGATTGTTAAAATACCGTTTTTAATTTCCGCTTTGGCATTTCTACCATCTAAATCTTTACCTAAAGTAATTCTCTCATCGATATTGGCTACTAATTGGTTAAAAGGTAACTTTTCTTCACTCTTTTTTGCCTTTACTTCAATTCTATCTTCATAGCAGTTGATATCAATGTTTTCGGGATTATGACCCAATACAGATAGTGCAATATGTGCTCTATCATCAATAACATCTACTGCAAATTTGGATGGAACAAATGTTGTTGAGTGATTTTTCCAAACAATTTGGTCATCAAATAGTGTGTCTAAAATTTTGTCAAAATGTGTGTAATACATAGTTTTTAATTTTTTGGTTAAATAATATACACATTATGTTCAATTATTATACCAATTCAAATTTTATGTAATAATGTCATTACATTTTGACATCTTGTCTTTCAATTATAGTAGACATGTGGTCTGCCCAATGCATAATGAATTGCAGTTTGTATCTCAATTGCTTTTTAATATCATGTCCTTTTAGGTATTTCTGATTATCCTCATCATACATACCATCGGTTAGTTTTATAGCAAAATATTCTTTTTCATTGTAAGATATCCCATATTCATTCAAAGTAAAAAATGTTCTATCAGTAAGAGTCATATAGGAAATTTTATCATTTCTCTTGAATACATGGCCTTTTTTAATTTCCCAATCTGAATCGTTTGGTAGGTAATGCATCTCACCTGCAACCCCCAATTTTCCCAAATCATGATGCAAACAGGCAAATACCAATTCTTCATCTGTAAAATCTATGTTACCACCCGCCGATATAAACATTTCTTTCATTCTCAAAGCATTTTTTGTTACATTGAAAATGTGGTCAATATAACCCCCAATATACGCATTGTGGTATTGAACCGCACCGGAAGCCGGTGATAAGGTTAGGTTTATTCCTAATTCTTTTTCGGAGTACATATGAAGTAGTTTTTCAAGTCTTTTACCTGTAAAATACTTTTTTAATACTGCAATAAATTTTTCGTAATTTGCCTGTAATTCGGCTTCTGTTTTTTGTTTCATTCTTTAGAGTTTAACTTTATAATACTCTAATATAAGATTTTTTTTTGAAATTATCAAATAAATCTTCTCCATTATAATCATTGAATTTCCTATATCTATTTTCCTTTGATAAATCATCTAAATGTTCAAAACTATCTATATTAAAAATATTTTTTATATCATTTATAATAGATTTTGATTCATATATTTCTTCATATGTTAGTTTGTATGCATTTATGGAATCAATAATTTTTTTATCTTCTTCAAATTTTATTATTTGTTTTTCTATTATTCTATCACGTCTATTTGTCCACTCCTCATCAATTTTATATTTTGTTTCAGACCAGCATTGATTTTCATTAGCCCAAATTTTACTTATCGCCTGATCTTTTGTATTTAATCTCGTCAATACAAATATATAATCCCAATTTAATGATAATATATCATCATTTTTTTTAATTCTCTTGTCATAAAACCACTCACCTTTTTTTTCTTCAAAAATTACTTTTGCAAGTATATTATCCGAATTAAAAAACTGTTCTATACATATTCCTAGTTGTCTATTGAACGGTTCATCTAACCACAATAAAGATAGTTCTTTACTTAACCATTTTGAAAATATAGTACTTCCTGTTCTTGGTTGTGCAATAATCAATACTCTCATTACTATTTGGATATTAAATCTTTTTTAGTAAGTATATTATAAAGAATTTCAACTTCCTCTTCTGTGGTTAATTCAGGTAAATCATCATCAAATAAACGCATTGTAAATATACGATTACCATTTTCATCTTCAAATTCATCTGATTCAGAACTAAATAGTGCAGGAACGGACTCTATATCCATAATTTCTTCTTCACCCACATCTATTAGTGGAATGATATAATAGAAGTAACTATCTTCTTCATCTGTAACTTCTATTTTGTGTGACTTCCATTTTTCAAAACTTGCTTCTGTTATCGGTGTTTCAGGAACTATAATCATATTTTTTAATTTAAATTTCTTTATATCCAATACGTTTTACCATATCAATAACCACACCATTCCAATCTTCTATTTCGACTTTTATCTTTTTATAATTTTTTAGCATTATTTCAGATACTTTATTATAAAACCACTTTGCGGCCCATTTGGGTCTATCAATTTTTTTAGTTACATATAGATTGTATCCAAAGCATGTATTTTTATCTATTTCTCTGAACCAAACATATCCGATTGCTCGTTTATCAACATATAGTATAAATAAATTATGTCCTTCTTTTATACGATTCTCAACATCATTCAATGTGAACATTCCATCCCACGTATATTCATCATTAAAATAATGAATTAAAAGTTGAATAGTATCTTTATACGATTCCATCCAAACTTTGTTGTATATATGGATAAAATACAATTCAGGCTCTTTAATAATCTCCGTATGGTTCAGTTCATACCGTTTCATATTAAACTTTTCTTTTGCTTTGCTTTATCTTTAATCTGAAATCCTAAAGTTAATGTTATTCTTGGTTTTGGCCCCACTACATTTGTACTACCATGCTTTACTTTGCCAGCAACGCATTTCCATACCATTTTTTCTTTTAAAATATTTATCCGGCCATCGTATATGGAGTGGCCACCCTCAATTGGATATGATAATATTACATTGTATCGAGTGTGAGTATATCCATCTATATTTGGATCAGAATGTGTATGTATTGCTCCACCTTCCCCATTTATTCCAATAGCATCTTTAAAATATGGTTCTTCAATCCATTCACCGATATTTTCAATATCTATTATTCTATTTTTTATATTGGTTACCAATTCAATAGGTGCATTTTTAAAATTAGATAAGATACACATTTTTCTAGATCCATATGGAGCATTTACGGTATCACTTCCTGTTTGGTTAATATGAAATAAACTTTCATTTTTTGAAACCCAATTTAATAAAAAGTTTTGTTCTTCATCTGATATAAAATTTTCGTATCCGTATGTTCCATTCAATTCTACTCTTTTCATAACATTATATTAAACTTT